TTGAGTACCTGGATCGTACTATTACACCTTTACAACAGGCAGTGGCAGACAAACTCAAAACACTGGGATATCGCGCCGATATTAAGTTAGACGGTGACAGTTATGTTCCACGCGGGTGGGCAGACGATGACGGCAACGGCCCTACAATTCAAAACTACGGCATTCAAATTAGCTGGTAACCAAAATAGTTGACAGCAAATAAATTACCTGCTACACTACTAGCATAAATAAACAAACAGTGGAGATAGACTTTACTGTATCAAATTTACATAGGATTTATGTATGACTAAAAAATACGACACACTGGTACTCATTGGACGCTTCCAACCATTACACTCCGCGCACTTGGAGATTATCAAACGCTCGACCGCGCTCTGTAATAAACTAATTGTGATTGCTGGTAGCGCGGCCCAACCACGTACTTACAAGAACCCATTTACATCCGCCGAACGATCACAAATGATTCGCTCAGCAACCTCCGGTCTTGCTATTCAAATCGTCGTTGAATCGAACATCGACACCATCTACAATGATCAGGCATGGGCAGTACGCATTCAAGAACTTGTCGCTCGTAACACCACTGACGGTGAACGAATCGCCATCATCGGACACAAGAAGGATGAATCCTCTTTTTATCTATCAATGTTCCCACAATGGGGATTCGAGAACGTAGAAGAAATTGAGCCGCTGTCTGCTGTGAACATTCGAGACTTGTACTTCAAACGCGGCGCAAACATGTCATTTATCCGCGGCGTTGTTCCACAAACTACGTTTAACTTCTTAGAGCAATTTATGCACACCGCCGAGTGGCACCAGATTGTTGCAGAGCGTGAGTTCGTTGAGACTTACAAAAAGCAATACGCATCATTGCCATATCCACCAATCTTCTCTACTGCCGATGCCATTGTCATCTGTAGCGGTCACGTCTTGATGATTCGTCGTCGTGCTGAACCAGGTAGAGGCTTGTGGGCCCTGCCAGGTGGCTATGTAAATGCTAACACCGATAAGTCAGTAGAGGATGCCGCTATCCGTGAGTTGCGTGAAGAGACCATGATCAAAGTGCCAGCACCTGTCTTGCGTGGCAACATCAAAGACAGTCGCGTGTTCGATGCGATTGACCGCTCTCCACGTGGACGTATCATCACTCACGCCTTCAAAATCATGTTGCCTGATGGCGAGTTGCCAAAAGTAAAAGGTAGTGACGATGCTGAAAAAGCTCGTTGGGTACCTATCGCAGAAGTTCGTAGTGAGGAATGCTTTGAAGACCATTTCGATATGATTCAGTGGGCTATCGGAGGTTGATATGGTAACTGTTGTAAGTACTGTTCCTCATCCTAGTGTGGTCAAGGAAGCAATCTGTAAAAACTGTGGCGCAACATTGAGCTACGTACCAGCAGATATTCGGGAACGTGTTGAGGGTGATTACACCGGTGGACGAGACGTGCATCATTATATCGAATGTCCGCCTTGTGGTCACTATGTTAATGTAAAGAGATATTAATATGACTAACAAATTGTTTTGCATTGCATTGGGTTGCGCAATTGGAAATTTACTGATGCAGTCGCTGTCGCCCACTCCAGATTATACAGTTGCAATGGAGCGAACATACTTTGGTTGCATCACGTTACTAACATATTGGTTCTGTGAGCGATTCATTTGGAGCCATGATGAATGATACTAGATATCAAATCACTCAGTCTGATTGGCGTGAATGGGAAGAGCAGTGTTTGGTCAGACTGTTGAGTAACAGTGACTTCAGATATGGCGCCAGTTTTGTGAACTGGTTCCATGAAGCTGCTGACTACATGGCAGAGTATAGTAATCTAGGAACGCCTGCTGGTGTCCATCATCCAAATGATGACGATATCTTATACAATATTCGCAACAATGATGAAGCGCTATCATTCATCCGTGAACGAATCGAGATTGTTGAGGACCATGTAAATGGATAAAGCCTGCTACAAAGGATGGAGCGAAGAGCTTGGAAATAAGAGTGGTCAATGTTGTTGCAATTGTCTCCATCAACGACCAATCGTCGGACATCCTGGTAATAAGCGAGAGTTGACAAAACGTCCATTTAGTGCTATCATTGGGTATGGTTGCACTATGCCAGAGATTGAGCGAATCGTGTTCTTTGATGGTGAACATGGCATGTGTGAGGGATGGACAGATAGAGACAATGTTGTTAAGATGAGATTGGAGAAATAAAGATGTTAAAACACAAAAAAGGTAATCTATTGGATTTGGCAGAAGCTGGCGAATTCGATGTAGTAGTACAGGGCTGTAATTGCTTCAATACTATGGGCGGCGGGATCGCCCGTGAGATTCGTGAGCGTTATCCCAATGTCGCATACGTTGATATGCAAACAAATAAGGGCGATTACCATAAGTTAGGCAATTGGACATGGGACTTAGCTGGACCAAACGAGTATATCTTAATCAATGCTTATACTCAGTACAACATGAGTACTGGTGAAGATGTGTTTGAGTATGTTGCATTTGATCTTATCCTACAAAAGTTACTTTATACACACGGCACAAAGCGAATAGGTTTTCCATTCATAGGTATGGGACTTGCCGGTGGTGATAAAATTCGCATCATTGGTATGCTTGAATGGTTCGCGGACGCTGTCTCTGAACTAGGTGGTAGCGTTACCCTTGTGGAGTTTGGAGGTTAATATGTGGACAAATATTAATGTTTTTGAAGATGAAGCAGAGCATGTTAAAAAATACGTTTTTGAAAAAGATGATATCGCGGTCGAGTCTGTACTATATCGGTACCCAACTTATGGTGAACGCACTGTACTTTGTATTAGTACCATGTGTGGTTGCCCTATGGGCTGTCGTTTCTGTGGCACAGGTGATTACTACGTTCGTAATCTCACCGCTGATGAAATTGTGGGACAAGCTGAGTACATACTTGACACGCAAATAGGCGGATTAAATCCAGAGGATATTGGCAAATTACAAATCATGGTAATGAGTATGGGTGAGCCTGCTCTCAACAAGGCACTGGAACAGGCATTTGAAATCTTGTATGCCAAATACCCTAATGCTGCACTGTTGATTAGCTCCAGTGGTCCTCGAGTTGATTACAGCTGGATTCGTGAAATGAGTGTGCGTATTCCAACCGTGGGCTTGCAGTTTAGTATTCATGAAAGCACCGATGATGCGCGTGACGAATTAATTCCCTTCAAGGCAAAGATGACGTTGAAAGAAATTGCCAGCGAAGGTACCGCGTGGTACTTTGCAACTGGACGCAAACCTTATTTCAACTACTGCGCACATGAAGGTAACAATGGCATACTAGATGTGACCCGTCTGTATGCGTTGTTTGATCCACAAATTTGGGAAGCGACCGTCTCTGTGATTTGCGAACGAGACAGTCATGCTGTGGCAACAAACAACAAACAACGAGATTTGGCTATTGATTTTGGCAATGAGCTTGTAAAAATTGGTTACAATGTGCGAGTTTTTGATCCAGCAGGTCAAGATACAATCGGGGGAGGCTGCGGACAACTTTGGTACGTACAAGATTGGATGAAAGAACATCCTGAACATGTAAAGCCGTCCGTGGGTTGCGGTCTACAAAAGATCCATACACCAAAAGAATGGAATCTAGCGAAAGTCTAATATGAAAATCCAATCACGCTACAAAGATTACTATGACTACGTTGCTCACGCTTATGGTGGCGGCGACGAGCGTGTTACCTATGTGCGTGAACCACTCAAAGACGAGTTCACTGTCATTACTACCGACAGTAATCCTAATTTACCATCACCGCGTTTAGATGAATTGATGACCAGAATAAAGTGGCTAGCTATCAACGGCAGAGTGTATACTATGGTAGCTGTTAAAGATGATTATTCGGTTGGTGATTACCAGTTGTTTACTGAAGATAACTTTGGCGCCATCATTGACGATATTGAACCAAAGTATCGTTGGAAGTGGACATCAAGACAATCAGTCAACTGGGAGAAATATTTTGGAGTAGAGAATGAGGTGGTGACCGTGATCAGCCGTGTAATTAGACAACCAGTCTTTATGATCGAGAGTGCCAGGTGGGACTGGAAAGAACGACACTATAAAATAGTACTGGATAAAAACATTCCTAATCTAGCAAAGCAAGGTATCAGCAGCCATATACAACCAGAACAAATGTACCAAGATATAGCGTACTACGTGTCTAACAAAATGGTTGATAGTCCAGATTTGATGGTGAATGACAACATGACAGATAAGGAAAAGATCGTCCAACATGGATTCGACCTGAAGCAGAGCTTTAGACATCGAAAATAATTTACCAAAAGTGGTAAAAAATAGTTGACATTGCAATAAGGTAGTGTTACACTAGAGACAAGTCCTAGAGATAGACTCTAGGCATAACAAGCGATAAGGAGCTTATCATGAAATTAGCAAATATTGAACAATTACTCGCACCTAGTGAGTCCGATAAACAGTACACTCAAGTTGAACAATTAAAGATTAGTTTAATTTGTCGTATGGATAGTTATAAATTTAGCCACCCATTTGCATATCGCCCAGGTATCAAAGCAATGTCATCTTATGGTTCGGCTAGAATCAAAAGTGATCAGATTACTATTCCAATGGGCATGCAAATTCTAGTCAAACGCTACCTGACAGAATCCATCACTATGCGTGATATTGATGCGGCGGAAGCATTCAGTGAAGGTCACTTTGGACGTAAACTGTTTGCACGTTCAGCTTGGGAAAAAGTCGTAACAGAGTACAATGGTAAATTGCCATTGGTGATTCGTATGGTACCAGAAGGCACAAAATTGCCAGGTGGTCTACCAATGTACACTGTCACTTGCTTTGATGCTGACTTGGCATGGATGAGTGCTGGTTTCGAAACAATGATTCAGCGTGGTATCTGGTATCCTACTACAATTGCCACTAATGATTATCACATCAAGCGTGATATCAAGCGGTACTATGAAATTACTGGCGCAGATATGGGTTTGCTTCCATTCTCGTATCACGACTTCGGTGGCCGTGGCGTAACTTGTGGCGAACAAGCAGAGATTGGCGGCGCCGCACACACTGTTAGCTTTATGGGTAGCGATACCGTTGAAGGTATTCTAGCTGCTAACTTCTATTACAAAGAACCAATGGCAGCGTATTCAGTATATGCCACTGAGCATAGTATCGAGTGTTCTTTCGGGCCAACTGAAGACAATGCTATTGAGTATATTCGTACTCAATTGAAACAAGTTAAGGCATTAGGTCTACCAATCGTATCAATTGTACTAGATGGTTATGATGTATATCGAGAAGCCGAGTTGTGCTGTACTGTGCTAAAGCAAGATATCATTGATTGCGGCGCAAAAGTAGTGTTCAGACCAGACAGTGGTGATATGATGGAAGTGGTGCCTCGTCTATTACGAATGCAAGAAATGGCATTTGGAGTTACCATGACTAGCAAAAACTACAAGAAGATTAACACTGTTGGTATTATTCAAGGCGACGGCGTCGACCACATGGCGATCAATTCGTTATTGGGTAAAGTGACCGCTGTCTTGGGATATAGTGCTGATTGCGTTATCTTCGGCTCAGGTGGTGCATTGCTTCAAAAAGTCAATCGTGATACATTGAAATTTGCTCAAAAAGCATGTGCTATCTTGACAGATGATGGTTGGGTTGGCATTGCCAAGAATCCAGTTACTGACAGCGGTAAGAAATCCAAAGAGGGAGTACTAACTACTGTTCGTAGTAAAATGACTGGTGAGTTTATGACTGCTCGACTCGATCAGGCACCTTTGAATAGCGAGTTCGAAGACATTATGCAACTCGTTTACTACAAGGGCGATCTGTATAACGAAACCACTTTGGTCGAGATTCGCGCCAGAGTAGACGCTGAGTAATCACCAACATTGTCGATGTAAGTTAAGCAAGTGCTCTAATGATATAGAGCACTTGCTTCCTTTTCCGCAGTTGTCACGTGCTGGAATCATAGCCAAATTGTGTACACTGCCTATTACTTCTGGGTCGACCATATTATAGAAGCCAGCGTTTATGCTGAATTGATGATCTAAGTGATATGCATTAGGGTTAATATCAAGTCTGCCACGCAAATCGATATTCTTGACTAGATGCTCATTCATAGCAGTAAACTTCCAAACTAAATCATGGTATATTCTGAATGGTTCTTTGTCTTCTTGCTTAACCCACGTACCATCAGATTCTCGAAGCGACCGCATATACTCTGTCGTCATGATATTTTTTGAGCCATATAGCTCAATCATAGTATCTTCTGCTTTATCTCGAAACGGGCTACAAGATTCCCATGGATTAGCAATCCCATACTTAGCTAACATCACGTTTGTGTAATTCTGCTGAACAACATCAGATTGAAACGGGTGTTCGGTTCCATACTTTTTGGTGCTTGTGCGTCTGACCTTGTCTGTAAAGTCTTTATGAGTTACGTAATACTTGACTCCGTACAGTCTGATCATAGTCGAGTAGGCAGATTCGCAGTGACTGTCAACTTCGAACCCATTACCACCATATCGCTCTACTTTAGTTGAGCGTATGGAATTAATTCTATCATCGGCAGTGTTAGCACAGTCACGAGAGCAATATTCAGCAAACAAATGGCGGTTGACACTCGCACGGTTATCATTGTTTATGATGTTATTACAGTTCTGATTCATGCATCTATATGGTTGATGAATTCCGGCCTTCATTAGTCTATACGATTGTGTTATAGTTAATGTCGGATATACCAGTGACATATATGACATCAATTCAGTATACATCGTCGGAAATTCTCGTTGTAACACTCCGACTTTCTTTACGGATATGTAATCTTTGGAAGTCACTAAGTGTTGTTTGGTGAGAGCTAAAGCATATTCTGGTGTCATATTATATTTAATGCTAATGTTAATTTACTATATTAATTTGCCTATCCAAAATCTATTGACTTTATCGTAACTACTATGATACACTATCTACTATGAAAAGTCAACGATTAACGGAACTACGCCGCCAAATATGGGATGATAGATACATCCTACTTCAACCAGACAGTGTATTACAGGACCAATTGGGCCGCTTTGCGGATCTGATTGTTCAGGACTGTGTAGATACACTCACTCGTTCAGAGAAGATGGCAACACGATTGGGTCAGACTGAGAAGGCTGACATCATGAAAGAAGTCACTGACAAATTCAAAGAGCAATTCTATTCAACCAAAAACACTTGACTACTATCTAGAGTTGAGTTACAATCAACATACATTAACTAAGCAGTAAAGAAAATGGCATACTATCTTAAATCCGGAAAAGCATTCACAGTAACATCAAAAGAGGCTATGGATCTTCACGATTCGCTACCAGCTGGTAACTACGTAATCAAAGAGAACCCAATGACGGGCGCACTCTTTTTGGAAATGATTGATGACTTTGAAATCAAAGGCAAGCGTTACGGTGACTTGAACAAGAACACTGATCGTATCTTGAATACCTTCAATTCGCGTCCTACTACTACCGGTGTGATGCTTGCTGGTGAAAAGGGTTCTGGCAAATCATTACTCGCAAAGAGTATCTCCCTATCAGCTAAAGATATGGGCATTCCTACAATCGTTATCAACGCACCATGGTGCGGTGATCGCTTCAATTCATTCATTCAGTCTATCGACCAACCATGCGTCATCTTGTTCGATGAATTCGAGAAGGTATACGATAGTGAGAAGCAAGAAGCAATCTTGACTCTACTCGACGGTGTGTTCCCAACTAAGAAGTTGTTCGTATTGACTTGTAACGACAAGTGGCGCATCGACTCACACATGCGTAACCGCCCTGGTCGCATCTTTTACATGATGGACTTTGTTGGCTTGACTGCTGACTTCATCATCGAGTACTGTAACGACAACTTGACTAACAAGACGCACACTGATAAGTTGGTCAGTATCGCTACCTTGTTTTCACAATTCAATTTCGATATGTTGAAGGCAACTGTCGAAGAAATGAATCGCTATGGTGAAGCGCCAGAAGAAGCACTACGTCTATTGAACGTGAAGCCTGAGTTCGACAGTGGTAAGACGAAATACGGTGTTGAATTGAGTATCGATGGAGAACCAGTAGACCCAAAGATGCTAGAGGTCCGCGAGTGGCACGGCAACCCTCTCCAAGCCCACGTAAGCATCGACTACAAAAAGTTGGACGAGCCAGCTACTGGTCAGTCGGAAGCTACCTCGGATGATGAAATCTCAATCGATGACTGTGATTGGTCTTGGGAGAACGAGCGCTTCATGCAAACTGACTTGAAGAAGATTGATAGTCGCGCAGGTCGTTTTGTCTTCCAGAACAGCGATGGCGCTTCCGTAATCTTGACTCGTCTCAAAGAGAAGTCGTACAACTACATGGACGTGCTCTGATGGCATATATTCTACCTAAGGCCAGCGAAGCATCTGATATGATGTGGGATGCTACCTTAGGTGGTGCTGGGCCATGGATCACCTGTAGTTGTGGCATCGAACATTCAGTGCCATGTGATGTTGATGGTGATTACGACCATCGCGACAACTTTGAATATGTCCATCTAGATGGTCAGACCTTTGTTGTTGGTTGCGATGGTTGCTCAAAGAAGTTGGCAAAGTATGAGAACTTTATTTGGTCTAATAGAGATGCGATTAGACGCTATCTAAAGATTCGCATCGATCAAGAAAAAGCATGGGCCGACCAAGAGGCTCTACTTAACACGCTGGCAGGAATTTAAAATGCAAACAGTTGATTGTTATATCGATACTGAGTTCAATGGCTTTGGCGGGAAATTAATCTCTCTAGCTATTGTAACGGAGTATGGTAGTGAGTTCTATGAAGTACTGGAGTGTCCTGCTCCTGTACCTTGGGTAGCGCAACATGTGATGCCTATCCTAGAGAAGGAACCGGTGTCGTTCGAAGTATTCCAGGCAAAGTTACAGGCATTCTTGTTCCATATGCCACAGATCAGGCTTATCGCCGATTGGCCAGATGACATCAAGTATTTCTGTGAGTCTCTGATTGTAAGCCCTGGTGTAGCAATCAATCATCCGCCTATCTCGTTTGTGCTTGATCGAACGCTAAGCAGTGGTGCGAGTAAGGTACCACACAATGCGTTACATGATGCGAGGGCTATTGCGGATGCGCACCAGGGGATTGGTCATGAATAAGCCCTCACCATTCGAGATTGGATTCAGACTCTACATGAATGGATTCGGTATCTCTCATTTGGTCGGTGCAGTAGAGCACGACGGACAGTTAGAGGCAGCGCACAGAGGATACGAGGCCGCAAAACAGGAAGACATTATGAATAAAAAGATTAAACCAGAGTATTTTGAATTCGCATTACAAACAGGCGGTTCACACTATCCAGGTGTTGGTGGTGAATTGCTATCAACATTTGGTGATATGATTGCACGTGAGTGTGCTAAGATTGCTCGAAGCAACGAGGACAATACTACTGCTAGGCAGATAGAGAGTAGATTTGGATTAGAGGAAGAAGATGACACACAACTTTGAATTAACAGTAAGTGCCAGTTTATCTGGTAAATTAACAGAGGACATTGTTCGCTCCGTAGTGGAGGAACAGACTGGCAAGAAGGTCGCTAGTCTGACACCTAAGATACGTTCTGAGCAACGTGGTATGAGCGTAGGAGCTAGTAGCACACAAGTATTTGATGGTTATGACATCAAATTTATTCCAGAGCGAGTAGCCAAGAGTAATCAAACAACTAAACCACAATTTAAGGAAGACAAATATGAGTAATGATACTGCTAAATTCATTAACAGTCGCCGCCGACATAAAACTGACGTGCATATTGCGCGACAGGTAAAGATTGCACGAGCACATGGTTTGTCAGACAAGGATCAGGCTATCAAAGAGCCACACCGTTTAGCAAAACACCATGCACTGGACTGTGGTAACCCGGGATGCTATATGTGCTCTAATCCTAGGAAGACACATAAAGATCGTTTAACCACCCAAGAAAAACGATTGTTCCAAGATGTGGAAAGTAAAAGAGGTCGTCACTCTAATGGTAGTGGAGACGCCGAATGATTCAACTTGATGGTTTAACTAAACGTCAGGTGGAGTTACTTGATATGATGTGGGAGATCGATGACCCCTCTGATATTGAGAACTTTATCGAAGTGTTATCGGATGAAGATCAAGCAGATTGCCGTACACTCATGAACATGATTGCCGTGGTGCTGGTAGATCAATCAGTAGATAGTTTAGATGACTACGACGATGCTACTGAGGTTTTGGATCAGTTCACACTAGGTAAAACTTGACAAATATATTTGGTCATGCTATAATACAGTCTAATTAACTGGAGCATAGCATGACCAAAACTGTATCTATCAATCAAGAATTACTTGATGAGCAACGAATTGTTGAATTACGTGAATGGGTTACCAACACCCTGCATCGTGGTGTTACTACCGTAGTATTCACAAAAAAAGATGGTACCATTCGCACAATGGTGTGTACCTTAAACGAGAGTCTGATGCCAGTCGCGCATCGACCTAGCGAACGCGCAATGTTGTCTGAGTCTGACCGCGCGAATCGCAAATCAAATCCTGATGTTCGTACTTGCTATGACATCGAAGCTGGTGCTTGGAAATCATTCCGTCTTGACAGCATCAAAACAGTAACTGGAGATATTTAATATGTCAGTATACTGGATCAATAAACTAAACGAAGATGGTGGCCGACTGCACAAAGAAGCGGCGATTCAGGATGCGCTTAACATGGCAAATCTTGGCGAATCACATAGCGCTATGTTCTTAACGCTGGCAAACTTCGCATATAATCCGTTCATTACATTCGGCGTTAAACAAGTGCCCACTACTGATGGTATCATCGATGCTGAGAATCCATGGACGGAGTTCATTAGTTTACTCTCTAACTTGCGTGTTCGCTCACTTACTGGTCATGCTGCGCGAGACGCAGTAGAGGCAATGTCACAGCGTTTTGATAGTGCAGAGTGGAATGGTCTTTGTCGTCCTACTATCATGAAGGACCTTCGTGCTGGTATCTCAGAAAAGACCATCAATAAGATTGTAAAGAAGACCGCATATGAGATTCCAACATTCGGTTGTCAGCTGGCATCTTCGTGTGAAGGTCGCCCAGAAATGCGCGGCCTTAAACGCCTTGAACCTAAATTAGATGGCGTTCGTGCCCTATTCGTGGTCGATATCTCGAACACCGGTAGTTCAGTTACCTGCTACAGCCGTAACGGTAAAGTGTTCGAGAACTTTGATCATATTTGCGACCAAATTAGTACTGGCATCAAACCATTAGTTGCCAATCTCTCTAAGCACATCGGTACCAACGTACTGAATGGCTTTGTGTTAGATGGTGAAGTGATTGGTAAATCATTCAATGACTTGATGAAGCAAGCTCGTCGCAAAACTGATGTGCAAGCTGACGACAGCACACTCTTTGTCTTTGATGTGATTCCACTCTCTGAATTCCTTGAAGGTCATTGCAATGCTCAATTGAGTAAGCGTATCAAAGCAATTGAAGAATGCCGTTCAGTATTTGACACCATGAACAACGTTGACTTGTTGACGCATATCATGGTAGACTTAGACACTGCTGCTGGCCGCGATCAATTCGAACGCTACTGCGCTGATAAAGTTGCTGAGGGTTTTGAAGGAGCCATGGTGAAAAACTTGGACGCTCCGTACGAATGTCGTCGCAACACTAGTTGGTTAAAATACAAACCAGTCATCACTGTTGACTTAACTGTTATTGGCATCGAAGAAGGTACTGGTAAAAATGCCGGTCGTCTTGGTGCGCTAGTTTGTGAAGGCGTTGATGATGGTCGCACTATCACGGTAAATTGTGGCAGTGGGTTTACTGATGCCCAGCGAAATGATCTATGGGACAATCGTGATGAGGTGATGGGTCGCTTAGTTGAAGTTATGGCTGACGTGGTTAGTCAGAACCAAGATGGAACACACTCACTTCGCTTCCCCCGGTTTGTTCGCTTTCGCGACACATTAACTGGCGATAAAGAATGAAATGGAAAATAAATCCTGCGAGTAATCCTAATATTGGTACTACTCGCAAGATTGCCCAATTCGCCTGGTTACCGACACAGGTTGAAGATCACATGGTGTGGTGGGAAGATTACTGGTCGGTCGAAAGATTCACCTATGATGGGTGGGAGGAGCAAACAAAATGGCTAATGAAGTAACATCAAAAGAGGCAGAGTACAACGAATTAATTGAACTCTTGAAGTTCACACCGCGTACATATACGATTCAAGTATATGGTTATGGTGGCGACACGCGATTCATCCGCACAACTAAAGAACAGTTTTTGTACTTTAAAGAACACGAAATCGACTTGGAAGAATACTCTGGTGACTGGGACAACGAAGCTGGCGTACCAGAAGAATTCCAGCCATTTCCACCTGGTGAGCCATACGAAGCTGTTGAAATGCACTGTGCTAGCGGCGCATACTTCGACGATGACAACATGTTTGAAGTACACGACGAACATAGTAACACCGTGTTAAAGAGTGACTTTGGAAGTTTAGACAATCTAGGCATCGAGAGAGATGAGATTGAAGAATGGTACGTTCATCATGATATGAATCCTGGTGATGTGGTAATTTGGCATGCGAACGGCGAGAAGGGCACATTCTTCGGTGGTGAGATCGAGTTGACTGCACCATTCAATCCAAAATTACTAAAATTTGAATACGTAGACTGTGATGGTACATCTTATTTGTCTAGCATCACTTACAACGGCGAAGAGATCGAAAACAACGATTACAGTAGTACTGGTAAATGGGCAGAGACAAAATGGATCGTTGTTGGCGGTAATCACGCATTGGATTTGACAGATATGGAAGTATCTGCTAAACTACGTGCTGAATTTATGAAGAAGACCGAATGGTTCCCAGTTAAAGTAAAGCCTGCGCGTGTTGGCTTATATGAGTGTAAATTTAAAGCAGACTCAAAGACAGCATGGCCGTGGTCTAGTTCTGAGTTAGTGGAATGGGATGGCAAGAAGTGGGACACTGACAAGAAGGTTGGTGAGTGGCGTGGGCTCCTTGAGCAGATTGTAGAATGATAGTAGGCATCACTGGCACTCGTGAAGGCATGAATGCTAGGCAAATGGCGGAGATCAGGCAAGTACTACATGACTTAGCAGTTGAAGCGGATCGTGATGGTATAGTGCCGCACTTCCATCATGGTGATTGTGTTGGTGTTGATGTCGAAGCAGCGGCTATGGCAGATGAGTTCGGATACGTTGTTGTTTGTCATCCGCCTACCAAGCAAGACATGCGAGGCTTCTATGCGAGTCACGTGTTCAAAGAGCCTAAAGGTTATTTAGAGCGTGATAGAGCAATCGTTGATTCGGTTGATGTACTGTTGGTAGTGCCTAAAGAGAATGAGTGGCAACCACGGGGTGGCACTTGGTATACCAACGATTACGCTGTGCGAAGAGGTGTACCAAATAGTATTTTTTATCCTGGAGTTGAATGATGTGGGAAGATGAAGAACTAACGCCTGAAGAACAGAACAGGCAGTATCTACAGGAGAATCGACATATTGAATCCGGACTATGGGCAGAGTGGATTGGTGTAGTATGCGGTTGGGACAAGATCCCCAACCCTACACCAGAAGAATGGAATAAACTAAAGGCAAATTTTTATCACGGCAAAGCACCAGTTGAGTCAGTTGCTGAACTAAAGAAGATGAGAGAAACATGAACGAACGAATTGTAGAAATTGCCAGTCAAGCTGGCTATGATCCAGAAGTATTCGCATTATGTAGAGTTGGTATGGAAAAGTTCGCCGAGTTGATTGTGAAGGAATGTGCTGGCATTGTAGCTAAACGTAAAGACCAGGCTATCGACGATGGCTGGAATGTAGACGAAGCAATGTCTATGGCAGAGATGGACTTAACAGAACATTTTGGAGTCGAGAAATGAAGGACATTGAGATTGAACAATTCTGTGACGGATGGACAGTTAAAGTAGATGGCAAGAGTTTCCATTGGGACCATAACGATGAAGACATGGGCACCCTTGGCATCAAACAACTGTTAGAATATCTTGGACACACGGTAACAGTCGAAGAATGCTATTGATTGGAGCACCATATGCTATACGATGAATTTAAACAAGACGCGAAGACCGCTGCCATGAACATTATCGGTTATATGGGAGCAGCTGCTAAACATATCTCAATTATGTTTGCACTTATGCTATGTGGTATGGTAGGAATCGTAACTGTCATTTATCTGGCAGTTAACTATCCATGGACTGCTGGCACAACGATAGTAGTGTCGCTGATTGGATTCTTATTCTATATCGAGATATCTACAGTTAAGTCCATTCGTGAACAAGAAGACCTACAAAGGAGTATGGAAAATGAACAGACGTATTGACGAATTAGCGCATCAGGCATTAGCCGAGCATGTGCAAGCAAATATCGATTCTAAAGTATCAGAGCAATACTTAAACAGATTCGCCGAGTTGCTCATTAAGGAATGTTGTGCTACGATCACAAGTCAAGGTAACGCTGAATGCCTTGACGACTGGGACAGTGGCTTTCACTGTGGTTTAGATTCAGCAGTTAAATCAATTCAAAAACAATTTGGAGTAGACGCATGACACAAGCTAAAAAAGTACTTTGGTTCAAAGATGAAAAACATGATAAAGTATGGGGTTTCATCGCCGTTGGTGATGAGCAATGGGTAACATTCTGGGGTCGCCGTGGCGCTAAGCTCCAGACCAAAGCATGGGAGGGCTCACTGAGTGATGGTATCGCCATGTTAGACAAGAAGGTTCAAAAAGGTTACCGTGAAGTGGGCGCCGACTTCTTAGATGATGTTTATCCAGATCTGGAAGAGTTAGTCCAGCAATGAGTGAAGAAGTTAAATGCCTAATGTGGGGAGTATTTGTTGGTCTGTTTATCGCAGTGCTGGTGAATACTCTACCATTTGCTGATTCCGAGAAGTATCGTCGTGCTATCAAAGAATGTGAGCGTTCGTTACCACGAGATCAGCACTGCACTGTTGTTGGTGTGCCAGTAATTCGCTAGGATTTGACAAGACTAGTTCAACCTGCTACAATACCATTACTGAAACAAAACTGGAGCGTAACATGACAACTTTGACTTATCCAATCGACAACTTTGATCAATCAGCCTTGTTCACATTTACAGTTCCTAGCCGTAGTTATGGCATTCGTACCGGTTACTTGTTCCGTGATGACAGTACTGGTAAAATCTACATCATGCAGCAAAGCGCAGTGATGAAGTCTAGCTACACTGATGAAGATCGTGCCACTAGCGCGCGTCTGGTAGCACAAGACCCACTTCAAACTGGCTCTGTTGTTACAGTTGACGGTATTGAGTATTCAGTCGTCATCAAAGGTGATTACAGCGATGCTGGCTTTTTGAAGGCCCTGTAATTGACAAGCACACCCACGTGTGCTACAATACCATTACTGAAACAAAACTGAAGCTGGTAATGCATCCAATGCATTACGCTAATCGTGGCGTCGGCATTCGCAATCGAATTCCGCGTACAAATTAAAAACTTTTTTTGAAGGCAAATAAATGCGATTACACTTATTATGGGAATTCATCAAGTGGACATTTGTGAAGCTGTTTGGCTCTCTGTTGGATACTGCGGTGGAATTCCGAACTGAACTTAAACGTGGCGCACCAAACTCAGTGTTCGCTTCATTTGCTTTTGTTGCGGCATCGGTTGTGCTATTTGGAGTAATCGCCTTGTTGTCGGTAACACTAATCGCTAGTAGAGAAGTGGTCAACTACATTATTTGCACCGTCTTCTGGACTCTTGTTGCAGCTTACTTTTACAACGTTATTAAAGCCGGTTGGGAATGCTTTGTTGACGAGCGACAAGAATTAATTGATGTATTAAAGGAATCCAAATGAAAGTAATTGACGTTCGCTGGTTTGCTGGTAGGGACTGTGTTGGTATCGTACAAGTGGTACAAGAACATGAGTTGGCAGAGTATCGCCAAACTGGTAATGCAAACTACAAATACTACATTGGTGTAGGCTGGGGTGAGGATGAAAAGACTGATGCCAGCTACATTGCAGAACATGGCAATCCATTTGATGTTGCTGCTGGTAATACATTATTCCGTGTTTTGGACAATCCTGTTCCAATTTAACTTGACGCTAACCATGTCCTGTGGTATACTATACCTATAATCTATCTAACTTATCAAAGGAATCAAATGATTACATTAATCTTCTTTACTCTGGCCGCCGTTGCTGCCTTCGTTGCTATCTCAGTGCTGTTTGATCGCCGCGGGCTTGGTGCCCTAGCCGGTGTCACTGTATTCTTGGTCGGCATCTTACTCAGTTCGTTCACGGTTGTACCAGCAGGACATGTTGGTGTACAAGTTACTCTTGGTGAAGTGAATCAGCAAGTACTACCAGAAGGCTGGCAGTTTGTCAACCCAATTAGTTCTGTAAAGAACGTTGATGTTCGTCTTCAACGTGCTAACTTGAATAACGCAAGTGCTGGTACTAAGAACACCCAACAGGTTCATACAGATATTGTGGTTAACTATCGCTTGACGCCAAACAAGGTGCCGTACATCTACAAAGAGTTTGGTCTTGACGTAGACACAAAGGTGCTTGGTCCTGCTATTAACGAATCGTTTAAGTCAGCAGTTGGTCACTATACCAGTGAAGAATTGATTACCAAACGTGATACAGTTAACGCAGACATTGTGTCGAGACTGAGTGAAAAGTTGGCACCATTTAACATTGTTGTTAACAACGTGAGCTTGGTTAACTTTGGGTTCAGCAAAGCGTTCCAGGATTCAATTGAAGCCAAAGTGATTGCTGAACAGGCAAAACTACGTGCTGACCAAGACTATGAGCGTATTCAAGTTGAAGCTAAATCACGTATCGCACAAGCTAAAGGTGAAGCCGAAGCTATCGCAATTCAAGCAAGCGCTATTCAACATCAAGGCGGTCAAGCATACGTACAGTTGCAATGGATCGAAAAGTGGAATGGTAAGATGCCTGACACTGTTGTGAATGGTTCACAAGGCATGATGCTTAACTTAGGCAAATAAAAAGAGGGCACATTTGACATGTGCCTTTTTTTGGTTTACAATACCACATCTTAAACATTTGGAGAATCACATGGGTTCATGGTATAAAACTTGCGGCTTGAGTAATATGCACATTCGCGACGATGACGAGGTTATGGTATTTGTACTTGAAAAAAACAATGACCAGACTGACCGTTGTTACAGTACGGCATTTTGGTCACCATGTTTGCTTCCCTTTTATTCTAAGTACGGCGACTATGGTCGTGGTGCTGACGACAGCGGTGTAACACTTCCCTATCTTATGGCAGGCATTAAAGAACAACTGATCGAAATGGAACTGGGTGATAATGAATATCACGACATTGAAATCAAACGCGACAAGTTTGACATTGAACTGTTCTATGAAGCTGTTCACGAGGGACGTTTGTTCAAATCAGACTGGCGCGGCGATAAACAAATGATTGACTTTGTTATGATTCGTAAAGACATTGCAGACGATATCCTTGCCAACTTCCAACGCGAACAATATGTAGGTCATGGCGAGGGCGACTGCGGTTACGACAATTCCTACAAGCTGGTAACTTTTGCTAAGATCCTCGAAGACTTGCCAGAGTTTATGGCAAAGTTGTCAGAGTTCCTTGCACCAGAAGAGGGTCTCGACGATAAAGCTAACGATGCATTACTCCGTATGAAGTTTATGGGCGGATTGAGCACAGTATTCAAATACGAAGACTCCAATCTTGTAGGCAAGTGGATTCGCGGTGATGGCTATCGCTTTAGTCGTCTAGCTGAACCAAACGAAATTGTCATCGACTTGATGCAAGCTGGTAAAGTTAAAGAAGCTACTGAAGTTATGGTTGAACTACTCAAAGGCAATTACATCACCAGCTTTATGGAAATGACTCGCCGTAATTGGTCACCTGCTGGACATGAAGGTTCACAGTGCAACGAGACTCATGGTTATCGCATCATGGCAGAAGCAACACTTCGTGCCATTGACCGTGAACGCAAAAAATATTTGGAAGAAGTTGATGATGAATATAGCGAATTCAATTGACAACGCTTTAAATTCCTTGTACAATACAACTATCTTAAACAAAAAGGGTTTTACCATGAAAAAACTATTGACTGCGCTAGCATTTGGTTTGATTGCAACATTCGCGCAAGCTGAAGCGTCTTTTGATCAAATTGAAGGTCTCATTCAGCAAAAGAACTATGCTGCGGCCGCATCTGGTCTTGAGACCATCATTCAAAATCATCCCAAAAGTGCTAAAGCATTCTACGCCATGGCACAAGCGCAAGCAGGTCTTGGCAACCAAGACAAAGCACAGAAGGCGTTGAACATCGCTACTGGCTTGAATCCCACATTAGACTTTGCACCAGCTAGTTCAGTTGCTAGTTTAAAAGAGGCGATTACCCCACAGACAAAGAAGATCGAAGCGATTGAAGAATCACATGGCTTGCGTAACTTTGTGCTGTTTGTGATGTTTGTCGGCTTTGCTGTTGCCATGTACTTTGTATGGAGCGTGTACTCTCGTAAGAAAGAGGAAGAACTACGTGAAAGTGATGCAAAATTCTTGCGTGAAGAAGCCGCTCGACAAGAACGTGATGCTCAACGTAAACGTGAACATATGGAAATGCTGGCAAAGCAAGATGCTGAGCGCAAGGCTGAGTTGGCAGCCGAAGCAGCGCTGAAGGCACATAAGAACTATGGTCATGAACGTTTTGACCCAGCTAACCCTGACAAGTTGAAGACTGTCAAGCAGTTCAAAGAGGAACAAGCGGCAGCAAAGGCAGCAGAATTGCAAGCGACAGAGTTGCGTGAAGCTCGTGCTCGTGCAGATGCCGCAGAAGCCAGTGCCCGTATGTACCGTACATCTGCTCAAGCAGTTCAACCTACTCAAGTAGTTCACACTAACAGTGGCAGTAACGATATGCTCACTGGTGTACTAATCGGTAACATGTTGAGTGGTCATCACCACGAAACTACTCGTGTCGTAGAGCGTGAAGTTGTGCGTGAAGCGCCAAGTCGTAGTTCCACATGGGACGACACACCAGCACCTACCGTGCGTGAGAGTCGTAGTTCATCATGGGATGATACACCATCTACACCAAGTCGCTCTAGTTCATGGGACGATGATAGCTCCAGTAGCTCTAGCTCATCTAGTTCTAGCTGGTCAAGCTCTAGCAGTTCATCGAGTGATAGTAGCTGGTCTTCTAGTTCATCTAGCGATAGCAGTTCATCTAGCTCTTGGGATTAAGGAAACATCATGATCGAAAGTATCTTAATTGGATTGGCCTTCCTTGCAACATGGCCAGCATTAGTTATCTTGTGTATGCTTGGTATCTGGTGTGAACATGGTGAGTCTCGTGGGTGGGCAGTGTTCTGGGCATTGGTAGCAGGTGTTAGCGCATTCTTCTACTTTGATGTACCATTACAAAGCATTGCTATCTCGTCTGTTGGCTATGTGTGCTTCGGTGTTATGTGGAGCTTCTATCGCTACAAACGATTCATTGTTGCCAAGGTCGAAGAACTATCAAATTCGAACTCACAATGGGACAGTGTCGAACAGTATCACCCAACCAAGATGCTGGACACTATCACCGCATGGATCATTATCTGGCCCTTTAGCTTGATTGAAAACTTGTGCAGTGATATCATTAACGGTATTGAAACACTGGTAAAGAATGTGTTTAAGGGTGTGTACCACCGAATTTACAACGCAGCAGTTGCAGACATGATTCGCAAAGATGAAGGTGTACGATGATTGTTATCGAAGCACTACTGGTAATCGGTGTACTAGCGGTAATTGGCTTAGCCGTAGCTGCTGGTATTAAGATGGGCAAATATACCAAGGACAAAGAATGAAATATCTCGCACTAATCTTTATGGCATTGACTCTCACTGGATGCGGTGATTCAGATCCTAATGCACCTAAGCCTATGCTGGCAGTAAAGAAGGTGCATCAGATCGACGGATGCGAAGTAAAGTATGTTGACAATCCATACGGGCCAAACTTCTACATTGCTCGATGTGGTGAAACCGTTACAAATACATGGCAACGTCAAAGTGGCAAGACCCAAGTAACAGAAGCCACTATCAACGTTAACAGTGAAGCAGAATTGCGTAAGCGTTTAGCAGAGATTGAAGCTCGTAACAAAGCACTGGCTAAACTCAGTGATGCTGAACAGAAAGCGTTGGGTCTAAAATGAAGCAACGTGGAATGTCACTCATTGAGGTTATGGTACTCTGTGTTATTGCTGGCGTAATCATCCTTATTGCTATTGGGTTTATCAACGATGATAGGACTGTTCGTGCTGCCAATAGCAATGTAGTGCAGACTTTATGTATCTCTGGCTACAAAGTAGTCATTGGTCGTAATGGTCAACCAGTACAGCTACTCGATCACCATGGATTCGGTGTACAATGTGGAGAATTTAAATGAAGTTATTTGGACGCACTGGTGGTTACTACTTGTTTTGGTCTGGCTTCCTTTACATTGTAGCTAGTATTATTTGCATTAACATGTTCCCAGGATTACCACAAGTCTTTGTGCAACTGGGATGGGTAACAGCCTTAATGTTACCGTTGACCGTGCCTCAGATCGGTCGATACTTTAATATGCCAACCTTAGGAGATGTTATGTGGCGAAAACGTGAAATTGGCGACAAAGTTGCTAATGATATTGAAGACGCAAATGTGTTACAGTTCCCAGAAGTTAAAAAGATTCCTCCAATGCCGACAGTGGCGCCGCCAACAAATGAATTGGATGTGGCGCAGCCGCCATACACCATTGGTAAGAATGATTCTGGTAATATTCAGTTCCGTATGCGAACAGACTATGGTTCAACGTGGTTAACTATGAATGATGAGGGTGTTATTAGTTTGATTGAAGACCTCTCCCATCAAATTCGAAGTACACATACTGTTACCATCACCGAAAAATGAGTACCAAATACTGGTTAGTTCAGGATCAAATGGAATTTGATGTATTTTTGAACTTGCGGAAGTCTGGTATTGAAATCATGGTATCGACTAGACCAGATGATATTGCGCCGCTCAGCGTTGCAAAAAAGTTCAAGACATCACCATCTAGATGGATTGAGGCAGTTACCACAACACCAGAACAAGAGACATTACTGCTCCTGTGTTGTGACAAATTAACATTTATTGAAGAGGTATAATTATGGTAACACTAGTAAAACACGAATGGCATCAAGTAGATGTACAATACGCACTTGAATTGGATGCAGACCTGCTGAGTGAAATTTATCCTGATTCGGATGAAGATGAGATCGCGGTGATGCTCCAGCAGATTGCAGATGGTGAAGCTGATATCGATACTATCGTCGGTGACGCATATGACAATGATGTTGACTTAGAGTGGGACCATCAGTATGATGATATGTGGACGATGAGGAAAGGCGGCTTCGACGTGACTTATGAATTGGGTGATGACGGTAGCTGGCATACTGAGCCAGCAGAACCACCAGCAACGCATAAGTGTACCAAGTGTCGCTGGGAAGGTCGTAGTTACGAAACTCGCACTGCTTATCTAAACGAAGCGGGTGAAATCTTGCCAGATGACTGTGATACATGGCACGATACAAAAGATGTATGCCCTATGTGCGACAGCGACCCTGAACTCACAGAACATGGTAAAGTGGAGCAAGAGGAACGTGCTCAACGCATGGCAGAAATTGATGCTATGTTCCCAGATGAAGATGAAGATGAAAATGACGAATGAAGTAAACAAAGAATGGGATTACATGGGAAACTATGATCCGGTTCTGCGAACTTTGGCTGAATCTGGTATTGGCGTGAGTGTAAACAACGGTATTACTGAACTTGAATGTCAAGGTAAACGCTACCAAATGAGTAGCTCTCCATCCATCAAACTAAATACGCGCAATGAAGAGCAAGAAACCCTACTGCTACTCACTGTTGGTGATAGAGTCGTACTAAAGAGTGTAACACCTAACACTCACGGAGAATATTAATATGAATGATGAATTAAACGAAGTTGCTGGCATTCCTAACGAACGATACTTCAAAGAGTTCGTTCAAGTCGGAGGTATTACCGGGCAAAGATATCACTTTAAATTTAAAACCAAAGAGCAGTATCTAGCCTGGCTAGCGGCGGAAGCTAAGATGGTAGATGCATATGAGCGTCTATCTACCATGAGTATCAATAAAAATGAAGATCAGTGAATTATTAGAGGGTATCGAGTCTAGACGACTGCTAGAGGACTACGTTTATCTACTTCTTCTTAGGATTAGAGAAGCAAAGTCGAAGAACTCGCTCCAGTCACACTATCAAGAGTTTGTGCAAGATATCAGAATCGCAGATGAGTTGATAACGACATCTTTATTACATGAGGATGATATAACCCAAGCGTATCAGTGGCTCAATAGTGCTAAAAAACATTTAGGTATCCGTGGAGAACATCAATGACAAGTGACTTTGAAAAATATGTAGGAAGAAAATTCCAATTTGATGATGGTGCTGAAATCACTATTGTTCAGGTAAAGCGCCGTGATGATGGCTTCTGGGTCACGTTCGAAGCACAATTCAATCGTGCGTTGCCACGCCGTTCATCAATGCCAGAACACGAATTCGCTGAGCATTACGCTCATCTATTTGTATGACACGCGAAGTATTCTACCGTAAGGTAGGGCGCAAGTATGTGCCAATCAGTGAGTACGACAGCCACTTTATGGACTCAATTCGAACTGGCACTCACTTAGTAAGTTGTATCCCAGGTGGGCGCACTACCAGATACAACATCGATCCGGACTATGCTGCCATGATTGCCGCCGGACAGTATGCTGAAGATGCCATCTCTAAAGCAATCATGCGGGCACAGGAAATGCGCCCACATCAGAATGAGGCTCTTACCAACGAACAACATGACGCATGGGAAAAGTTTGTCGAGGTTATGGGAGAACGTGGTAGATATATTGAGGTCCCATCGGCCCGAGAAGCAGCAGAAGCTGGTATATTAGCAATGATGAAGGCTGCTACAGAGTTGTTTGAATCAAATCCCTCGGTAAAGCAAGCCTACGAGGATCTATTAACACTAGCTAGCCTGTCCAAAAAGCCTTGACACCACGACTAAAGTACAGTACAATAGGCAGTTAAATCAAATAAATACAAACTATGTTTAAAATATTCAAACGATACTCGACCTATACGCTGGTAGTGGCACTATTCATTAGTGCTATCAGTGCTTATTACTCTATTGTCGGTTTAACCGCCATATTCGCGGCAGCAGTGGTACCAATTATCATCATGGGTGCCGCCTTAGAGTTAGGCAAGTTAGTTGCCGCAGTATGGCTCAAGCTAAATTGGGGTCGCGCACCTTTAACTTATAAGATGTACTTAGTACCAGCAGTTGCCTTCCTGATGGCACTTACATCAATGGGAATTTTTGGCTTCCTCAGCAAAGCACACTCTGACCAATCACTAGTAAGCGGTGATTCTATGGCTAAGATTGCTATCTATGATGAGAAGATTAAAATCTCCAAAGACAACATCGACATGAACCGCAAAGCGTTGAAGCAGATGGACGAGGGCGTCGATCAGTTGATGGGTCGTAGTACTGATGAGAACGGTGCTGCTAAAGCTGTTGCCATTCGCAAGTCCCAGCAAAAAGAACGCAGCCGTATGCTCTCCGAAATTGAAGCAGAGCAGAAAAAGATTACTGCACTCAATGAAGAACGCGCACCACTAGCCGCAGAGAATCGCAAGATTGAAGCAGAGGTTGGCCCAATTCGGTATATCGCTGCTCTTATCTATGATGACACCACTGATAGTAACGTCCTAGAGAAGGCAGTGCGCTTCGTAATCATTATGATTGTTGCCGTGTTCGACCCACTCGCACTCGTACTCATTCTAGCTGCCCAACAAAGTATGCGCTGGGAGCGTGAAGAGGAAGAGGCGCATGAAGCTGAACTTGAACAAGACGTTGAAGAATTCTTTGATCGAGCAAAGCAACATGCCAGACAACTAGATGAGGAGTTAGCTGTAATCGCCGAGGCAAATGCTAAGTTGGCAGAGATTGAGCATGAACCAGCTGATGTAATTATTCCTGAACCAGAACGCGACCTAGCTGCTGAAGCGAATGCGCTCTTAGCTGAGATTGAGCCAGAGGTACCAGAAGTCATCTTGCCAGTATCAGAAGTCGAAGATACTCGCTCCTTGGCAGAACAGCATCCGTATCTAGAGCGTCCGTTTGTTCACTTTGAGAACACTCAGCCAATGGTAGCTACCAAGCCAGAGAATGAACCACTGATTAAGCCATTAGAGGGCGAAGCTGCATTTAAATTGATGCAGGACATCGGCATCTTTACACCAGATGGTAAACTTGCGTATGAGTACGGTGGTGAGGAACCAGAAGTAACTGAAGCACGTGGTGAAGTCATTGATGAACCAAAGATTCTAACACTCGGTGTTGATAGTGTTGAACGACCTGGTGACTATGTTACTCCGCCAACAGTTGATAGCACCGTTACTATTGATTCTGAACCAGACATTCAAACTGCTAATGTGACAGTTGAACGTGTAATGTACTCACCAAATACGCAAGGGTATGTTAATATCGAGGGCAAGCAAACTAGCATCGAGAGTTTAAAGACTTCGCATCCGCATTTAATTATGCCAGCAGATGGTAAAGTGGAAAACAAGTTTAACTTTGGTGATAAATTCCCACCAGAGGCTCTAATTGGTGACTTGTATATGCGCACTGATGCTCGACCACACCGTTTGTTTAAATTCAATGGCGCAGAATGGATTCATGTCAATAAAGAAATGAATACTTCCTATCTACAATCATCTGGGTACGTTAAGTTCTTAATCTCCGCGCTAGATAGCAACACCTATTTGCCAGAAATGCTAACTGATGATGAGAGTGATGAGATTCGAGCACAGCTAGACGAATAACTTGACATCGACTTAATATCCTGATACAATACCGATATCGATTGCTGGTAATCTCGTAATCGAAAGTTGTTGTATCAGGATTTGACTTTTGGAAATATACCTGATACAATACCTACATTGTTTAACAAAAGGATCGTTATCATGAAATTTACAAAACTCGCAATCGTTGCCTTGGCACTCACCCTGCCTGCCTGCTCCTCAATGAAATCCAATCATGGTGTTGATGCACCAGCAGTCACGGCTATTGGTAATCAAAAGCTGACTTCAAACTTCAAGCGCCGTGGCATCAAGCTCGAATTTGATTGCGGCGCTGTCTCTTCATTCACATCTGGTTGCAACCGTGCAGAGCCTACTGCGATTGAAGTTACCGCGTATGCGCCTTCGTATGGCAATTCGGAGTCAAACCGTGAGACTGCCTTCCATGTTGCCGAAATGAATGCCAAGGCAAAACTTCGCCGCTTTATCCAAGAAGACATTCATACATCTTCAGTTACCAACACTATCTCTAAGAACATTGAGAAGGCCAATGACAAGATCAAACAGCGTATCAATGACGGGCAAGAAGTCTCCATGAACGAAGAAGAAGCCAAGGAGTTCAACAAAGACTCCAACATGGCAGAGCGTGAGAACGCCAATCATGTCACTCGTACTGTCACCGAAACGGTTCGCATGAATGCTTCTGGCATCTTGAAGGGCGTTCAAGTTATCGATGAAGCTGTGGTTGATCGTCAGACAGTGCAAGTTACCATTCGCTGGGACAAAAACAGCGAGGCAGCTTCTGCTTACTTCGCCGGCAAATTCCGTCAACAGTCACGCTAATTGTAGTTAAACAGAGGAGGTAATATGAAACAGTTAATCATCGCATTGTGTTTGTTTGCCTCTTCTGTAGTGAGCGCACAAACAACTGATCCCGTATCGGCAGTTAGTATTGCATTAACAGTTGGTGGATGGATCACCAAGGACAGCAAAAAAGTCTACTACGTGCGTGTTGAATCTACTGGTGATGACATTGAAAGTGCTCGTCATGGTGGATTCCGTAAAGCAGTTGAGTTGGCAGTAGGCACCCTTGTACTTGGTGAGTCGGAATCTGACGGCAAGCGCATGTTGCGGAATGACGTAGTTACCTATAGCAGCGGTTACGTTGAAGACTTCAAAGTAATCAGTAATGGTCCAGTTGGCAACAAGACACGTGTTGTGATGGACGTGTGGGTCAGTGATAGCAAGATTGCCAATCGTTTGAGCAGCATGGGACAGAGTACTGGTGCCGCCGTCAATGGTGCTGCCATCAAGCGCGACTATGAGATTGATGCCGCACGTGCCGCTACTGAAGAAACTCGTCGCCGCAATGGCATGACTGTCACTGATATGGTACTTGCCGACTATCCGCGCCGTGCCACAAAAACAGCTGTGACTAAGACTTGGGTGGGTCGCAACAAAGAAGGCGCAGTCATCTTCAATATTGAAACTGTTACTGAGTTCACGCAGGAATATCTTGAAGCAGCAGCTGAAGTCCTCACACAAACTCGTCAGGGCTCTTCGAGTAGCCAACGCTATCCAACTGGTGTAAAAGTCTATACAGGCGTCTTTGGAAACACAAAAGGTTATTACGTAAACTCATCAGTTAAAGACAAGTGGGAAATCGCACTGTCCAAAGAAGTAAAGATGCGTATTGTTTATACCGATACGACACCACATGTACTGTGCTACAGCGCTACGAAGCATGTGAATGGCATTCTGACTGGCTATGAACCACGTCTTGATGGTTACACTGGTCACAACATGGATACTTTTGTTGTTGATAACAAGCGAGTAAACACGGTGTATGGCATTCACAGCAATCCTGCTAAGACGCCAACAGAAGCACAATTTGTAGATTGGCTGTCAAAAATCACTAAAGTGGAAGCACAACTGGTTGACGCGGACAAGTGTAAATAGTACAATAAGCAGATGAAGACAAACAACATGACACCAAAACATTGCGACTTTTGCGGTAAAGCAAAATCAGAAGTTAAAAAATTAATCGTCAGTGAGAACACTGCCATCTGTGATGGGTGTATTGAGTTGTGCACCGAGTTACTTAAAGATGAGCCAGTTGCAGATGAAGTCGCCAGCAAGTCACTTTATCCAGACGACATCAAAGCGTTTTTGGATCAGTATGTTATTGGTCAGGATCAGGCAAAGAAAACGTTTGCCGTTGCTGTTGCCAATCACTATAAGCGCATCAACAATAAGTCAGACAACTTGACTGTACAAAAAGCAAACGTGCTGGTACTTGGTCCCACTGGTAGTGGCAAAACACTGTTGGCAAAAACAGTTGCTAAGTATTTGGATGTGCCGTTCGTAGTTGCTGATGCTACTTCACTAACAGAGGCCGGTTATGTGGGCGACGATGTTGAATCTATGATTGTTCGCCTATTAGCAGCCGCCGATGGTGATATTGAGAGGGCACAGCGCGGTATTATCTGCATTGATGAAATTGATAAGATTGCCCGTAAATCAGAGTCAACTTCGATTACCCGTGATGTATCTGGTGAAGGTGTACAACAGGCCTTGCTCAAACTTGTAGAGGGTACACACTGTCGTATCCCTCAGAGTGGTCGCCGTAAGAACCCTGGTTCGGATATGCTTGAAGTAGATACCACAGATATCCTGTTTATTGCTGGCGGTGCTTTTGTGGGTATCGAAGACATTATTGCTCGTCGTGAAGATGGACACGGTATCGGCTTCAATTCAAAATTGAAGGACAAGGAAAAGCAAAAAGAGGAGTACATGGCCAAGTTGACGCCGGATGATCTGACGGCATTCGGTATGATTCCTGAGTTTACTGGCCGATTTACTACCCGTGTTCACATTACTGAATTGAGTAAAGAACAACTTGTTCAAATCCTGACTGATGTTAAAAATTCATATATTCAGCAGTATGTTTACTTGCTAGGCTTAGACAACATCGAACTTGAATTTACGGCGGATGCTATTGATAGGATTGCCGAGAACTGCTTGACTATGAAGACAGGTGCCCGCGGACTACATAGTGAGATAGAACGGGTGTTGCTCGATCATATGTACAGTGTACAGGCCTATCGTAATGCTGGTATTGACAGAATCGTTATTACAAAAGAACTGGTAGATCACCCGGAACTACTGGTAAAATCAGCATGAGTGATTCCAAAAACATAGATCATATGAGAGATATTTGTTCTCTTACCAGACAAGTTCTGGATTATATTACACCGTTTGTAGTTGCTGGTGTGACTACAAATAGATTGAATGATCTATGCGAAGAATATACAAAATCATTAGGAGCAGAGTCAGCGCCACTCAATTATCATGGATTCCCAAAATCCATATGTACCAGTATCAATCATGTGATATGTCATGGTATTCCAGATGATCGACAGCTCAAAGATGGTCACATTGTGAACATAGATGTTACCTTAAAAAAACAATACGACGGTATATATCATTTTGGTGATAGTAGTAGAATGTTCTTGATTGGTACAGTCAAACAGCGTCACAAGTACTTATGTGAAATCACCCAACGATGCTTAGACGAAGCCATTAAAATTGTCAAGCCTGGTCAAAAATTTAGTGAGATTGGGCGCATCATCGAAACTATCGCAAGACAATCAGGATTCAGTGTGGTGAGAGAGTATTGTGGTCATGGTATCGGTACGGAATTCCATATGGAGCCACAAATCCTCCACTATGTAAATGATTTACCGGATATCATGGAAGAAGGTATGACATTTACCATTGAGCCGATGCTGAATGAAGGTGGCGCGACAACAGTTCTGTTGGAAGATGGTTGGACAGTGATTACAAAAGATAAAAAGAAGTCGGCGCAGTACGAACACACGGTGCTGGTTACTGGTGATGGTTACGAAGTGCTGACAGCGTAAGTAAAATAGTAGTATATTTAGAATTTATCGAAAGATAAATAAATTTGTAGATGCTTCGGGTCTACAATAAAATCTTGCTTAAATTTAAGGAGAAACAACATGAGCAAAAACAACCCAATAGGTATCGACCTTGGTACCACAAATTCATGCGTAGCCGTTATCGAAAACGGTCAAGTCAAAGTAATCGAAAACAGTGAGGGCGCACGAACCACACCTAGTATCGTAGCATACACACCAGACGAAATCTTAGTTGGCGCATCAGCCAAACGACAGTCAGTCACAAACCCCAAAAACACTATCTATGCCTCTAAGCGCTTAATTGGACGCAAGTTCAAAGAAGACGCAGTACAGAAGGACATCGACTTAATGCCATACACAATCATGGAAGCAAAGAATGGTGACGCATGGGTAAAGGCACAAGACAAGGAACTGGCACCGCCACAAATCAGCGCAGAAGTGCTCCGTAAGATGAAGCAAACTGCTGAAGATTATCTTGGCACAACAGTTACTCAAGCAGTCATCACTGTACCAGCATACTTTAATGACTCACAGCGACAGGCGACCCGCGATGCTGGTAAAATCGCTGGGCTGGAAGTACTCCGTATTATCAACGAGCCAACTGCCGCGGCACTGGCATATGGTGTTGATAAAGCTACTAAAGGTGATCGCAAAGTTGCAGTCTACGATTTGGGAGGTGGAACTTTTGACGTGTCAATTATTGAAATTGCAAACGTTGATGATGATAAACAAATCGAAGTTCTAAGTACAAACGGTGACACCTTCTTGGGTGGTGAAGACTTCGACCAGCGTATCATGGACTTCCTCATTGCTGAGTTCAAGAAAGAATCTGGTGTAGACTTATCTAAGGATGTTCTGGCACTTCAACGTCTCAAAGAAGCCTCTGAAAAGGCAAAGATTGAATTGTCGTCTTCACAACAAACAGATGTGAACCTACCATACGTCACAGCAGATGCTAGTGGTCCTAAGCATTTGAATGTTAAGTTGACTCGTGCTAAGTTTGAATCACTGGTAGATGAATTAATTGAGCGGTCATTGGCACCATGCCGCACGGCTATGAAGGATGCTGGTGTTAGCGCTAGTGACATCGACGAAGTTATCTTGGTAGGCGGTATGACCCGTATGCCACGTGTACAAGACGCTGTTGAAAAATTGTTTGGTAAAGCACCACGTAAAGATGTTAACCCAGATGAATGTGTTGCTGGTGGCGCCGCTATTCAAGGTTCCGTGTTAGCTGGTGATCGCACCGACGTTCTATTACTTGATGTTACTCCACTATCACTTGGTATCGAAACCATGGGCGGTGTATTCAGCAAGATGATTGAAAAGAACACCACGATTCCTACTAAGAAGTCGCAAACATTCAGTACAGCTGAAGACAACCAAGACGCGGTTGATATCAAAGTGGCACAAGGTGAGCGTGAATTATTCAAGTACAACAAGTCACTCGGTGAATTCAAACTTGATGGCATCGCGCCTGCTCGTCGTGGTCAGCCACAGATTGAAGTTACGTTTGACATCGACAGTAACGGAATTATGAAGATCAGCGCAACTGATAAAGGTACTGGTAAAGCAAACAACATTACCATCAAATCAGATTCTGGTCTAACTGATGCTGAGATCGAACAAATGGTAAAAGATGCAGAATTGAATGCTGAAGCTGATAAGAAGCAACGCGCACTCATTGAAGCTCGTAATCAGGCAGAAGGCGCACTGGCAAACTTAAAGCGTGATGCCTCTCAAGAAACTATCTCTGATGAAGACCGTGCCAACTATGATGACGCTGTTGCGAACTTAGAGCAAGCTATGGCAGGTGAAGACGCAGATGCCATTCACAAGGCCCTTGAAAAGGCGCTTGAAGCCGCGGCACCTATCTATGCTGAAATCAACAAAAAAGCAACTGCTGAAGCTGAAGCCGCTGATAAAGCAGAAGATAGCGTAGTAGACGCTGATGTTAAGGAGGTGTAATATGTCAGGTCGTACATTAACTCTACGTAGTTTAGATATCCCATCAATCAATCGCTTTGGCATTGGCTTTGATGGTATGGTATCTGAACTGATGCGCATGACTGAGGCACAGACTACCAATTATCCACCATACAATATTGGTAAGATGAATGAGAATGAATTTGTCATTGAATTGGCGGTAGCTGGCTTTGCCGAGGGCGAAGTGACTATCTCCCAAGAGCGCCGAATCTTGACCATCTCTGGTACACGACCAATGAACGAAACTGAGTATCTACACAAGGGTATCTCTGATCGGTCATTCACTCGTGACTTTACACTGGCAGAACACGTTGAGGTTGAAGGTGCCTCTCAGAAGAATGGCATCTTGACAATCAATCTAAAACGCATTGTGCCAGAAGATGATGCTCCAAAGTCGATTGACATCACATTCACAAAGTGATATCATTCATCTCTAACAACAAATAGGAATCCAAATGGCTGATACAAAAGTCTCGATTAAACCAAACTTAAAATTACAAGAACCAAAGATGTACAAAGTCATCTTTAAAAACGATGACAGAACAACAATGGAATTTGTAATCGAAAGTTTGATATCACACTTTAATTATGAAATTCAGGCAGCGTTAGTACTGACACAGCAGATTCAAGACGAAGGTAGTGCTGTTGTTGCAGTATTACCATATGAATTAGCTGAGCAAAAGGCAAACGAAGTTATGCTAGATGCCAAGAGTCAAGGATTCCCATTAGTAGTAAAATTCGAATCTGAATAAGAATTCGAGGAGACAAAAGAAAGGGACCTTCGGGTCCCTATTCTTTTGATGCAATCTTAGATTACTTTGGAGCTTTGATGCCAGCTGGCTTCTTAGCTTTTGGCTTAGCAGGTGCCTTGGCCTTTGCTGGTGCTTTGGCTTTAGCAGGTGCCTTGGCTTTAGCTGGTGCTTTAGCTTTTGGTGCTGCCTTTGCTGGTGCTTTAGCTTTTGGTGCCACTACTGGTTGAGCGTTAACAACTTCAACTTTAGTAGGTGCTTCAACTTTGTATGGTGCAGCGTTAGCTTCGACAACAGACTTTTTGCGTGTTACTAACACAACGATACAAGCGATGGCAATTAAGCCGATGATGATTTCCATATTGATCTCCTTAAGGTTTATGAAATACAATTTATTTATAGTGGTATACACCAATAAAAAAGTTTTGTTGCTCCAAAAATGTTGAAGTGTGTTTGCTGGTGATATACAATTTACATATCAACAAGGATATCTTATGGCAAGAAACGATAGTGATTTAGACAAACTCTCTGGCGGTAGTGCTTCACTTACCGACAGTGGTATGTACGTGTTCATGGACTCAGTAGAGCCTGACACTATTGCTCCTATCATCGAGTGGATTCTTGAACAAAATTATGTCGTGCCAGTTGCCGAACGCAAGCAGGAATTATTGCTTATGATTTGCAGTGAGGGTGGTGAATTAGCAGCAGCGTTTGCACTCATTGATGTAATGCGGTCGAGTAGTATCCCAATTAAAACAGTAGGACTTGGACAGATCGCGTCGAGTGGTTTATTAATCTTTATGACTGGCACAAAAGGACGACGAGTGCTAACACCAAATACCAGCATCTTGTCCCATCAGTTTAGCTGGGCAAATGAAGGCAAGTCATCTGAGCTATTTGCAACTGTTAAAGAATATGACTTAACCCAGCGCCGAATGATTAACCATTATAAAAGCTGTACTGGTTTAAATGACGCAAAGATTAAAGAGTTCTTACTGCCGCCACAAGATATCTGGTTAGATGCCAACGAAGCGCTGAAGCTGGGAATCTGTGACAGCATTGCTTATCCTAATCAACCCCAATCCCAAAAATCAACCACAAAGAAAGTGAAGACAAAATGAGTTCAAATGATGTCTCAAATTCAGAGTTACCAGCAAATGAACGACTAAAACGCTTGACTGAACAGGCAGAATTATGGGCAATTAAAACAACAGTGATAGCTGGACGATGAAAGAATTAATAGAGCGCATTCGCGCGGCTTTGAAGGCATTCAATGAAGATAAGTGACATCGAACAATATTTACCGTATTATCGGAAATCAACCCGTCAATTCTTGACGAAAACTTAAAAGGAAAACAAAAATGGGCCTAATTCCAATGGTAGTCGAGCAAACCTCTAAAGGTGAACGTAGCTTTGACATCTTCTCCCGTCTACTTAAAGACCGTGTAGTCTTTATCAACGGACCAATTAGCACAGAGATGAGCCACGTTATCATCGCGCAGTTGCTATTCTTAGAGGCAGAGAATCCAGACAAGGATATCAGTCTATATATCAATTCACCAGGTGGCGAAGTAAGCGCTGGTCTATCAATCTATGACACCATGCAGTTCATCAAGTGTGATGTGTCTACTATGGTAGCCGGTCAAGCATGTTCTATGGGTTCATTCTTGGCACAAGCAGGCGCTGCTGGTAAACGATTCGTTCTACCACAGTCACGCACAATGATTCACCGTGTTAGTTCTGGTACTCCAGGTACTCGCGGTAGTGTTCACGTACAAGAATTGCAATTCGAAGATGCCAAGCGCTCATTCGAAGAATCTCAGCGAGTTAACGAAGTACTCACACGGTTATATGTTAAGCACAACACTGCTGGTAAAACATATGACGAGATGTTTAATGCCATGAAGTTCGATACATTCCTGTCTGCTGAAGAAGCAGTTCAGTATGGTCTCGCAGATCGAGTGATTGAAAAGCGAGAGTAACATGAACGCACATCACTTCTGGCTCATGTTAGCTACTTGTATTACTATGTCAATCGTTGTTGGTGTAGTCTGGGGTATCTATGCAGCCAGTTGGGTTGTCGGCATCTCAGCATGGATCATCACCGAGTGTGCGCTCTTGGCACTCTTGCTTCGCCATGCGCTCCATGCTGAGCGTCCTGAAGCAATTGACAATGAACCAAAATCCTGATATACTAACCACATATTAGATTCTAGGACACACTGATGAGTTCATTGCAAGATATCACGGCCATCATTTATGACAAGCGCGGCAAAGTATTGGCTATTGGTAAAAATAGCTATTTGAAAACTCATCCGTACCAGGCAAAGATGGCACATAAATGTGGTATGCCAGAGAAACAATATCTGCATGCCGAGATCAGCGCTATCATCAAATGCCGTGACTTGACTAAAGCTCATCGTATCCTCGTAACACGACTAAATAAGCACGGTGAGCCAGCACTGGCAAAACCGTGCCCAGTATGCCAATCAGCGATTGATGCATCTGGTATTAAGTACGTGGAACACACATGAGCAACATTAAAGATTACTTCGAACGAACTGCATATATGGCAACTTATCAAATTGGTGACCGAGTTCAAGGCAACTACGGCAAGATTCCTATCCGAGGCACTGTTGGTAACGACAGTTGTCCAGATGGTGTTAATCCTCGAATCTCTGTGCATTTGGATTTACCAATCATGGAGAATGGTGTTGTCAAAAACATCTTGTTCTTGACCCATAAACAAATCAAACCACTCAAATAAGGAGCTCACTATGGAAAACGTTAATGAATACGCCATGACGCCAGCAGACATTGAAAAATGGCGCAGCGCATGGGATGGTAAATGGGAGAGTATCCCAGAATCCGTTCACAGATATGTAATTGCTGTAGAAAGACAGAATTTAAAAATTCTAACGGATCTTTGTGATGCCATTGATATAGATTTGGGTCGGAAATGAAGATTATTGAGTTACTTGAGTCACAATTTAATCACGAGGTATTTAATACAACTTCTGGACAGATTGCGAAATTACATAAATTATCCAACGATTTCGATTCTTGGGTATCTGCTATTGGATTTGAACACGCCTCCTCTAAATTAGAAGCCGAGTTAAGCAAGATAAAAAGTATGGATTGGTATAATGATGTAGGAGTGAATACTAATTTAAAATTGGAAATTCAGAGAAAGAATCGTGACGCTATGATATCCGCGTTAGAACTTAGAATGAAAGCAGGACTATAAAATGGACAATGACTTACTCGCACTCTTGGTACTCATCGTACTATTAGTTAAACACTATGTAGTTGACTTCCCACTACAAGTTGAATATCAATGGAAGAATAAGGGCACGTTTGGTCATCCAGGTGGACTAATTCATGCCGGTTCACACGGTCTTGGCACAATGATTGTTCTTGGCATGGTATTTGGCGTAGGCTACTGGGTATTTGCATTTGTCATGGGTGTGTTTGATGCCGTTACCCACTACTTTATTGATTATGCAAAAATGAATTATGGTTGCCGTGATATCGAGAATCCAAAGTTTTGGAATCATCTTGGTCTAGATCAACTGGCACATCAAATGGTCTATATTATCATTGCTGGAGTATGTGTAGTATGAAATGCTGTAACGGTGATTGCCGACAAGGACGTGATTGTCCCATTCAAACTCGTGTTGAATTAGCGAATCGATTGTCCAAATTAGTGTATTCGAATCCAAACTTCTTGTATACTGTATCCTACTTGGCGCTTGTTGTTACTGGCGCAAGTCTAATTCTTTAAAGGAAAATATATGTTTATCACTCTTGATCGAACTGCAAGCGACATTAACTCTGCAATGGCGCGTGTCTTTGGACACATGGGAATCGCAACTCTCTTTAGTATGATGACTGCTTTTGTTGTTGGCACTTCGCCTACAGCTATGGCAGTGGTCTCTCAGGGCTGGGTGCAAATTGCACTGTTTATCTCTGTACTAGCTTGTGCATTTGTAATCCCAGTTATGATTGGTGCTGGTATTGGTGCACTTGGCGCAGCAGCTTTACTATACGCTTTTGCTTCACTCATGGGATTGATGACCAGTAGCATCTTTGTCATGTTCAGTATGAGTAGTATCTTTACTGCGTTTATGGGAGCATCAGTGCTATTTGGTACCATGGCTTTTGTTGGTTACTTTACTAAACGCGACTTGAGTGATCTTGGTGCACTCTTATTTGTGGCACTCATTGCGATTATTATTGCGTCCATTATCAACATCTTTATTGGTAGTACCTTGATGCAAATGGTGATTAGTGCGATTGCAATCTTGGTGTTCCTTGGATTCACCGCGTATGATACTCAGACTATCCGTGAATCACTCATGGACGGTGACAGCTATGAGATTGAAATCCTTGGTGCGTTAAACTTGTACCTAGACTTTATGAACTTGTTTGTAAACTTGCTACAAATCATTGGTGTGGCACCAGGGTCGGACGATTAATATGCGTTCAACCTACTGGACGTGTTCACGCTTCGCGGATTGGCTCCGTGGTACAGCTAAACTCTCTTCTGGCACAGCTGATGAATGGGATGAATGGCGGACCACGGCAGAGACGAAGCACAAGTTTAGATTCTGGTTAGCTGAAGAGGGTCTCAACATTGCTCAAAACTTCTTCTACGGACCAGTTGAACTGCTGTACTCAATCAAGTACTATATCAACAATAGGTTTGTATCTCGAAGTCACGCACTAACTGCGCATCCACGTGATATTAAACCTGGCAATTGGTGTGATGTTGGCAATAGATTCTTGCCTTGCCTCTTTAATGAACTTGTAGACTTTGTTGAGATTGAATGCGCATGGCACAATATTGTATGGAATGATGTCAAGCGTGAGCAGTATGGTGCTCCATGGTGGGCAAGTGGTTGGTGGCGCCTTCGTAAATGGCGCTGTCGTGAAGCTGGCATCGACAATCTAAATTGGCAAATGTCTCTCTTGAACGAAGCTGACTATCCTGAAGTCAATATTGTTGCTGGTACTCCTACCAGTCAAGCAATAGCAGCCCGAGAAATCTATGATCTGTACATTTGGTGGACCGAGACTCGTGTGGTTCGTGCTGATCCATATGAAGCGAGTGGATGGTCTGCCTACTGTGAACAAAAGCGTGAACTGAATGGTGATCGTTTGTTTGGAAGCAAGACTACACCAGAGCTAGAGGAATTATCCAAGACCACACACGAACGTCTCCATGAGATCGAGGCTTCCTATGAAGCTCAAGATACAGAAATGATGATTCGATTAATTAAAATCAGAAATTCTTTGTGGACTTGAGCAAAATCTCCAAAGTTGTGATACAATACCACTATTGCAACAACTTTGGAGACAGCAATGAACACAGCGATTAAAACTTTTGTTAGTTATGTGATGGGCTTCTACGGGCCTGCTGGTATTTACCCAGAGTTCGACTTTACCTTTGCTGAAGTTGAAGGCGCCACAAAAATTTACATGCGTGACCAACCAGACTTTTGTGGTGATAGTCTTGATCGTGAACGTGTGCGTGACCTCGTGGTAAAGTTGCGCGCCACAATTTGACAACCTGTCGAATTTATAGTACAATACCACCATCAGAACAAAGCGAGTGCATCATGACTGAAAAAGACTACCAAATGTTCCTCTATCTCTCTACCATCTCTTTTGAAGAGTTTGATCGTTGGATGGCAGGTGCAAATGCCGCTCAGATTGACTATGCCATCAACTTATACAAGCAGATGCGAAATCAAATTGCTGAGCAAGATCGCTGCCTCTACGAAGAAATGGAAGCAGCGATTGAAGAGTCTTTATGGAACATGAACGGGCACTTCGATGATGCTCTGACTGTTATTAATCGTATCAAATCACTCTAAGGAGAGTAACATGACTAAATGGATCGTAATCATTGCTATCGTTGTTATGGCACCAGCATTTGTAACTAACTTGTTTGCTAGTGGTGTGAACTTTGTTAGCACTCAAGGTAAAGCACTCACAACCGAAGTGGTCCGTGAAGCAACAAAAACATTCAACGAGGTGAAGTAATGGACAAGTACGAACAAATCGTCAAGCTGGCAGAAGCGGCGGCACTCATTCAAAATGTTATCGCTAGTGTGAATCCGGAATTCCGGAATGAATTACAAACCATTGCTGATGATATTGCCAACATTGCAGACGACATCGAAATGGAAGACTAACATGGACAAGTGGACTGTTATTGGCATTATTGCCTTTATCGTTGGTATGTTCTCACCAGTACTCGTTACTGAAAGTAATCGCGGACATTGCAAAACTGAAGCCATCAGGGCTGGCATGCCAGCTGATGATATTATCAAACTGTGTGGTAAGTGATGGAATTTGCAGTCGAGTGTCGGTCAAAGCGAACCCGAGAGTTTGTCGAGGCAGTGATGCCGCGAATGATTGTGCTACTCGGTCTCAAAAAGAGTCGCCACGCTGTATTAGTCCGTATCGCTGATGAGATTGGGCACGATGAAGGTATGACTATGCCAATTCCTGGATTAGATTGCTATCTGGTAGTGATTAAGCCTAGTAAATCTCTCAAAGATATTGGTGTCACCCTCGCACATGAAATGGTGCATGTTAAACAAATGGCACGTGGCTACTTGCAGATTAAAAACGGTGTACGTTACTGGCGAGGTGTCAGGTATCGCAAGAACCATCGGTATATGGCATTGCCATGGGAACTGAATGCGTTTGCACTTCAAGAAATTATATTTAGATTGGCGGTGGAATGATGAATCAGCGTTTACTAGATGACCCTCGCGTGTATCCAAAGATCATTGTCTGGTGGGGTCCATGTAACGGTGAGACAGAACTCAACTTATTTGACAAAACGTTGAAACAAGCGTACAATACCGCTATCAACTTTGGATATAGACCGCCTGTCTGGTACAAGCCGTGGCAGTATTTAACTGGTGGACTAGGTGTGCTAACTGTAGGATAAGATATGAACAAACGAATTGAAGAGTTGGCACTCAAAGCAGATATGCACCGTGACAAGTACGGCATGTACTTTGCTGGTGACAAACACGACGAAGACGGTGTAGACTTAGAGCAGTTCGCACATTTGTTAATCGAAGCAGTGCTAGATGAAGTTAAAGACCGCGCGTATGTCACAGGTGACCGCGACTGGAGTGACGGTGTTGACCGTCCTTGGATTCAACTAGAGTTTGGATATGGAGAACTACATGAGCAATCAAAACGATGATATCGCATACAACGAAGAGCATGATACCTACTATAGTTTGGTAACTGGTGAGTGGATCGAAGACCCGTGTGATGATCCCACGTGCGAGTACTGTGTTAATCGACCAGCTAAGCCGTTGTTTACTCCACTGGTAAAGAATGATGACTCAAACATTCAGTGAAGTCTTGGCAGACTATCTCGAAGAGCGTGACCGACAAAACAGTGACTACTACGATAGTCGCTGGCTTGGCGCACGTAACCAAGGACAAGAGTACATGCAAAAACTAGCAGCAGAATTAGATGAAATGATAAAGGGAATTAAAAATGACTGAAGAACAACACGCTTACCTGAAAAAGGTATATCCGAAAATCTTCCCAGATGGCGCAGATGACATTTACTGTGGTGATGGTTGGTTTGACATTGTTCGTATGATGTGTCGGAACATTCAATCGCATCTTGATTGGAAGCCAGAAGTAACTCAAGTTACGGTGACGCAAATCAAAGAGAAGTTTGGTACCTTGCGCTTCTACTACGATGGTGGCGATGAACACATTAGCGGTATCGCATCTATGGGAGAAGCCATGAGTGAAATCACTTGTGAAGTATGTGGTGCCAAGGGTGAGCTACGTCAGGGTACATGGCTTAAAGTGCTGTGTGATGAACACCATGAACAACGAGAAGCGAGGAAGAAGCAATGAGTGACTTAAATGAATATAAAGAATTACCTTCATTGGTAGATCCAGTACTCCAAAAAGAATTGGCAGCTAAGTATAAGCCAGCTGAATTCGCGGAGATGATGGAGCAAAGTCTAGACGACCTACATGGTATCGTTAAACGTATGGAGGATAGAGCAAATGCGCGTAAGGGATCTATTTGAGAGTTATGATGAATTACGAACATTAATACTGTTATCAACGTCATGGTTAAAGAATATTGAACAGCAAATTCTTAGGGCTGAAGAATTATATGATTACACAAATGAACCATCTGATAGGCGCGACTTTATCGAAGCGCTCGATGTTGCGAAGGCGGAAATTATAAAGACAGTGAATAGTCCGATATTGACAGATACAACTGATCCGGCAGCAAAAAAGATAACTCAACAGTACACTGAATTGTACTTTAAATTAATGAACAAACGAGTATAGTTGACAATACCAATCAGCTGTGATACAATACAGCAATGAATGACGGAGTATATATGAAGATTGATTATTGCAGTGACCTTCATTTGGAATGGGGCGGTGTCACATTACCAGGCGGTGATGTACTCGTCCTTGCTGGTGATGTATGTGAGATTCGATCACTGCGTAAAGACTTCCATTCGACAAGAGTTCTGCCGCATAAGCCAGGCTCACATGAACATCGGTACTACGACTTCTTCTATCACGAGTGTGCGAAGTACGAGCGGGTGTTCTACGTCCTCGGTAACCACTGCCATTATCACGGCAAGTTCCATAAATCCTACGAAGAACTTAAAGCATTGCTACCAGACAATGTTACGCTACTTGAAAAAGAAACAGTAGAGTATCGTGGTGTGGTATTTATGGGTGCTACCTTATGGACTAACTGCAACAATGGCGACTCACTCACCATGTACACGCTCAAAGCTAGTATGAATGATTATCGTGTTATCCAAAACTACTATGAAGGTAAAGGTCTGTACTTCAAGCTGCAACCAGAATTCACATTCCGTGATCACATCAAGGCAATGAACTACTTCCGTGCGGAGTTGCCAAAGTATGCCGATAAGCAGGTAGTTATGATTACACACCATGCACCGTCGTTCATGAGTATTGGTGAACAATACAAAGGTGAATACCATATGAATGGTGGATATGCTAGCGATTTATCCGAATTTATCCTTGACCATCCACAGATCAAGGTATTCATACATGGGCATGTCCACAGCACTCACGATTACACCATTGGCGATACTCGCATCTTGTGTAATCCGAGGGGATATGCGGGACACGAATCTAGTGCCGACCAATTCACCATCAAACAATTTGAAATCAACGAAGAAAACTTTAAGGAAACATTATGAACAGCGCAATCATGCTTGATATGGAAACTCTAGCAACTGGTATTCAACCAGTAATCTTAACAATTGGCGCATGTAAATTTGACCCAGTTGGTGATGAGATTAAACGTCCAGAAATGGAAGTATTATACTTGCGCCTTGATATTGAGAGTCAAACAGCAGTTGGTCGCGAAATCAATGACGACACTATTGCTTGGTGGGGTCGCCAAACGCCCGAGGCGCAGGAGGAGGCGCTTGGAGATGGCACACCAGACAATCCACGCTACACACTCACAGAAGCGATGGATCGGCTCTATAAGTTCTGCCGTGGTGCCAAGACTGTTTGGTCGAATGGGTCGGTGGCTGATATCATATGGGCAGAATCTGCTTATCGCCAAGTACAACAGGCGAACCCATGGAAATTCTGGGAAATTCGTGATTGCCGAACAGCATATGATCTGGGTATCAATCCTAATATGCCGCCAGTTACCGCGCACAATGCGCTTGAAGATGCCATTAACCAAGCAATCGGCATTCAGAACGTGTTCCGCACACTACAAAACTGTACATACAACGACGGCACTTATATCGAACCATTTAAAAATTGGAAAAAACGTGGATAATAAAACAAAAGTACTTAATGAATATAATACATTCGAAACTAAGTTAAAAAATATGGTAGATTCTGGCGAAATAACACAGGAAATGGCAGAGTATATTAAGAAGTACAAAGAACTAAGAAAAGACCTCGGTAAAAATAGTGTTTTGATTCAGCGAATACTAGACGCATCGGAGAATGGCTCTATTCTATGATTATACAAGAAATGTATGGACATGAACTTAACTCAAAATTGAATTCTAATAATTATATGTTATTCTTGTTAGCATCCAATAACATAGCGATAACAGCATACGATGATGCTGTGAAAATAGAAAGGGCTCTGAAATCTGTCATAAAAAATGGACATTTTGGAAGACCTGGAAATTCTAATACATATCTACATAAAATGGCCACTACGTCCATAAGTGATTTGGATCTGGAGTTAGAATTCATCAAAATGATGGACTATAATGATGAAGCATTACTGGCACACATAAAGGATTTAAATAAAATCAAGAACTCAATCAGTAACTACTTAGACATATTTGTGAATGGTAAATAAAATGGACAATAAAACAAAAGAAGTAATGGACATTCTTCAAGAGGAATGCGCTGAGGTAATCGTAGCGGTAAGTAAAATCAGTCGCTTTGGTATCGACAACATGAAGCCTGGTAAAAATCAAACTAATCGCCAGCACTTGGAAGAAGAGATCGGTGATCTGATGGCCATGATTACCATCTTAGTTGACAAGGGTATTGTAAATCGTGTACAATTAGAACAGGCAGAAGCCGCAAAAATCGAAAAACTTAAACAATGGTCATCTATCTTTAAGGACTAATATGACAGAACTAGACTATCTCTTATACGCAATCGGTGTTGCTGGTGCGTTCTATCTTGGTATGCGTTACGCTGAGTACCGTATGATTAAAAAGATGATCGACATGATGACACCAGAAGAACGTGCTGAAATCTACGAGACTGCTCAGAAGATTAAATCTGACTTGGAGAAAGCAGGCATTCGGAATGTTGCCGTACACACAGTCGATGAAGACGATGTGGTCAATCTGAAGCATGAAGTGATGGACAATGTTCACTTCTTGTACCGAGATGGTAATACCTTTGTATGCCAGGGACCATCTATTGATTCAGTTGCTCGACGCTTCGCTGAGATCATGGGCGAAAATAAAGTTGGCGTAGTTAATATGCATGATGGTAGCAACGCACTTATCATTGCTGGTGTACTCAAAGGCGGCGGCGAGGTCAAATAATGTTTGATGCGCTAGTAGATACCTTGATTCAACCTCCAGTAAAAAAATTAATTACTAAGAGTGAGTTCGATGAATTCAACAAATGTTGGACATGGTATCTACTAGCAGATAAACGTTATGGTCAGGCATTCTGTGAACACTTTGGTATTGATATCCATACACCACTGTATCACTTTACCAGTATCAAAATATGCCGTGATTGGATAAAGGAAAATTATCTTGAAAAGAAAATTCGTTGATTTATATATGGACTGGGCAGAACGTGTTGCCCAATTGTCACATGCCAAACGCCTGCAAGTAGGCAGCGTGATTGTTAAAGACGATACTGTTATCAGTTATGGGTACAATGGTACCCCGGCAGGCTGGGACAACAACTGTGAAGACAAAGTATTCAATACGCAATACATCCAACAAAAAGACAACACGTGGATAGATCCTAACACCTACAAAGTAGTTGACATTGAAGAACACTATCCCTTCATCGCTACATCGGATGAAGATGATTCGTACATCGGCCACTATCGCTTAAAAACTAAGCCGGAAGTAATGCATAGTGAACGTAATGCACTTGACAAATTAGCACGTCAAGGCAACGTTGGTGGTAGTGGTGCTGATATCTTTATTACTCATGCGCCCTGTTTAGAGTGCGCAAAGAGTATCCTAGGTGCTGGTATTAAGCGTGTATACTTTGGTACCGCGTATCGCGATAATAATGGCGTAGAGTTCCTCGAGAAGAGTGGTGTAGGAGTAATTCAAGTTGACAGATAATTCAAACACTGTTACAATTACCGTCAGATATGGTGAACTTGACGAGCCTCTAGAGTGGTGTCAAGAGCACTGTGTTGGAGCATGGGATCTCGTGAACGTCATTGATCAAGCTGGTTATGCTAATGGCACATATCAGTTCGAATTTAGTGACGAGCGAGACATTACTTTATTCACTCTTCGCTGGGCCTAATATGTTTGAATGCACTTTTGATAAAGGCCAGTATCATCTGGTAAACGAAATGGTTCGTTGGTGCAAAGATAACATTGGTGATGGTGGATGGTTAGCACGAAACGGTGACTTGTGGTCATGTGAAGGTGTATTCGGGCGCACCACATTCAAGTTTATGCGAGAGGATGACTACACTCTATTCTTGTTGAGGTGGTCATGACTGTGATACAATACACGAATCGAATTATTATTGATGAAATGCCAGTTGAATCAGATGGTAATACACTATGGCATAAGGTCGCTATATTTACTGGCGTAACAAGGTCGGCGGTGGCGCAAAGAGGATTCAACAGTTCTGGTGACGCTATTGTTGCAATGAAGCAATGGTGCAGTGAAAATACCAACCATAAATGGAGTTCATATATCACTGTGTTTTACTTTGAAGACGAACTTGATGCAACTTTATTTACCTTGAGGTGGTCATGATAGATCCAAAAACTGATATAATATCGAGCAATGGGTTTAGATTCCGTGTTAATATCAAGACCACTGATGAAGTCGAGCAGTACATCAAAGACCACTGGACCACCGTGGCACTGCCAATGAATGAATTCACTGACTCTGGGTTTAGATATCGAATCATCTTTTGGATAGACGAACACGCAACTGGCAAGTGGACTAGACTTCGAAATACTTTTTACTTTGAAAAGGAAGTTGACTCCACTCTCTTTATCTTGACACACTTATGAAAATTGTATGGAATCGGAGCTTAGGCTGGAATATGGAGTTCAACAAAATGGTAAGAAAATCACGATCAGTATCAGGAGTAAGACCCGTGAATGAAATGATTATCGAAGACGGTGCTGACTGCTATCCATGGACGGAATGCTTTATCTGGTGGCCGGTTAAGACTGTCACTGGGCAACGCATCTGGTGGATAAAGGCATTCAAGCGTCGAGTATGGATCATGTGGGGCGGCGGATATCACATGGAGCCCGAGACACAATTTGCAACGGCGTTTGATTTATTGGTGTATAATCCAAAGGTAATGGGGCGAGAATGAACTTCAAAGAATGGTTAATCGACATCGAGTCTGAGACTGGTGGCTACAAGCAAGGCGATTTGATTGTCGCCTATGGGAGAGGAACAGGAAAGAGTATCATGAATTCATATGCAGATCAATGGTTCACTACTATGGCCGAGAGAAAGATTGAAATCACTCATGGTGAATTAGTTGGTAAACAAAAATTCAAGTACTGGGTCAAAGTAAATGGACCGTGGGGTCTTGAGCGCCAAATTAATGAGTGGTGTTCGGAGACTTATGGCGCGCTTGACACACCTGGCTACAATAACCCACGCTGGGACAACAGGCGGAAGTTTGGTGTGTACAACTTCAAACACGAAGCTGATGTTACATTATTCTTATTGAGGTGGGCATGAAACATTTAACATTCGATATCGCAGAAGAGCGGGCACCAGAAGTTACTAAATGGTGCCGAGGCGCGTTTGGTAAGTCTAAACAAAATGATACGCGAATTAGCAAGATTCTTTGGTGGCGCAGAAAGATGAACACTTATGACTGCTCCCCAGATTTTAGTAGGAACATCCATGTCAAACACATTGTCAGATTTTACTTCAAGCGTGAAGCCGACTACACCCTATTTTTACTGAGGTGGGCATGAAAGTAAACATGTTTAATCATTGGTTCAAGTACAAGGTGCCTATTGACGACCACATTGAACAAATCAAGGTCGCCATCTTCAATGATGACTATCACATCAGATATAGCAATCTCTGGCACTGGCTCAATGAACGCCATGATGTTGGTCAGTATTACAACTGGCGAGAAAGCAGAAACTACTTGTGCTTCAACCACGAGAGCGCCTACTTAATATTTTTATTGAAGATATCATGAAGAGTATATTCACACGATTGCGGGCTAAGTTTGATCGCTTTTTACACCAGCGATATCTTGAGAAGATGGGTTTGACAGAGGAAGCATATCAACGTAAGACAGACTCACTGGTTAACTACCGAGCACTGACTGTCAGTAGCTTTTATCATGGGTACAAGGCAGTACACACATTCCAAGATGCTGGCACGGCGCCATGGAGTATGTTTGACGATTGGCTTTCAGGTCTACATAGTATACGCGAATGGTGCGAGGAGAATTGCAGCGGTAAATGGCGAGACGATATTCATCGAGTAATTAAACAGACATCAATCGGCGTGAATGGTGAGACTGAAGAACACTTGTTTATGAACGAGATAGGTGGTCGAGACGTGGTATGCTTTGCATTTGAGAATGACGCAGACTACTTGTTATTTTTATTGAGGTGGGCATGAAGCAAACACATGCAAAATATAAACGATTCAAGTATGTGGTAGAGTGTAAACGCACCGCTGACTGGTGGTCTGGTGGCTGGCGTGAACGCAGTGAATGGTGCGTGGAGAATATTGGCACTGACTGGGATTACTTTGACGAGTGCTTCACGTTTAAAGATTCAGCTAGTGCGACACTCTTTATTTTAAGGTGGAAATGAGTATGATAATTGCAGGTGCTGGTAAATATTGGGGCAACATTGTTGACTACTACTGGGACAATATTGATCCAACTAATGATGGGACTATCTGGGAGTGGTTAGAGCGTGAGTATAATTGTAAGAGGTCTCGCGCTATTAACAAAACGTATACCTGGGATTTAGTATTTGATTCTGAAGAATACTATTCCCTATTTTTGCTGAGGTGGTCATGAGGGTAATACCAGAACATCACAACCATCGAGTGAAGATCAAACTCAAAGAGAATATTTGGGATATCGCTGGTCGAATTGAAGATATACAAACGATACGTGATTGGATTGCTGAGTTGACAGAATGGCAAGAAGACGAGTATACTATGAACATTTACAGTAGCGGCGGCATCATGGACGTATGGTTCAAGAAGGAAGAGTACGCTACACTTTGTGCACTGAGGTGGTCATGAACAGAATTAGCTCTGAAATCTCTTTTGATATTTACAAACGATGGTTAGTACATTGCTACCCGGAGACTGGTCACGAGCGCCTAAAGTGGACTCGTAACTTTGAGCAATTGAAGTTGCACTACGGTGATGGACGAGACTTTGATTTGTTTGTTTTTGGTTGTGGCGGTGCCATTAGGCAAGAACACCATAAGCGATTCATTGAATTTGCCGACAGTAGCAACATGACGTTATTTGTATTGAGGTGGGCATGAAGCTAGCTAAAGAAGATCAACTCCACGTATGGTGTGGTGGTAATAAACCAAACATATTCAAGCATCTGGTATACCACAGAATCGAACGTGATGTGCTCGAATGGTTACATGACAACTTTAAACGCGGCTACGGTATTGATTACTACTATCGTGATGGTAAGATTTGGTTCAGGAATTCACGAACTGAGCTCCTATTTATATTGAGGTGGGCATGAATTACTATCACTATGACCGAGCCCCAACATGGGTCCATACACGGTGTCCGCCAGAAGAACGTAGCTCAAAAATCTATTACTTTGATAGTGGTAACTTACCTCAAGGTGAGTTAGACGGTGAAGGAGTGCGATGGTATCGTTTGAACTGTTCATATTGGTTTGGTGATTGGATTGAACTACAAGATAAGAAGCTATGGCGGTCTTATGGTGGACGGCATCGTGCTATCTATATTGTGCGTGAAGAATTAATGACCCTGATTAGGTTGAGGTGGCTATGAAGTATGATTTTACTATGTTGAAGTTAGGATACATGATGGCGGATCTCCACGCATGGTTCGTTGACAACAACTACAAGTACGGCGTTGACTGGGAATTCTTGCGAGATGAGATAATCACCGACGCCACACGAAGCTCAATCATCACCGGCATTACTATTGAGGACAGTGAAGTGGCAACACTCTTTACACTGAGGTGGATGTGATGAACAGAATCATCAATGGTGATATGGAACAGTGGGCGCGGGCAATACTGTTCACACTGGAAGCGACACATACAAATGAAAACGGTACACTTTACCATGTGGTGTCTACCAGCGAGAGACCGATCATAGATTGGTTGACTTCACACGAACGTTGTGATACACTTGATATCGGAAAAGGCGATGTGCTATATTTTGGTGACGCTGGCAATTCAATCAAACGATATTTTGCCGTGAGTGACCGACTATACACACTGATGATACTAACTTGGAAATGACGTGCAGGTAAACCCCGTATTTGACGACGAAGATTGGATAGAAGTGACTGACATGGAGGAATCTATTATGCTAACTGAGCGCAAGAGTAAGTACAAGCACAAGGTAACTGTGCCAAGTGACTTCACTGGTGATTTAGAACGGTCAATACGCGACTGGTGCACTGAACAGTTTGGAGCTGGTGGTCGTAATCGGCACTTGCGCTGGCGTTTTGGCTGGGTACAAAACAAGTCTACGTTTTACTTTAAGAATGACTGTGACGTGTCGTTGTTCCTACTGCGGTGGGCTTGATGTATTGTAAAGTGTACGATAACATTTGGGGCAAAGATTACAACATCGTGAGCTTCAAACTACCAGCTGATAGTAAACATGAACTAGTTGACTGGTGTTTAAATTCATTTGGACCATCTGGCTACGATCACGTTGCTGGTAAAGCACGATGGATTAACAATATCAGATTCGGTGAGATTCATTTTTATAATGATGCTGATGTAAACTTGTTTTTATTACGGTGGTCATCATGATCATTAAGAGCAGCGTATCAGTTACTGTGGATGACATCAAAGAAAGGGCACTATCATTAGAAGAGGCGCGTTTGGATGCTATCGCGCAACAATGGGCACGTGATATCGATACGGAGGTACTCATGTCAGTAATGGGTTGGAATTCAATCAAGGTAAGCGAAGGTCGTGTATATGGTGCTCGTTACCATACAGCGGAGCCGGCTATCGATGGCTACGGTCTGACTACAGGTTTTGTCAGTGGTGACTGGAATGATATGCTAGCGTGGTGTGTTGATACATTTGGCGCATCCGCGTCTGTATGGGAAGCTACACCAGTTGTTAATGAACGCTGGTATGCCAACAACAGTAAATTCTGGTTTAGACACGAAGCTGATTTAACGTTATTTTTATTACGGTGGTCTTAATGGCACGTAAAGTGTTTGCTACAGATAAACGCGGCTACTCATTGTGGGGCGATGATCGTGATATCATGGTGGCACTAGACTATCATCGTGACGTTCAGGAATGGTGCGAAGCTAATGGCGTAGTGGCTATAGTAAATTGTAGTTTGTTGTCAGCTAAAGCATTTGGTGTAATCTTATGGCGAATTGATGATGAAGATCAAAGACTTGTTTTTATATTAAGGTGGGGAACGTGATGGATTACAAATACGGGCGCACATGGCATACGGTAGATGCAGGTGATGGCGCATATCACCGTGAAGTTATTAAATGGTGTAAAGCACAATTTGGTTCGCATCCGCTGGTACCAGACAGTACTTCACGCTGGTTCAATAGTATTGCACACACAATTCATTTTAGAGACGAAGAAGATTTAACGTTATTTTTATTGAGGTGGTCATGAGTAATTTAATAGACAGACTTAATCGAATTTTTACACAGCAGTCTATTGCTGATACCGCATTCAAAGTAAAGATGCCAGTACCTGGTGAAATAGACAGCTATTTTACTCTAGATAATGGCATGGTAGGCATGAAAAGTTACTTGATGCCATCAGACCAAAAGGAGAGTGTGACTTATGGTAGTGAGTATCGCGTAGTTGATTGCAAGGCGATTGGCATAGCACCTTGGGTAGAAGAACAAGATATCACATTATGGAAATATTCGAGTCATGATGGTGAGTGTCATCCAGCATTTGTCAGATTCGTCATGCACGAAAGTCTAGTAACTTTGATGATGCTACGATGGGCGTAAGAATCACAAACAAGTTCGCCATCGATGAAGACAACAAACACATCAGTATTCATGGATTGGTAGATCACTCAGAGTTTGACAAGATTCGCACATGGTGTTACAATCAAGGAGAATCGTTTACGTGTTATTTGACTGCTGGTATTGGCTACAGGACAGATGCTGACTTAACACTATTCTTATTGAGGTGGGAATGACTCTCATTTATATCGACCATGACCGCTGTAACATGAATGACTTGTCTGACTGGTTGCTGGAGAATGTCGGCGATGCGTATGACTGGAGCGAGATGCGTTACAACTGGGAATGGGGAGAGTACTATGAATTCATCAAGATCAGAAGCGAAGAACACGCTACTCTGTTCCGTCTACGATGGTGTTGAGTATTACGCAGTTGATACATTCTTCATGCGATGGACTGCTGTTCAACAGATTAAATTGTGGCTAGTGGAGAACTTTGGCGCAAATGGTGGCGGTCTATGGCGCATGGACGATGATGGCACGTTCATGTTGTTGCTAACAGAAGAGGTACACACATTAACATTATTAAGGTGGGGCAATGAGCTTTAACATTTTTAAGAATTACCGAGCAGAAGAAAACACAGTGAGACGCTTGAAAGAAGAGCCGTTGCTGGAGGAGCGACCTACCATGTGTGCGATTGGTCTGCATGTTTGGAGACGCTGGAGTGAAGCCTATGACGAGGGTATCTATATCAAACAATATCGCCACTGTGAAGCGTGTGGTAAGATCAACTTTAGACGAGAAATCAAATGAATCAATACAACTTTACTCGCCGCTGGCACACGGTAAATTACGACTTCGACAATCACGATGCAGTTTACAACTGGTGCACGGAAAACTTCGGCAAACAAGATAAGAAACCGGATGCTTGGTCTCGCTGGCGCAACTTATACGCTTGCGCTATTCAATTCAGAGACGAAGCTGACTATGTGCTGTTCCTGCTTCGCTGGGGAGATTCCGAAGCTGAGTACTATGCGAGTTCTGAGTTATGATAGTAGTACCCAATAAACAGTGGTATTGGCAAACTCTGCGCACCATCAACAAGAATCTCAATTTTGGCAAAACATCAATCAATGACATTGGTGTTCACATTGAAGAGCAATACGGTGTACGATGGGTACTAAACGGCGATGGTTTAATCTCCGATCAATACGAAGTGGTTGATGATGAAAAGCACACCATATTCCTGTTAAAGTACGCATGAAATATACCGTTAAGTATTATACCACAAGTGTAGTAGAGACCATGCGCGTAGTCAATGAATTACGTGGTACACTGAAGCAACACATTGACTTTGAGTTCGCCTGGCACTCAACTAAATGGTGTGACGTATCTTTTGCTGTGATTGACGAAGGTCACGTGGTATTCAGTTTTGCAACAGAAGAACTGGCAACTTATTTTACGCTCAAATATCTATGAATTTCGCAGTAGCACATGACGCCATATTCGATGGCTTACACTTGAAGGAGATCAAGATGGTCCTAAAGGATTTTAAATTCACTGACCTACATAGCGATGTGGTAACATACGTTGATGGTGCACGATGGTACACTGTTGCTGGTAATAAGGAAGTGGGCGCATGGCTCAGAAGCGCATTTGCTGATGAAGAAAAGTCACTGTGGTTCAGTCTAGGTCAAGCTAATTCAACCATTGAACGTTTTGATGTTCATGAAATGGTGCACACCCAGATCCTGCTCAAATTCACATGAAACAACATAAGAGACGTACCAAGACAATCGAATTAGTGAAATGGCTCAGAGCTAATGGTGAGCGATTCACTGACTGGGACATATCTGGTGGATACACTAACCTAACTATCACTTTTAAGAATGAAAAGTTAGAGTTAGCATACATCATGTTGTGGGATTGGGCGGACCCTGACCCAACCAGCAATCGTACTTGAGCAGCAAATAACTAGTCAGTGGACCGTCTTCGAGTTCAATCTCATATTGAAAAACATGTGGGAAGCGGCTCAGGAGCATCCGATGCACGGGCCAATGTCTGACACCAGCCGCCTTAATATCACGCATGGCCATGCGGAATTCGGCTTCCTTGACGCATATCTTGATGGTATTACTCGTCGTCATCTTCGTCATCACCTTCCATATAGTCATTTTGCAACTTAGACCAGAGAGACTTGTCGTCATAAGCTCGGTACTGAGTCTCATTTGGCATCAAGATTCTGAACTTGTCACCGTATTTGAGTAGCAGGTAAGTTACCATCTCCGAATCAAGTAAGTCGCATACCGTATATGCTGATGAACACGCGCCATGAATTACCTTGAATGGAGAATGACGGACGCCTTCTTCTTTTAAGGTATTACCAAATGATGTACTGTGAAAGATGATTCGAGAGATGCCTAGTCGCTGATTGCGAAGACGCACTTTGTCGAACAGGGAGAGTTTTGAGATGGTGGCGCAATTGTCATCGTCAATGGTGAGTAAACACTCTTTGAATTTAATGCTGCCCTTGGTGTGCGAGTTGTCTGGTGTTTCTTTGGTGGACCATGGTATCTCTGCTGAGACATGATTCACGTAAAACGACTCGCCGTGTGTTTTGATGATCCACATGGGAATTGTTGGGTCTTCAAGATGTTTTTTGTTAAAGTGAAAAACCAAGTCTTTACATGCGTATTCAATCTATTGTGTCATTTTAATCTCCTTTGTGTTATGACGTTAATTGTTAAGGGTCAATTGTAACCACGAACTCTTTGCAATCAGAATCGTTCATTCGCTCAATGAGAACATTGTGTCCACTGCGATCAGTAAACATATAGCTCTCGCCTTCAGCCAAACGATGTTGATATGCGATGGAACCATCACCACTCCATATGGTAACGTATGGTTTCAAAATTGTTGGGTTGTTCAAACCAAAATAAACATCTGGTTTTACTCCATGGCATTCGACAATACCTGCGACATCAGTTGCGCCCATCTGTTGGTAGAACAGTGCCCAGAATGCCATGGAAATTGGATTCGTAATTGTGCGCAGTGAGATTACACTAAACGAACCTGTCTTTGATGGCCAAGGTTGTGTCTTCTTATTGATTGTGTAGGTGTCTACTTTGTTGATGGCAATTACTGTAGACAACATTAACTTATGGTCTACGGTCATTCCAGGGCCAGCTTTAACTACCACATGCGTATCTTTGTAGAAGAGATTACGGAGTGGATTAGTCCACTGTAGAATGGCGTGTTTTAGTAGTCTCAGCATATTACTTCTTCTTCGAAGCTGGTGTGTCCATCTCTGGTGAAATTCTGGACATTTCTTCTTCAGTTGCGTATCTCGTTGGCACATTAGAGAATGGATGGAAGCTATCTGGTGTAAAGATACTAACCGGCTTCCAATATTTGTGGAGCAAATTATTAACTACAACGATAGCACTAATCACCACTAGAAACCCTAGTGCTGTTAATATACTACCTGCCAAAAAAACTGCTGCTTGATCCATGTCCATGATTATTCCTTAAATAGTTCGTAGACTATTTAGTATTGTGTGGTGCGTGTGGAGAGAATCGAACTCTCATTCAACGTTTTAGAGGCGCTTTCCTTAACCACTAGGATACACACGCATGAGACTATTGTATCAGACTCTGATACAATAGTCAACAAGTTTTGGATTAACTGTTAAGTACTTTAGCTACGCTATTCATCACACTAGCGATGCGACCAATGTCACGTAGTTGTTCCACAGTGTAGCCTTCTTGCTTTAGCGTGTCGTAATGTGCTTTCACACAAAAGTGGCATTTCCCCACAATAGAGGCTGCTAAACTATAGGCTTCGAAACGAGCCTTTGTAGTGCCGCCATGAGAGGCGATAGCATTCATACGCAGTTGTGCTGGTAAGCCTTTGAGTTGTTCGTCATCAGCCATTTCAACGTACGGATACCATACGTTGTTCTGGGCCATGATTGAGGCGGCGGTCAGGGCCGCATCTGCTTCCACTCTATTAGCAAGTTGGCTATGAATCCAGGTCCACAGTTTACTGTTGCCCGTAGCAAATGCCGCCGCTAGAGCGACTGCTTCTGCTTCCTCGACGGGAAGTGTCGAACGCTTAATTACTGCGTCAATATTTAATTTTGTGTCTTTAGCATAATCAGGAATACTTTGTTCCTTTAATGCGTCTACCCATTGTGTCATAATTTTTCCTTTAATATTTTCCACTCGCTAATACGATCTGACATATATGTTCGAGTCTTTCTATATGTTCAAACGCCCGCCATGGTGATGTATCGATAGCAACAACACCGTGACCTTTTATACCTACAATATCATACCCGATATTACCATAATGGTCTAACTGCAAATTCTCATGGCAACGATCGGCAAGTTCTTGACTAATCGGCGCAACATCTCCCACATTAGGTGCTACCTTAGTATAGCGACTAAGTTCCGGAAAGTCGTTGGCAAGACTGCCTAACTCTATACCACGATGCATAGCGGCCACGCAATATGTAGGGTGTAGATGTACTACTACTCGGACATCATTACTGTGCTGACCCATGTTCTTCTGTAAACCAAAATGAAGTGGAATCTCTCCGCTAGGCTTTAGATTTGAGCTAATGTCGGTGTATGGTTCCTCGCCCCACATCAGACTACTAATAACCCTAATCTTTTTGAACTGATCAGGTTGCATTGTTTGCTTACGGACGCCACTGGGTGTGATATAAAAGTGATCACGGTCGTGATGACGAATTGAAACATTGCCATCACGACTGGTAATCCAGTTGCGTCTATATGCTTCAACAAGCGTGTCGCATATAGTTTCTAACATTTATTTTTTCCTCTTTCTTTATATAAATTTTCTATCGTTCTTCTTGAATAACCATTTCTAATGGCCTCCGACATACTTCTATAAGTGACACCAAATACCTCGATTGATTTAGAATTTGCTGTTGCTTTTTTATAGTTTGGATTTTTACTTCCGAGTTTAGCATTGGATTTATTAATACTCAGTTGTTCGGATTTACCAAGTTTCCATCCTTCTGGTATAATGTCACCATGTTTTATGGTTGAATTGTTTACGCCGTCGGTAATAAATTGGCGTTGATACATACCGTTTTGTTGTCCGACATTCGCAATTCTATTTTTCTCGATCAACCAATCAGGCTGCCCATGCCACCAGCCTTCTGGCATTACCTCATCTCTTTTCAATGATCTGATCGCTAATCCATCGGTGATGTAGACTTTACCTTTATTTTTTTCTAATTTATTTTCAAGGGTTTTCTGACAAAAGCCTGGCCACCAGCCTTCTGGAATTTCCTGACCTTTGAAGCATACTTTATCAATTATTCCGTTAGTGATAGGAATTTTTCCAGTGTGTAATTTTCTTAGATAATCACGAGCGGCGTTTTTAGTCGTGGTATAGTTATACTTGTTCATAAGCATACTAGCAAAAGACATTTTTCCTTTGTTTACGCCAGTGGTCATATGAACAAGTAATTTATGACAAAAACGGTGCTCGTCGTAAGTAAGATTCACTAGATTGGTTGGATCATCGCTACCTCCCATAGACCTAGGCACTATATGATGACTTTCAATATACTCATCTTCTGGTAGAGTCCTATTTTGAGCGGACTCTATTAGTTTATAGTATATTTTAGCGTAACGATTATCCAAAAACATCTTTACTTACCTAACGTATCAGCGCCGATTTGTCTATTGCACTGGCATAACTCTCCGGTTTGCAAACTATCAAGAATACGTAGAGTTTCTTCTGGTGAACGACCGACGTTCAAGTTGTTAACAGTCACGTGTTGGATAACGTTGTCAGGGTCAACGATGAATGTTGCACGGAGTGCGGCACCTGCTGGCGCATAAAATACACCAAGTTGTTCAATTAATGACAACTCACCGCGCTGAGTATCAGCGAACTGAGTGTGTGTTAACTTCTTCAAGTCAGCGTGAGCATTTTGCCACGCGGTCTTACAAAACTCATTATCAGTACTGCCTGTTAGCAAGATAGCATCTCGATCAGCAAAGTCACCTGCCAATTTGTCATATGCTACAATCTCTGTAGGGCACACGAATGTAAAGTCCTTTGGATAGTACACAATGATCTTCCACTTGCCCTCAAAACTTTGATCTGTGATCGTGTAGTACGCATCTTCTGGTTGACCTGGTTTAACGCCTGTTACTGCGAACGCTGTTAATTTATCGCCTACTGTTTTCATATGTTTCTCCTTAGTATTAATGAAATCTATCAATTATATGTTCTCGATGAACATAATGTATTGTAATAGTATTTACACTCAGCGTCAACGCAAAAACAGTATTTCCGGCGAATATATTTTAATCGACCCGATAGACAAAAACTAAAAAGCACCCGAAGGTGCTTAGTGTTTATGAGAACAGTTTTAATCCTGTGCCACATTCGACACAGAATTTACTCTTTGCTCGATTTAACTTGCCACAAGAAGGACACTCAGGCTTATGTTTGACTGTGACTGCTTCCGTTACTCTGGTGCTGCCATCATCGCCTAGCAACTTTAGCACGATGGTGTGCTTAGTTGGCTCAAGCGTACCCATAGTAGTTGTCTGAAACTTCTGGTCACTGCGACTGCCTGGTACAGTAATACCAACATCGTTCCAGTCCATAGTAGCCATTCCGTCATGTGCTTCCATGTCTTTAATGCCCATCGATGCGAGTGTAGCAGTTGTAGCACTAGCGGCGCTGGCTTTCACACTCTCGCCCTTAGAGTAATCAACCCCACGTAAGACACCACCAACATTCATTTGCGAGACACTACCACTTGCTGTTACTGAGAACCTATCACCGGCACTGCCACTAACGCCAGCATTAGTTGTAGCATAAAACGAGTCGCCTCCAGTACTAGCACGATACCCACTGTACTTAATCCAATCATCACTGATGCCACCAACAATGTTATTTCTCCATAGAGTGTCATTGATATTGATTACGGGACGTGGTACTTCGTACTGGAATTCAAGTTTAACAATACCGTCTTCGAGTTTGATTCCACGAGGACCATCTTCGATTGCTTTGATACGCTCAATGAATTTGAGCTTGTTACCGGCAGAGAGATTACCGCCTACGATTGAGCGCTCTAAGTCAATTTCTTGACCAGCGTTAATAACTAACCCACCCTCAACGATGTTAGTGCCATCGATGAAGACGTTAACTAATGCTCGTTGTGTGTTGAGGTTTTTGATTAAGATACTATATTCTGTGTTGTATGGTACATACACAGTATCTTTAAATTCGCGGAGAATTTTACCATTTGCCTTTATGGCGGCTACCATTTGGTTTGCGTACATCATATTTTCCTTAAACGGCCCGCTGAGTAGAAGCCCAAATTAACTCAGCTAGTATATTGATGGCCTTTCATCAACTACTATTCTTATTTAGTCAACTCTTCACGCTGACTTTTTATTTTGTGGTATTCTTCCATGAAGGATTCGCTAGGAGTCAATCTATCGATCTCCTGTAATGTCATAAGTGTATCCAACGCATTGAACGCAAAAATAGCGATACCAATTGTTATCAATATTGAGAATACAATCACAACAAACGCCGTCATGTATCTTCCTTGAGAATTTCTTCCAGTATAGTGTCGTCTGCTGAGAATGTTGTCAACTCGTAATACGTATCACCAATCTGGTAAGTCTCGCTCCAAGAGCGTTGATTGTTTGACTCACTAATCGGCGTCATCATTGTTAATAGGAGCATCAGATGCTCTTTTTCAACGTCAGTAATCACGCGCTTAGGTGGTCCCATTAGTTTACGGAGGAACGCCTTACGTTGTGCGTCAGTCATGTTATTAACAGATGCTGATGTGAGATTAGTCATGAGTAGTGTCCGCCATCACGGGTTGTTACCGCACTCTTGGCACCACAAGTCTTGCATTGATTCCAGTGTTCGGAGTACGACCTGTTTAAGTAACCACCTTCGTAGTAATAGCTCTTTGATTCAATATGAGTATGCGGGCACTCTTCGAGAATAGCACTACGCTCTTCATGGAGCGCGGTCATCTTTTTGCGTTGGCGTTCGATCCGCTTGTCCACATTAGCTAATTTTTGTTCAAATTCTGTCATAACTCATAATAACAGAATACAAATAGTAGTTCAACTTATTTGGATTGGCAATTCTGACATGGTGAACTGCGCTTTGTGTCACAGTTTGTACAAGTCTTGTGGTTTAACCAGGTACGTGGGATAAACGTAGTCTCATACTTTGCTGGTTTGTCACTACTGCATTGTTTAGTTTGAATGATTGGCATTGGTGCCTCCTATACTAATACAACGATTTATCGAGTGTATACGTTGACAGAATTTGAATTATATTTTGTGGTATACACTATTATTGTCGCGCTGTCAAGTGTTATGGACCGAATTTTGGAAGCAAAGTTATACACATGTTATACACAATTTGAGTCGGAAGTATCACACTAAAGATGAACATTTATTCACAATTCGCGCAAAGTAGTATATTATTTTGCGCAAAATGCGGTCGGAAGTATAGCACTATGGTGTGTAGTGGTGTTGTGTTAAGGTGAACTCAAAAGATGGTGTTTTTATATATTATTAAATTGGATAAATTAGTAATTTGCGAGTATGCGTAGGCGACTAGCCGGAGCAATCGAAGCAAATTGTGTGTACTCGTCGAAGACGGGTACCACGGATAATGGACACTGAATTGTGATTGTGCGTAGCACCACTATGATCCTGTACAAAAGCAAAAGAGACCCTGAGGTCTCCTTTGTGTAGTATGCGAATTTCCAATTTAGAAGAACAAGAATAGTCCATTAAGTGATAGAGCTACTCCGATTGCAGCTACGCCAAAACTTGCCCAGAACATTGCCATAGATACCGCTAAGATTGAAGCTGATAGTACCACGATAGCTAGTTGATAAGCTGTTGATGCGTAACCGATCCATGGTGAGCCCTTCTTAGCTTCTTCGCGGGTAGCTTCCATAGCACGTGCGCGTTCAGCGATTTCTTTTTTGTCAGCGTCCATGCGCTCCTTTTCAGCAGCAAACTTTTCTTTGAGTTTTGGATCAGCTGTGGTTAGAGATGCAATCTCGTAACTTACACCGCGCCCGTTCTTGGCCTGATACTGCGCCCAGGCATTATTCGCACCTAGTGTGTTGTTCAATACGGTTGAACCTAATTTGCCGCCGTACCAGCTGTTTACTGCCAAGAGTAGAGCAAATACAGAGATTACCATACCTGCGCGGTCTTTAATTTTGGCCTCCCGCTCCGAACGAGAGCCCACTGGTGCAGCTGGTGCACCTTCGTCTTTTGGTTCTTTGTTGATTAGTTTTAAGATTGAGTCGTGTAATGCCATATGTAGGTTTCCTTATAGTATACTACTATTTATGCATTAATGCTTCAAAAACCACCACAGAGCAAATAGACACACGCCGCCAAGCAAGCTAAAGAACGATACTATTATCAAGATTGCCTTGAATGTACCGCCGCTCTCTAACTTGTTCAACCACCAAATCAACTCATTCGTCGTCATCATCTTCCCGTCCATACTTTTGGAAGTGCGTCTAGTCTGCGCTGCTCTTCTGTCTTTGGTATAATACCAGTGCCTAAATGTGGATACTTTTGTATTCTGTCATTCACTACATATACCATAGTTAATCCTATGATAGCTGCCAAGAACACTCCACCTAAGCCAATAGCAATCTCTACGTATAGTTTTTGAATGCGAAGTTTGCGTCTCTTTTTAGCAGCATCCGCATCACGCATTGACTTTGCCACAAGAGAGCGTTGAGTCTCGCCCATGTGCTTCATCATTTGCTCAACTTCGGTGTATAGCGCGCCTAGTTCAGGTGGACTTTGATATACCATTAGTTCACGCAGGTCTACACTCATCTGCTCTAGTTGTTTGCGCATTAAGACACGTTGAAGCGCACGTTTACCAATTGAAGCATCACCAGTGTATACTTCACTTTCCGCTCTGTATTCCTCTTCCTCCATGATTGCCAAGCACTTGTAGAAGTTGTCGTAGTACTCGCCCAACTTTTCACCAATCTCTTGATAAACGCCAGTGTGCTGACCTTCGTTTGCTCTTTTGTTAAGTGCGATTATTTCATTCTTTTCACGAATGTATTGGTTTTTTTGTTCAACGGTAGGAGGCTTGTCTGGTGGATGGAGCTTTTTGAATTGTTCGTCTAAGTCTTTGATGACTTCTTTAACTTCACCAGCAGCGCCCTTGATATCCTTATACAGCTTGCAGCCAGCCTTGACTGCGTTAACAGCCCCATTAGCTAGTGCAAATAGTGTAATTGGATCCACCGTGACTCCTTATTATTGTTTTTATTGTTGTAAGTCAACTGTATTTAGCGCTTTTTGCTAGAAAAAATGTTTTGATTGTTTGCGCATGAGATAAATAGCGACTGTTTATTCGCCATGTGGATAGCTAAATAAGAGACTAGTATCAAACAATAACAATAATAAAGGAGCTAGTAATGAACAAACTACTTAAATGGGTGGTGGCTGCGGTATTATGCGCAGGCACTGCATCGGCATTTGGTGATCAGGTAATGATTATCGATGCACAATATTCAACAGTGACTCAAAACGTTCGCGGACGATTAGAGGCAGCTGGTCATACTGTGAGTGTGACAACATCGACTTCTGGTATACCGACTGGTACTGGTACGTATCAACAAGTATGGGACTTGCGTTATAGCGCGGCGCTGACTGCTGGCGAAGTCACTAACTACACACAATTCGTAACTAATGGTGGTTTTGCTTATTTTGTAACGGAGAACCCAGGTTGCTGTATGGCACGTAACAATTCGGTCGCTGCGTTGGTAACAGGACTTGGTGGTGGTACGACACAAATTGGACCGGGTTGGGCTAACAACGTAGAGACTAATGTTAATACTACGTACATGACTAGTGGTATCACTGTAAACTATCTAGCAGTTGCTGCTATTGTAAACAGTCAGGGCATCCCGCTAATCAGTGACGCTAGTAATAGCGTATCTGGTATGTCATGGATCGGTCGTGCGGGTGCTCTCAGCAGCGGAGTGACTGGTACGATTGTTACTGTAGCTGATACTAACTGGCTAGCAGAAGCATGGGGCACAGACAATCAAACTGCGCTAGATGACATCATTCGTGGTATCGTTGCTGGCACAGTTGGTGGTACTATCTCTGCTAGTGGCAATGGAGCAGCGGCAAGTAATGGTGCTGCTCAGCAACAAGCGCAAAATCAAACACCACCCCCACCACCTACATATGATCACGCTAACACGGGTGAGACAGTCGCAATGGGCACTCTAGCAAGTGGCGCATTTACTGGTGATGGTGGTACTCTTGTTGGTAACGGTGCTGAAGTTACTAACAACATCACGTTAAACGCTGGTGGTCTGACATACGATGCTAACAACGCAGATAGCACGATCAGTGGCGTGATTAGTGGTAACGGCGGTATTGCGTTCACTGGTAGTGGTATCACTACATTAAGTGGTGTTAATACATACACTGGTGTGACTGGTATCTTATCTGGCGCATCTTTGGTCAATACTGGTAGCATCGCTAGTTCAAGTGTAGTTAATAACGGTACGTTTACAAACATCGGAACAGCTGGTTCAGTAACTAACTATGGAGTGTTTAGTAATAGCGGTACTGCTGGCGGAGTAATCAACGGAGGTACATTCACTAATACTGGAACTGTTGGTATCGTAGCTAACAGCGGTACTATGACTAACAGTGGATTGACTGGTGACTGGAGTAATTGGGGAACAGTGAGTAACAACGGTACTATGGGTTCTGGTGACAATTACTTGACTTTTACAAACGTCGGTACGATTGGCGCATTCACTAATACTAGTGACTTGACTAATACTGGTACGACTGGTAATGGCATCAATACTGGTAGATTGATTAACAGCGGCGCTATGGGCATTATTGCTAACAGCGGCAGCTTTTTGAATACTGGCACGTTGAGTGGCATCAATAACAGTGGTACATGGAGTACTACTTCAACTACACTACAGTCATATACTCAGAGTGGTGCTGGTAGTACGGTGTTAGATTATAGCACAAGATTGCGTATCGCTGGTAGTGCTAACTTAGATGGTAATTTAACTCTGGCTGGTAATGCACCAGGTCTAGGCAAGTATAGCTTGATTCAAAGTGGTGGCATCAACGGCACATATAGTTCATATACTGGTGTTGGCGCACTACGATACACTGCATCTGATGTTCAACTATGGGTAATGCCAAGTAGTGGTGAAGTTCAACGCAGAGTTGATAGTTTTGCTCAGAACTTAGGTGGTGCAAATTCATTGGCTAGTGGCGCATTAACTGGTGGAGTTGGAAGCGACTGTGCAGTATTTGGAGACAGTGGTGGTTGTATGAATGCAAACTACGGCGCTACTCGTGCTGCTGGCGGCGATTTAAATTCAACTGGTATTACACTAGTAAAGAAGATAGATTCTAATTGGCGTGTTGGTGTATTTGCTAATGGTGTGAATGGTACTGCAACTGTAGCAGACACTGTTTATAGCAGTAGTCGCCCAGGTCTAGGCGGATTAATTGGTTGGAGTGAGAGTGCTGACAGCATCGGTTGGGGCGTAACAGCTTCTGCTATTGGCGGCAGTGGTGAATATGCTATCGGTTCCGACAAGACTGGCGTGCGCGGTAGTGCTACTCAGATTAAAGCATCTTATGGTATACCATTAAGTGTGGATACTACTGTGACACCATATATCGGTGTTCGTCGTAGCACACTTAAAGTAGATAGTTACACTAAGAGTGGCGAGTTGTTCCCGTTGACATACGGCATTGTCGTTCAAAAACAGAACGACTTGTTATTTGGTGGCACCTTCTCTAAACGTTTGACAGATGATTTAACTGGCTCATTGAGTGCTGGCGTGATACATGGTCTCATGCGTGACAGTGGTACGGTATCTGTGACTAGTGATATGGGAGCATACTCTGCTCGTATGCGTGACGCTAAGCGCACTGCCGGTTCACTTGGTGCTGGTTTGACTTATAAACTAGACAAGAGTAGTAGCATAGGTATTAATACTGGATGGACACAGCGCGGGTTGACTGATGCTAGTGTTACAACATATAGTATTGGATACACTGCTGGGTTCTGATAAATACTCGTATGAACGATATCATTGAACTAGTGAAGACAATCAAAGAAGACTGGGCACTCCTGGTCTTCTTCTTTACGCTCGGCGGCGCGTGGTGGCAGGGGCAGGCGTGGTTCCGGAAGCTCGACGAAACTCTAGCCGGTGTTGGCTCTCAACATGAGGAACAAAACACAGCAATCGCCGCTATTGGCGTCAAACTAGATGCGATTGAAGTTCGTATTGAGAACCTAGAGCGCCTAACCGATAAGATCCATGACGAACTCCACGAGGCAGAAGTTCAACTAGCAGTGCTCCAGAACACTCGTGACATCAATGAAGCGAAGCAAATTCATCGTACTCGTCGCAAATCTGCCTAAATCTACCCATCGAAACATTGAGATAAATACTGATTAGGGAACTAATCCAGTATGAAAATCAAAGAAGTAATCACCAACGAATCAATTCAGCTAGACGAAGGCGTATTAGACACGGTCAAGCAAAAGCTACAAGGTATATTAAACAATATACGTGCGTCATTTCCAAATTTCGATAATGTGATGAAGCAAATGAAAGCACATGAGCAGCAATTGGATGCCATAGCTATAAATTTACAAAAACAATCAGAGACAAAAAAGATTTCCAAAGATGAATTGATTGCAGCTGTTAAACCGATTGCATTTCAAGTAGCAAAAGAAATCAAATCTTCTTCAGGTCAAGTCAATGAAAATTATCATAATGAGCGTGACATGAAGGATTATAATAAAAAAGTACAGTCAGATGCGGTCACGGCGGTAGGCTCAGCGGCATTAGGCGGATTGTATATGCTGTTTACCGTAGTGATGGCACTTAGAGAACGCAGTTTCCTATTAGGTGTGGTGATGATTGTTGGTGGATTCATAGCCTGTTTATTAATTGGTAACCATCAAGCATCTGCTCAGCAGGAACTAGAAACGAATACATTGAATGCGGCTAACAAGAAAGTAGAACAGAAACTAGGCGCCGATAAAACACGTGATACAGTAAAGTCAGCAGTATGGGGTTCGAGAGTAAGTAATGCCTATCAATATTACATCATTCACGACAAACCAGAATATTCCCGCTCATACGAGGAAAGAAGACAACTGGAACACTTATATGATAAGGGATTTAGAAGTGGTGATTATTACAAAATAAGAAGCGAACTTATCGATAAAATATGTAGAACCCTTCAGGTAACTTATGATGATTTCAAAAATAGTGAGTATCTAAAATTACTAGACCGAACAATAGAAAATTAATATGAAAATTAGCGAAGTAATTATCAATGAAACAATTCAACTGGACGAAGGTGTGGTTGATACCATCAAGCAAAAGTTAAACGGCGTATTGGCTAAAATTCGCCAAGCGTATCCTAATTTTGATGCCGTACTAAATCAGGTCAAAACATATCAACAAGAAATACGGGCTATCGCCAGTCAATTACAATCTGGAACTAAGCCATCTAAGGATGAGTTAATTGCCATGGTTAAACCACTTGCCACTAGAGTGGCCGGCGAGATGAAAACTATGAATGAGGGTAAGTATGACCCTGAAAATCAACCAACTACTCTCTATACCGCTGGTGATTATTCTAAAGCAAGAAAATCTACAAAAACGGTAACCACTAATAATAAAAAATCAGAAATTAGTAAAGAGACAAAGGAATTTCTAATATTAATTCTAATGCCATTATACGGTCTACTCTCGTTGATTCTATCATTACGTAATGAAAGTTTTGTACAATTTTTTGTAATGGTATTTGGTGCATTGTTGGTACTTATATTTTTGGCGGTTGGTGAATCGACAGAACGAAATAAATGGATTCAAGTCAAGAACTTCATTACTGATATTGCAAAAACTCCCGATGTGAAAAACGCATACACATTTCATAAATTAAGTCAATACCCGTACCATAAGCTATCATACAAAGATAACACACGTCTAGAATATTTACAGAGAATGGGGTTTAAACGAGGTTCATACGAGAATGAATTAGAAAAAATAATGAATGCTATTGAGTCTAGATTTGGTGTATCGAAAGAAGCATTTAAACAAAGCAATTATTATAAATTCATGATAGACGCCATTGAAAAACAATTATGAGAGCACAAGAATTTCAACCCCCAACAATCAAAGTCGGCGATGAAGTCATGCTCGGTAAGTTCAAAAATCGCCGGGCAGAAGTCAAAGGCTTTGCTAAAGACAAGAATAATCAACCCGTATTGCAGACCACCAAGGGTGACACCCAACTATTCAAACCTCGTATCAGTAAATTGAAGACTGCTACGACCGAGAGTAGACAAGAGGAACTGTCTCGTCTTGTCAAGATGATGACCACTGGGAAAATTCCATATGACCGTGGCATGCCATTGTTCCAGACTTATACTCAATCTCAACAACACTTACTGGAGTCTCTAGACCAATCAATTGTTGACTTTGTTCAGAATCTTCAGACTCATAGTCCCACAGTTAATGACTCGTATTATGCTATTCCCGTGTGGGTAGTTGGTAATCAGGTGTTTGTTCTAGATTGTGAAGGTAATAATCCACCTACGGCACGTGCGACCCCAATCATCGTTATAGCTAATAGCAGTGACCGTCTAAAAATCAAAACACCATCAGGTATAGAAACCACATACCCTTGCAATGACCTCAGTGATATGGGTTATAACACTGTGATTCTTTGTAAGACAGTCGCCGAATATCAAGCTATGGCCACAATGTTCCTGATGAAATTTGATGTCCATCTTCCAGAGATTGCAGAACAAGAACTTGATGAAGGCTGGAAAGACTGGGTAGCTGGCGGAGCAATGGCGCTAGGAGCTCTTGGAGCGCACGGAGACGCAAATGCTGGGTCTAAGTATGTACAGACGAAAACAAGCGCTGGTGCGCAGGCACCACAAGGAGTGGGCAGTGCTATCAAAGTAGACAAGAGTTACGCTGAACCAACAACTCAAAAAAGTTCAGCTAATAGTTCTAAATCACTTGCACAACCTGGCAAATTAGCGCAAAATATCAACAGTACATTTAAGAAGATGACGCCCGAGCAAAGTCGTGGTGGTTATACACCGCAGCAGCTTAAAGATTATATTCAAGCAGCAGCTACTAGATACTTACCAGCGGATCAGGTGGCGCGATTCATGGGTGAAGTTGCACACGAGACAGCTAACTTTACTAGTATGGTTGAGCAGAACCCAGAGAAGAATTTGAAGCATTACGCTAAACGCGGTAACCCACTTGGTAATGCGGATATGAACGATGCGCAAAAGTACATTGGTCGTGGTTATCTTCAAATTACTGGCAAGTGGAACTATCAACATTTTGGTGATAAGATTCGCGTAGGTCTTGGTGATGAGTTAGTCAAAAATCCGGATATGGCACTGCGCCCGGACGTTGCTGCTGCACTTGCAGTAGTATACTGGCGTGAGCGTGTGGCACCAAAAATGGACGCTGGTGCATCTAGCAAGTCAATTGCTACTGCTATCAATGGTAAGAAACCAAAAGGTCTAAAGAGTAGAGAAGCATATACACGTCAAGCGGCCGCTGACTTGAGAAAGAATAAACGATCATGAGAGCAAAACAGTTTACCCGACCGTCAGAAATAGTTGATGAAGCCAAGATGAATCCTGGTGAGTTTGAGAAGGCGATTCAGTCTGGTCACGAGGCTGGTGTGCTAGTTGGTTATGAATTTGAGGTTTGTATACCATATGGTACATTTGGTGATGGTGAAGAGGGCGAAGGTGCTATTAATCGGGACTGGATGGCAGAGTTCTTTGTGAATCACAACTACTTTACTGAAATTACACTTGGTCATATTTCACCAGCAGAGCTAGATTCAGTATTCACATTCAAAGACGAAGCCAACCCACGATTCAAGACGTTTACCGATGCGACTGATGCCGTCTTACGTGAACGAATTGAAGAAGTTAAGCAAATGTTTTCCGCGTTAGCCGATGACGTGCGCGCCGAATTAGTAACTGATGCGAAGAACTATTTGAATAAGATTGACCGCTCAAATGAAGTCCGTTATACCACCAACGATGATCTCCATGAAGAATATATGTTTGCTCGTACACTTACACGCTTTGCGCAGCATCGTAATCGTGAGTTACGTGCTCCTGATATGGGCATTGAACTAGACGATGTGTTCAGAGCTATCTTTGGAATGAATAGCGACACTATTGACTCTGACATCAATCACTTTTTTGATTATGACCCAGCTAAAGTGTTTGAAGAACTCCAGTTAGACGACTGGGCAGACAGCGACTATGATGACAACAACTCACACTACAGAGCAGGTGCACAATTCTTAGCTGATGTATTACAACACAATTTTGGCACTGATGTCCACATCTTTGATAGCTATCATGAGTTTAACAAGAATGCAACTGACTGGTACATCGAGCCTGATGGTAGCTTACGTTCAAATGATGATAGTGATGTAGCACTTGAGATTGTGTCGCCGCCTTTAGCTGCCAAGGACGCCATCGCAGCTATTACTAAGTTTTATAGTATAGCTCGTCGTTACAGTCTTTACACTAATGATTCAACCGGTCTCCATATTAACGTTAGTATACCACGAACACTTGATGTGCTTAAACTAGCCTTATTCTTGGGTGACGCGCACGTGCTACAAATATTCAAACGCGAGAACAATGATTACGCAGTGTCAATCATGAATCAGTTACAAAGGCGTTTGGAACGTGGTGGCGGTGGTGTTATCAAAGCAGGAACTAAGAATGACGATGGTTCTGTAGAGCAGTCATCAACTATTGATTTAAACATGTTGAAAAAGGTAGCAGAAGACATCTCTGGCGGACACACGGTGAGTATCAGTAACAATGGCAACTACATCTCTTTTAGACATGCTGGTGATGACTATCTACAAAACAATAAAGACGTGATGGACGTTATCGGTCGCTTTGTTCGCTCTATGATTATCGCTAGTGATCCAGAAGCATATAAACAAGACTACTTGAAGAAGTTGTATCAACTAACCGCAGCTTCTGGTGGACACACAAAGCAACTAATAGCATCAGGTGATATCGCACTACAATCACTACAAGACATTCGCACAAATGGTGTGCCAACAATCACAGCGTATGTTTACTGTCCATCTGGGCGCGTAGATATTGAACGTTTGAGCAAAAGAATCGCGCAGAATTATGCTGGTGAATTCAGCATATCAACAGTAGCAGCATCATCTAAAGCACAATCAGTTTTAGGTTCACGCTCCAAGTCAGTTGGTATCTCGCGAGTGATATCAGACGCAGCTTCAGATATGTTTTTTGAAGTAGTAATCTATCCAAACGTGTTTAATTTACCTGTGTTCCAGCAGCCACAACCAGATACGATTCAACACGTAGTTGTAGCTACTGTAGACGACTACGGTTACTATACTGTAGTAAACACACGCGCGGCAATCGATACAAATAAGAGTACACGTGGACTGGTATCAAAATTAATATCTACGTACAAATCTAGCAAAGGTAATAAACCACAATGAGAGCAAAACAATTTACAAGACCAGTCAAAGAAGAAGTGATTGACGAAGTTCGCATGAGCCCTAGTGCTTTTGCAAGTGCTGCTAAAGAGGGCAGTGAACTCGGTGTACTAGTTGGTTATGAATTTGAGGTTTGTGTACCATCTGATACAGTGCACGACAACTTTAGCTCACCTGAACGCGCAGCACCAGAAGTTAGTGCCGAACGCATTGCTGAAACTATGTATGAAGAATCAACATGGGATGCCCATCCTCCTTGGGAATTCACACCACTTCGTTTTGATCGTTACTTCAAGTTTAAAGAAGGTAAGTCTAAGTATCCAAACATGGTAGCAGTATATGATGACTGGCGCGAATCAGCACTACAAAAAGCTCGTCATCTAATCGCTGAATTACCAGAAGACCTTCGTAATGAAATGAACGTCGAAGCAGAAAAGCTAGTCGATAGTGAACATTATGAGAGTATGCGTCAGGCGATTGATGACGATGAGTTGTTCTTGGCATTCTGTTTTGGTAAATCTCTGTATCTCAAAGGCAGTAATCGTGAACTAGAGCGCAAGGGTATTGATATCTATACTGTTGCAAGGTCTACATACGATGACTTATTTGAAATGGCATTTAGTGAAGACCCAGGTGACGTTGTTCGACAACTCTATGTTTATTTGGACTTTGATCCAGAAACAGTCTATGACGCATTTGACTTGTCACGCTATGAGCCCGATGACGAAGAAGACGAGTATGACTTTAGTGGTTACAACTCCGGGTACAAACGCGCTGCTTTTGTTATGAAGGAACCAATTGCTGATGCATTCGGCGCTGATGTAAATATCTTCTCTAACTATCATCAATCAACTAAGAACATGCATGACTGGTATATCGAACCAGATGGCTCACTTGAACCTAATGATGACGATGAAGCGCTAGAGATAGTATCTCCTCCAATGCCAGCACAGGCCGCAGTTAAAGCTATCTCTACGTTTTATAGTATCGCTGAGCGATATCAATTATATACCAACAGAAGCACCGGTCTCCATATTAACGTTAGTATACCGAAAACACTTGATGTACTTAAATTAGCAGTGTTCTTGGGTGATCAATATGTGTTAAAGTATTTTGGTCGTCAAGACAATAGTTATGCACGAAGCATGATGGCTGCTATGAAGAGTACGATTAGTGATCGTAGAAAAGTATCTGGCGCGTCACAACCGGCTACTGCTGCTGGTACTTCAGATGGTGAAGGCGGTACTCTAGCTACTACTCAAATCGACTATGGCTTGCTGGCTTCAATGGCAAAGAACATCTCTAATCAACACACTATCAGTATCTCTGGTGAATCTGGTAAGTACATCTCATTTAGACACGCTGGTGGTAACTATCTCAAGGATAAACAAGGCGTAGTAAACGTAGTTGGTAGATTCATTCGCGCTATGATTATCGCTAGTGATCCAAACGCTTATCGTAACGAGTATCTGAAGAAAGTATACCAGCTACTTGGCAATAGTATTAATCCATCTCGTAACAATCGCGCAGATGCGTTGAATTACCTACGTGAAAAAGGTGCACCAGTTGTGAAGATTGATCTTGTAACTAAGGGCGAAGCTCCTACACCGGAGATGATTATGACTATCGCACGTAACACTGGTCTGTCAGATGGTTCCATTGCGCACGAAATTGCACCGAACCCAGGTGGCGCAGAGGCAGCTGCTGCTGCAATGATTCGCGTAGTACGTGGTGCCAATGCTCGTGCATGGGTAGACAATTCTGAAGATGCACACTGGTTCACGGTGGCTCTATATCCAACTGAACAGAATATTGATCGCTTTATTCGTTATCAACCAACTGGTGGTATTCAACGTACGGTAGCTGGCGGCAGCACTAGTAGTTACTATCTACCGGAGAAGATTCACATCAACTATCTAGACAACAAGTATACAAGAATGCTTCAAGGTCAGTTGATGAGAGCACAACGCGCGGCGCGTACAACTGGTGGCACACAATGAAGATAAGCGAAGTACTAAACGAAGAAGGCAGGCGCCGTAACTTGTCAATCTATTACTTTGCGTACGGTATGCTCACAGATCCGGAGTACATGGGCAAAGTTGATGCAAGAATGGTAGGTCGTGCTACACTCGATGGCTACACGTTAGAGCTATTCTTACACGCTAACGTACACAAGGGCAGTGGCTCGGTCACTGGCACACTGTGGCAAATCGACAGCGCGATGTTAGCTGACTTAGATCGCACAGAAGGTTACCCAGATTATTATACACGCAAAATCGTACCAGTTTACTGTGATGCCACCGACCGTGAGTACCGCGCAGTAATCTATGTAATGACACCAGATAGTCGAGAAGATTCAGCTGGCCGAGTCCCATCACCACGCTATATTCAAATGATTGCTAACGGCTATCAACACGCTGGAATCTCGTTAAATCAACTGGTAAAAGCTGTGGAATCTAACAAAAAGAACGCAACTCACACACAATCATCTCATGACGACCCAGAAAACGAATGGTTATGAAGGCTACCGAGATTAAATCTTATGAACTTAGATTCAGTCAGACTCCTAGAACCATTCAGACGATAGCTGAACAACTCACCCAGTACTTCAGAGCTACCGGAATCCGTGGTTGGCCCACGTCATCGTCTATATTGAGTACTTACTGTGAACGTGTTGCTACTGGTACGCTCCTAGAGAGCGAGACGATGAATGCGCTAGAGCGATTCCAGCGTAATATAGCACAGCTAGACCAGCGTAGTACTCTGAGAATAACAGTTGGTTCCAAATTATCCGTACTTCAATTTTATCCCCATACCGCACAAAACTTAATCGAAGTCGTTGGTACCATCCCTACAAAGACGATTAAAGAGATTCACGCATATATGTATGGTGACACCATAGATAGCATCGAATTCACTGATGGTAGCACGTATCCAGACGCTCAATTCTTAGATAGAGGGCAAGGTGGTGGTCCACTTGATGGTATTACTACATTATTCTTCGGAGATGCGGCTAGTGCTGATAATGCGCTAACACTTGCATCTATGTATTGCGAGAATCCATGGTCCATATCGTCACACAACGTAGAAGTTATCGGTGAATCAACCACGCATAAATACAAGATGAAATTCGAAGATTTTGCCCCAAAACAAACACAGCAATTAGATGAAGTCCGTATGGGCGCATCTGACCTAGACAAATTCGCAGCGGAAACAAACGGCGTAATGGCCGGTTTCGAAGCGGAATTATGCTTTCCGGGTCTATCAGGTACGTCAACTGAAACAGATTATGACAACCCTGAAGAAGACATGGACCAAGATACCAGACCAGATAGTATTGAAGAGATTTGTGACTTCTTCTATGATGGCGACTACAACGGCCGTCGTGAGATTCAGTCACTACGTGAACATCTAAACGAAGTGTACAGTGAATGGCGCTATGAGAGATTATCTGGTGTATGGGAAGAAGTTAAAGAACAAAAGGTTCGCGAATATATCGAAGAGAATGATTACTCATTCGAAGACGAAGTCCGTGAGTACTTAGAAGATACCCTAGAATTAGACAGAGAGCAAGCACAATCAATCATCGATGCCGGTGAAGACTCCGAGATACCAGAACAAGCTGCGCTATTCAAAGAAGCGGCTGACCATGCCAATAACGTGCTTAATGAATTGACCCAAGAAGCGCTAGATGATCAAAACTACAGTTATGACCGCGCCCGTGAAGAATGGGAAGATGAGTACGCTGATGACGAAGAAGCGGATGAAGAATCATGGTTACGTGATCTTGGTGTGCGTTGGATGAGTGAAGTACCATCTGAGTTCAACAATCGTAACGTTAGTATATCATGGCCACACTGGACATATCCAGAATCTGAAAGTGAAGGCGGCTTCAATGAAGATGCTGCTCGTGACTTAGCTAGTGAATTAGCAGACGCACTAGGCGTTAATGTTCGTGCTGGTAGTGGTTATCATTCAATCAGTCGTCGACCTGGTCTTTGGATCATCGAAGCTGACAGTAGTTTAGAAGCTGATGATAGTGACGACATGCCAGCAGAAATTGTATCACCGCCTATGCCATTAGCAGAGTGTTTGACACAAATGCAAAAGTTCTTTGAATGGGCAGCATCTCAAGGCGCTTATTCAAATTCAAGTACTGGTCTACACGTTGGTGTATCGCTACCTCACGTCGGTGGCAATGTTGACTATTTGAAGTTAGCACTGTTTTTAGGTGATCAACACGTATTACAAGAGTTTGGTCGCGAATCAAATTACTATGCTCGTAGTGCACTTGAAAAAGTTCAATCTCAAGTACAAAGCATGACTGAAGGTTCTCGCATCGCTGACACACTCAAGGTGCTTCAACATGGTTTAACAGAATTAGCACAGAAGACATTAAAGACAAATGCAAACGGTTATGGTAAATATACCTCCATCAATCCGAAGGGCGACTATATCGAATTTAGAAGTATGGGCAATGACTATATGGAAAAGACTGATAAAGTTCTTGAGGTCGTTAAGCGCTATGCTTATGCAATGTATATCGCTGGTCGTCCTGACCTACACAAACAAGAGTACTCTAAGAAGCTATACAAGTTGTTGAGTTCAACTGGTGTCAAGATGCCAACTGCTATTGAATTGTTCTCTAACTTCAGTAGTGGTCAGTTAGACAAAGAATCATTGATTCGTCAAGTTCGCGCAATTCAAAGCAAGCGCCCTGGATTCGACGCAGCTGCACAACAAAAGAGTGCTGGTCTAACTGGTCCAGAACTAAGTGGTGATAGCTGGTTCGTTCGACCATACAACAACGCTGGTAGTGAAGTTCAACTTCGCGCTGATAGTGCTATTGAAGCTCTTGCTAAAGCTAAGCAAATGCGCCCAGATATCTTTGGTAACCTGCGAGACAATGAGATTGAAATTCGCGGTAGTAACGGTGACTACACACGTGCGTACACATTGACTCTTGACAATGGTAGTAGTAACAGCGGTGCTGGTAATGCTGGTAATGCTGGTCGTGAATTCATTGGTTGGAAGATTGTAGACGCAGTGCGCACTATTCACGAATTCAGTGGCATTGGTAACAATCAAGCAGACGCTAATGCATTTGCAAGACGCTGGATCGCACAGAACGGTAACAACTTCGCTGTTGTAGGCGAATTGTCGGTAGTACCTAACTTTAGATAATCAACATGAAATTTACTGAATTTGAACCAAAAAAAGTAGAACAGTTAGATGAAGTCCGTATGGGCCCATCAGACTTAGATAAGTTTGTTAATAGCGAAGACGCTACTGGCATTCAGGCAGGCTTTGAAGCGGAATTATGCTTCTCAAATCGTGCTGGTGACAATGACGATGGTGAAGTAGAAGAAGATTACAGCGAAGATGAGCGCGTATCTGATATCCGAGATATTTGCCGATTCTTCTCCAATAACGACTACAACAGCCGTCGTGATGTTGAAAATCTACGTGAAGAAATGTCAGAGACCTACTACGAATGGCGTGGCGAAAAGATGAGCGATGCTTGGATGGAAGTCGAAGAGTCTGAGGTAGAGTCTTATATCGAAAACAATGACTACACATTTGAAGATGAAGTCGAAGAATACCTGAGAGACGAGTTAGATTTAAGCGCAGAAAAAATTAAAGAAGTACTAGCAGTTGGTGACACCGTTCGACGTGCTCATAGTATTGCTGCTCGTACTGAATTAGAAAATAATGACCCACGAGTGACAGTTTACTTAGAAGCAGCTGATCATGCCTATGATGTATTAGCTGACCTTGTCAAAGATGCTATCAATAATCACGACCATAGCTATAGATCAGCTTATGAAGACTGGGAATCAGAACACGAGGACGATAGCGACTGGGATGAAGATCACTGGTTAGACTCTATCGGTGTTCACTATATGAGTGATGTGACATCACACTTTGGACACGTTACTTGGCCATACTACACATCTAGTAGCAGCGACGAGGGCGGCTTCAATGAGCACAGCGCAAATATGCTATCTGATAGTATGGCCTCCAAGTTAGGTGTACGTTCACGTGCTAGTTCTGGTTATCATTCGGCTACCAGATCACCTGGTCTTTGGATCATTGAACCAGATAGTAGTTTAGAAGCTAGTGATCCATATGATATGCCAGCAGAAATTATCTCTCCTCCAATGCCGCTACAAGAATGCTTAGAAAAAATGAAGAGATTCTTTGAATGGGCCAAGAGTGAAAAAGCATATTCGAATGAGAGTACCGGTCTGCACGTAGGTGTATCGCTACCACGTGTCGGTGGTAATGTTGACTATTTGAAGTTAGCACTGTTCTTAGGTGATCAACACGTGCTAGAAACATTCGGTCGCGAGTGTAACACTTATACTCGTTCAGCGTATGAAAAGATTGCTGACCAAGTTAAAACTAATGGTGCAGATAATCGCGTGACTGACACACTTAAAGTGCTTCAACATGGTCTCACTGAACTAGCTCAAAAGACACTCAAAACTAATGCTAATGGTTATGGTAAATATACCTCGATTAACCCCAAGGGCGAGTATATTGAATTTAGAAGCATGGGCAACAATTACATGGAGATGACAGATCAAGTAATTGAAATTGTCAAGCGTTATGCTTATGCCATGCACATTGCCAGTCGTCCAGAATTGCACAAGCAAGAGTACTCTAAAAAGCTATACAAGTTGTTAAGTTCAGTTGACAAGAGCGCACCAGTAGATACTATCAAACTATTCTCTGCATTTAGCTCAGGCAGCTTAAATAAGACCACGCTTGTTAGTATGCTGCGTACCATTCATGCTTCACGCAAGCCAGCCCCTCCTAGTGGCCCTGGCACGTATGAAATGTATCGTATCAGTGATGGACGGACAATGTCGGCTGGCGGCAAGGAAGTTCAGTTTAACGCAAACAGTGAAGAAGAAGCTCAGAGTATGATTGCTCATTATGCTCAAGAATACCATTTAGGTGCACCACAATTATTTGCTGTGCGTTCTGTAGTTAAGCCATCTGGTAAAGCATATCAGATATATCGGAATGACACTGGTAATACATTGACTAGCTTTTTTGCTGGCAGTGACAGAGAGGCAATTGCTATCATGAATAATCGCGTGGCTAGAATGGCACCAGAAACGCGAGCGCTGTTCTCTATTCGCGTAGAGGGCAGCAATACTGCACTAGCACACGGCGGTGGAGGTGAAGGTGCTGGTGTACAGGACAGTGATGGTGTTATCTATCGTGTTTATGATACTCGTGATGACTCCAGAACTACAATCGGTAGATTCCGCGCTACTCCAGCTAATGCTCAGCGTAACTTCACTGCCTATACACAGGGCGTGACACCGCAATACAGACAGCATTTAGAGTATGAAGTTGAAACTCAGAGAGTCGATCCAAATACAGTTGACTAAACTCTGAACCAGTGATATACTACACATATGTCTAAAGCACCAGAGTTTAATTTTGAAGTTGTAACCCAAGAAGATCCAGAAACCGGCGAATTAATTTTGCCGATACCGGCTGAATTGCTGCGTGAGATGGGTTGGAGCGCGGGTGATGAATTATCTTTTGATCTGGATGACAAAGGACGATGGATTATCAGCAAAAAATGAGTTATCTCTATCATTCACCACTATCAACAAATATCACAACAAGTGTATCAAGCGCTCAAAGTTACGTAACAGTATCTGGTTCAAATGGTACCAGTACCAACAACTCTGGTATTACTTCACCAAGTATCTATGTACATGGTAAATCAAAGTTTGACGATGATGTAACAATCAACGGCAATTTAAAATTAAATGGAATTGATTTAGCTCAGTCACTGAAGCGAATCGAAGAACGACTCCTCTTGCTCACTCCAAATCTAAGTTTGGAATCTGAATGGGATGAGTTGCGTGAACTTGGCGAACGTTATCGTCAACTGGAACAAGATATGCTGGCAAAATTGGAGCTAGTAGAAATCTTAAAAAAGAGGTATTAACACACTATGAAAGCAATCAGCTAATGGCTAAAGAAGATATCCTGACTATTGATGGTCAAATTATCGAGGTGCTACCTAACACCATGTTCAGAGTAAAGCTACCAGACTTTGATGCGCCATTATTGGCCACGATAAGTGGACGGATGCGCAAAAATAACATCAAAGTATTACTTGGTGATACGGTTGAGGTGGAATTGTCACCATATGACCTATCTCGTGGTAGAATCTCCAGACGCAGATAAGCTGATAAATACATACAATAGGATAATATTGTATGAAGATCAGTGAAGTATTAAACGCTCGGGTAGAAGCCTGGGGCTACGTGTATGATAGACGCGACACACGTGTGATGTGGCGCAGGGAATTCCCATCTGAAGAGGCGGCTCATGCATGGGCAGACTCTAAGAACGCTACTATCATGGGAATTAAAGCACTATGAAGATTAATGAAGTGCTCGGTGGTCTCCGCAAGTATGAGTTTAATTTAGCTCTATTTGAGAGTGAGCTAGGACCAATCAATCTCAACAATATTAGTATTACTAAAAATCAACACGTCATTCATTATCTGATGCGTAATTATCCTGGATCAGATCCGTTTGCCATATTCAACAATGCAATCGAAAGAAAAATCCATCAGATTGACGGCAGTGCCACAATTATGGAATCAGCGACATTGACTGACGCGCTTAATGATTACTTTGACAAGTTCAATCAATTTAATACCGGTATAAAGGTTAAACCGGGCGATAAACTAGTAGTGCTCGAATTAGACGCATTTATATTGCTAGGTAAATCCAACGTGACTTTAGAAGGCTCAATGGTACCACGCACGGTATACTCAGTTAGTGCGCACAATGTTCAATTTACAGATGGTTCCTCGTACCCAACTCGTACTGCAAAAATGCCCATGCGCTGGCAGCAAGTTATATTCTTCAAGGACACTGAGGCAGCGCGGCAGTGCGTCACTCTATTTAGATTACTGGAGCAGCAATCTGGTGTTGTCAGGTTGTCAGTGGGAGTAGACGACACTCTAGAAGAGCACATTGTCAAAGTCAAAGGCGGATACGAACTCCGCTCTAAAAAGGGCAATAAAAATCTAGGTAAATATCCCACAAGAGCTGGTGCTGAAAAGCGAGAGCGACAAGTTCAATACTTTAAACATGCCAAATAAGAAAAGGTCACCTAGAGTGACCTTTTTGTTTAACTAGCTATCTGAAATGCTTATTCGATAGTTGATTCCTCTGCTAGTGCAATTGCCAAGAGTTGTTCTGGCGTCATTTGTTTGCGTGACTGTAGGGAGTCGATAGACAACTTTACTTTAGGAGTCTTTGGTGTACGCTTCTGTTTAGGAGTACGGACAAAGAGTGCTTCGCTGATGAGTGCTTGGTCAGCTGGCGATTGGAAGTCTGGGTGCGCTTCGAGGAATTTAAGTGCTTCGAGTTTGAGCATAGGATATGGTAATTCAACCATGTCAACACGTTTTGGTGCTAGTGATAGACCAGTCGCAGTGTGATTAATCTTCTTGGGGTTACTCAGCATCTTAATCATTCGGATTAAATCGGTACCAAATCTCACCTTTTCAACAGTGATGTCGTTAGTTGAGTGAAGAGTTAAACCAGCTACTGTAAATAGTTTAGAAGTCATATAGATTCCTTAAAAGTGCCCGGTGATTGATTAATAGTCGTCTAGATGCCGGGTCATCTGAACAACTAGAATTGTAACACAAAATGGTTTGGTTAGTCAATGCTTACTTAAATAAATTCGTTGGTTGTAACATGGCAGTCTTTAATCGGTCAAGGATCGCAAGACGCTCCAATTCAAATGGGATTCTTCCACTTTGAAGTGTCTCCAAATCATCCAGGATGCCGAAGGACGCGCCGATGTCATGGATATTACAATCACTATGAATTAATGGCAAACAGTCGTGGTGAATCGATTCGATGAATCTATAGACACTAAAGCAATGTTTGTTGTATGATGGCAACATATAAGTGAATCGACTCTCTTTAATCAGGTTCAAGTATTTGTCTGCGTCAACATGCGTATTGACATCCGTGTACTCGTTTTTAGTATATACATTTGTCTTGGCAAATTGAGAGGATAATCGGTCAATCTCACTGGGATAGTGTTCACGGCCACTCTCCTTCAATACGGTATATCCGAATGTGAAGTCGTGCTCTTTTTGTGAGTAGTCTTCTGGGAAAAGTGGATTAGTTGCGGCGTTTAACCAGCACTGTAAACTATCTAAGCGATGAGCACCATACTGTGGAATATCGTATCCGTGATACAAGAAGTAATTCTGATCTTTAATTGGAGCAACATCTGGATGGAATAAGTCGCAAGACATTTCATTAGGGTCGTATGCTAACTCATGAAGAGGAATTCCATACTTGTTGTGCGCTTTGACCAGTGCTAGAATGTTTACTAAGTGTACTCCGCACGATTCAAACTTTAATTGTCCTCTGTCATGTGGGAACACGCCTACACGGTTCTCTTTACGTCCTAAATTGCTTCGGTGTAGATCGAGTCCACCGATTATATAGAGTGCATCGTAGTCTTTTAGTGGCAGTACATTGATCGCATTGTAAACAGCCATCCAATCGCTCATCTCTTTAGCATCGTTTTTATAGAAGTTACCATAATGGTTGTGATATAAACCAATCGACAGCAATCCGTGCGTCTCGGCTCGCTTTTCTCCCTTGTCGCTATTGCTTGTGAGCATGTCCACCGTGTCATGTGTGTGCTTTAGAATAGTCAGATGCCGGCAGAGATTCTTGCCTTCGCGACCATCAATTGCTCTTGTTGTATAGAATATACCTTTTGTCATAGAAGAAGTATAACAGACTTCGTGCTGGTTGTCAATAGTATTTGATAAATATCATATGCGAATATACGAAATTTTAGGCGAAGGTCAACAAAGTTTATGGCAAGATGAAGTTTGGCCATCCGAAATTGGGCCAAGAAAAAAGTCCTACGATAAGCTCAATGCGTTTAGAAAGTTCAAGAGTGGTCCAGATCAAGTGCCAGCGAGAGACTTCGGCGACGATGAAGTTCATATAGATAATGCGTCACCAAATAATCACATTCAATTTCAGAAACAGAATGCTCCTAGAACAGCAGCGACAACTACTAAGATACCAGACATCGCTATAAAAGGTAATGGAATGTTGAGGAAGACTCCTGAGGAGCAACAACAGCATTTGGACAGAGTTAGACAACTTTACAGCATCATTGGTACACAGGCGATTGAACACAACAAGCAACCTCTATATGCTTATTACGGTGATGATACTTTTGGATGCTCAGTCAAAACTGATAACGGCATCAAAATAGGTACTGGGCCATTAAAGGGACCCACTGGCCAATTGGGCTATTTTTTCGACAATATACCAGAAGACGGCTTTGATGTCATTAAAGAAATGATGGTAGACGCCGGATATACCTTTTCAGCGTCGGCCCAAACAAAACTAAGATTCATACCACCGACGCAAGATTTAACTAGTATAGCAGATGACTTCTGGAGCATTATTAATAGAGTTGAAGAGTTAGGTGCTGATTTTAAATCTAAGATTACGCCTGCTGGTGCATCTTCTGGTGTCGGTAATGGAGCAGGCTCACTTATCACTGGTAAACAGGCACCGTATCAATACTACAAATGGTTAGCATCAAATATATACGAATCCGTCAAAAACAACACATCATGGGGATTTTCGCGCGGCGGTAGTGACAGTGGCGGCGCATACGATAGATACGATCATCACATCATCATTGGTATTACCAAGGGTGGATTAGAACAAAAAGCAGCAGGAAGAGAGCCATATCGAGAGCACATTGTACCGTGCGATTTAATTAATCGTATGGCCATTGATATATGTAAACGTAGTCCTAAGGGCAATGCCCATCGTAATCAAGTGATCATGGAAGTGGCAAAGATGATTCATCGCAATCTCGCAATCGTACTATGCTCATCTAACCCAGAATCTGGACCAGACAGAGATAGAGCTAACGACGGTGACCGCGAAAAGATTGATTTTGATAATGGCTTAAAGACAACCATGCCACCTGGGTGGAAGGATGGGGACAGTATACTGGCACGTTTTAGTTACTGTGACATACCAGTATACCGAAACATAAAGAATCACCCATCTAATGGTAAACGGTTAACTGAGACTGGTGATTGGGAATAAATTACTTCCCGCTCAACTGCTTGATGCGCTGAAGTTCACCTTCACCAGATTGCTCCAATTCCTTTTTAACTTCACTCTTAGTAGCCGGATCTTTGATACATGTTAGGATGAATGGATATAAACTGGCAGCTGTGACATATCGTTGAATAGTTCGCATGTCGTGTGGCAATTTTAACAAAGAGGAAGGATTCTTGTCAATCATTGCGTCAATCTCCTCATCACTCATGCGTCGGTATTGCTCCGTTGCAGCCTCTTCTTTTTCCTTGGTGCGAGAGTCTTCTTCAGCATCGCGCTGACGCTGAAGCTCCTCTTGACGAGTATATTCTTCCCTCTCGCTACGAACACGCGCACGAATGTCATCAAAGTGTTGCTTGATCTCTTTCTCTGGAATTCCAGAGGCGCTCGATGGCACACTCCATTTATCCACAAATCTCATGTATCCCAAGACGCTACCATCCTTCGCTTGTTGAGTTTCAAACTCTATAAAGTCGATTGGACTCACCGAATTACTAGTAGCATAAGTGATCGCCGCAGTCGGCGAATTGAATTCACTCATCCACATTCTTGTTCTTCCATCGTCGTGCATTTCTGAATCTACCGCCCAAGATTTAACTTGAGGATAGTTCTCACGTGCAAACTTTATGATCTTTGGAGGAGTGATTCTTTTATATGGTAGATAAGATTTGTTCATTAACTATTTATATCAACCACGCACAATCTGGCGTGAACCAGACCACGCTGGCACTTTAACTGCGCCAAAAGCAGTGAAGTCAAACTTTAATACTGGACTAGCAGATACCCATGCGTTAGTAGTGAATCGCTTAGTGTCACCAGTGTGAATCAAACCAGTCTTAGTAGTTTTGATGGTGCCGCCAGTAGAAGATTTAGTCATGATATACTCCAAAATTGTTGAAGTCTGGAGTATATCACAACCAGCACACGCTGTCAAATTAATGAAGGGTAGGCGGGGTCTTCATACGACTGATATCAAAAGCAGCGCGTACACTATCACCATCTTCACCAGTACCTTCGTCAAATTGCAAGCCGATTGCTGAGTCATCATGCTCAGTGCCTAGAGGAAAGAGACCAGTAGTGTCGTCATCTTCATCTTCGTCGTAAATGTCGTCGTGATACTGCATCCAGCAGATTTCCGCAACTTCTTGAAACTGCTCGTTGTAGAGAGTGCCATGAGCGTCGATGTAAATACCATCAAACAAACCAGACATCACCACTAAGTCGATGCGTTCGAACAACTCACGCAGAGTTGGTGCACACAATTGAGATAGAAGCGTCAGACCAGTATTCTGTTCGTCTTCTTTTTGAGCAACGTTCTGATACAAGTTAAATTGAGCAGTGTACTCACCAGTGTGCCAGCGAGTAGCATCAATGATTAGCATTTCAAATTCAGCTAATTCTGCTACTGGCCATTTTTTAAATGTTTTGTCTTTTGATTTGTCTCGTTTTGACATCTGGATTCCTTAAGATTGATAAGCAGTCATTGTAACAGAATCTAATGATAATGTCAAGTGGTTACTGTAACCACATTTTAATGAGTGCGATTGTGTCAATAGTGACTAATAGAGCATAGTTAGCTACCATGCCAGTAGAATTGCGTGTCTTAGCGGCCCATGCAAAGATGGCACATTGCGCAATAAAGATTGGATATAAGATCAGGAATGGCGGTGTTGGTACTGTGAGCATCATAGTGATACTACAACCGATTGACATGAACCATGCTGCAATCTCCAGAGCACAACGCACACGATTAGAGCGCCAGTCTTCTTTGATCCACTCAATGATGTTGAATAATAGTTCGTTCATGTTGTCTCCATTAAATAACCTCTGTATAGACAGTCTAAGACTGACCAGTGACAGAGGTTTGATTTAGAAGTGATTACTTCTGGGTTGAACCTTGGTTCACGAATGCGTATAATTTCTCAGCAGTCTCAAGCACTTTGTCAATGCCTGGGAATTCTGGCATTGCTACAGTAGTAACGATTTGATTAGTCTTTTCGTCACGTGTAGCAGTCATTTCCCAACCTGCGAATTTTACTTGATAATCTTGCATTACCACGTCTTTTGCCATATTAAGTACGTCAGCACGAATTTCGTAGCCGTTTTTATTTACTGTCATTGATGGCATTTTTGGTGTGTTAAATTTTGACATTTTTATCTCCTGTGTGTATGTCTGTGTTTATAGTAGCCTATCTACTATGCTTTTATTCTACAACGTAGAATTCTTTTACTCAACTCTTTTGGACAAACGGATTCCATAAATTGGCTAATCGTTGTCTTAAAGTTGCAATCTCTGCGACTATCTCAGCGCCTTCTTTTAAGTTGTGTGCGTTAGTTTCAAACAAAGTGGGCTCCGGTACCTCGATAGCTGAAGTACGTTCACCATCACCGCGATAAATTGGTTTCAAGTTGTTCTTAGTTGCTAGATGCTGAATTGCACGATTGTCCTCGATGCAATTCATCCATACTTCGTGAATCTCAGTGAACTTAGCCCAGTCTAGCATCTCGTTAATGAGTGAATTACCATAACCTCTTCTCTGATATTCTCTAGACACTGACACTGCTAATTCCCACTTATCACCATAACGCGCCATGTGACCCCAGCCAACAGATACACCATCAACAGTTGCGATCCATAATTCATGGTCATCTGGATGATATATCATGCTGAGTATCAATGAGTCGATATTGTAGTCCGTGGCGCTATAACCAAAACGCGAGTACTTGTCATCTGAATGTAAACTCTTCAAGTGCGCGGCGTACTCACCAAGATGATAGATATCAGTGTGAGTTACGTTAATCATTACGAGCCTTTGATTCGATTGGTAGCTTTATAAGCCTTGATTTCTTTAATTGCTTCAATGATGTCTGCGCCGCAGCTTCTTAGCAGTGCCAATAGCGCACCAGCTAGATATACCACAGCGAAGATTGTGAAGCCAGCGAAGACTGCAACCATCACTTTGCTCCGAATTTAAAGTTTTTTGGGTCAGTAGCCACTTTAGCAATAGACACTGCGATACCAGTGAAGTTGTCAACTGCTTGCTTTGTATACTCAGTTTGCGTGTCTACAAACTTGTTAAGGTCAGCCGCGATATCTTTGTTCAAGACTGTGAGCTTAACCGCCTCTTTTTTGAATGATTGAACGGCATCGATTGTGCCATGTGCGAATAAATTAAACATTTTTATCTCCTGTGTGACTGTTTGTGTAATAGTAGTTTTAAACTGACTACCAACAGTATTTAGCACATTAACTGTGCAAATTTCTATATTTTTCTAGAGCTTTGGCTCTAGCAATCGCCAGTCTAATACTGACATAATCTGATAGCTCATCACCATCAGTGTCAGGAATAATGCGTGGTCTGCGATAGGCAGTTGCTAATTCTTCGTCATTGATATCGGTAGGATCATCACCATCAATGACTATTAGTGTTTTGTGTAGCGGGTTACTTCTTAGTAACTTTAGCTTTCGAACTTTTTGTACTCGACTTGGTGGTCGACTCCTTCTTTGCTTTTTTCTTTGCTAGTTTGATAGCTGGTTTAGCTGGTGGAGTGGTATCAGCAGCATGGGCAGTTACTGCAAAAGCAGCTAACAATGCGATTAGTAGTTTTTTCATATTTTTATTTCCTCTTATATACAACGATTTAGCCACGCGATTCGTTGACATCATCTGCGTTTTTTACGTAATCCTGCACAGAACCATACAGTAATATCAAGGTAGATACACTGTCATCGTAAATGCGAACTATCATATCACCGGGTCTAAATGACACGTGGTACGGTGATGCCATTTTTTTATCTAGCATCAACATGTATTTAGAGTCTTTATACCAAGACTCTTTATCATCCTCAAACTGACAGAATTCAATATCAGCTGTCCTGAATGCCAGATCGCCTTCGTCTGTTAAGCGTAAACCACCAGATAATCGTGGATTCTTCCACCATCTGTATAGTGCAATTTGAACTTGAGCTTCAGTGTAGTCAGGCTTCTCTATCGCCAAGATAGCACGAGTGATAGCTAACTTGTCAACTACCATCCGGATATACAGTAGTACCATGTGACAGGAATACTACGCTGAATTTGTCAGTTTTAAATTGTTTATTTAATTTCCTGCACAAATTTCTGGCATGTCCAGGATTACTAAAGCTGGTCTTTTTATACTTTGGAACACTGTTACTGTCTAAGTAGTGCTGATTCTTTAAGTTGATAGCTGCTCCTTCATAGAACACTGCCCAGATACCGCTTGCTTCAATAATTTGATCAACGCGATAAGTCTTTTTATCAACCATCTCCAAGAGTACTTTACTAGCATTTCTACTCATTTGAATGTGCCTCCAGAGATTACTACACTAGTTGCCTGTGTATAATTGCTCATTTTTGCAGCATCAAGTTTATCTACCAGCAGTTTGGCCAAGTCATCCCGTAGATTCTTAGCTTCATTTGCTGATAAGATTAAGTCTTTGCCAGGTCTGGCATCAAGTGCTGCGACTTTATCAATAAACTGTTTAATTGAACTCATACTGTATTTAGCGCGTCCAACGCTTCACTTAGTGTCCTATAAGGACCATCATACACATAGCGCTGAATGTAAAGATACTTTGGTGACAACATAGTTTGCTTCACGTTTTCAACAACAATGTTGAAGTAACCAGCGGCATGGTAACATTTACTGGTAGGAGTCTTTGTATAAACATGCATCTTTCTGCGCACATCATATACGTTATTGAATGTCTCACTATCGGTGGGCCAGTGTGCGAATGGAATCTCGGCATCTTTATCACTGGTGACAGGATTCTCAAACACAAGTCGAACATCTTTTTCAATACTTTTAGTAGTGCTGAATGTATGCACCAATCCACCAATAGTCACATTGTAACCAGTGTGACTGCTGTTTGCCTCGATATTTCCAATCTTCTTAACGCCATCAGTGATGACCCATAGTTGATTTTTAATAATTGGTTTAGCTATTAAGTTGCTCATTTTGTTCTTTCTTATGCGCGGTAATCGCCTCTGCTAATGCTAGATTAACAAAGTCATTGAACGTCATGTTACGCTCATGCGCCATCTTCATGTATTTTAACAGTTCCGCGTCATCGAAGTCAATAGCGATTAGTACACCAGTATCGTAATCTTTACCAGCAAAGATTGCCTCAGCTTTTTCAATGTAATCAGCATCTACTTCCAAGTCGATATAATCAACGTCATCCCATGCCTGATTGCCATTTACTCCGCGCACAATCGCTTCAGCTGTATACAATCGGTGAATCTCGTCACTCGCAAACATACGATATGCGCGGTCATTACGCATATCATGGACTTGGACTTCGTATACTTCTTGAGTCTTTGTGTCAAATGTGATAGTAGCAGAATGACCATCGTGATCACCATTCCAGTAATCAAGTGAGTATACGTTGCCGCCCCAGCATGTCCAGTGATAATCACTGCCCTCGGTGATCTTATAATCTACCAGCTGTAACCATTGTTGTAATGTAATCATGTTAATTTCCAATCTTCAGTAAGTAAAGTGTTGCCATGTTAGGGTCAAGTTTGACCACATCAGTAGGATATTTGTGTTTCCCACCGGATGATCTGCTACCTACGAATTGTACAGTTACCATCTTAGTGTTTAACTTTTTGATAATTGCAATCCGTAGTGAGTTTCTCTCTGATGTCGCCACAACATCACCAACCTCTAGAGGTTGTCCCATAATATCATTTTTAATTTCGTCTGTCATATAATCCTTTATCTTCCACGACTCATTGAATACGTGTCCGCATATCGTCCAGAGCCGTTAACTGGTGTTCGCGTCTTCAAGTAGAGTTCTTCAATCTTGCGATACTTCGCCCGCACAGGTACTGGTGCATGACTAGCAAGATAATGAATCTGACTAAACACGCGAATTTGGTGAACTCGATGCACATCACAGTCACGCAAATATCTCGAACGACTCATCCAATTGAACTCTGCCAGTGAACCACCAGTCTTGCGTCGATACTGCATAGCTGCTAGTTTATCGAACCCGTGTGGTCTAAATGCCTTATTTTTAATGTTCATTACCAATTACCTTATTTGATATTACTATTCGTCTAGCTTCGTAGTTTTTTGAATCACCCCATGGCGCATCTGGTGATCTGATCAACAGATTGTGGAGAGCTAATTTATCAGACAACAACTCAATGTGGTTCTTTACTCCGCCAGTCGATTCAAAGAAGTTTACCATATACACGTTCAAATTCCTATCAAACGCTTCATCAATTGTTCTGAGCCAGAACCTCTGACCATCCGCAGTGTGTCGATGGTCAGTCATTACTGCACCATGTATGGGTAATAGCAGGTCAAAGAATACGTGTGATGTTAAATTTCTACTTTCAAATACTCCACGGTCTCTCCATTGTATCATTTCTTTAACTACTGTGGTGCCTAATAAATTGTAGTACTCTTCTTTCCATTTCATATAGTACAGAACTGTTACTCTATGTGGGTCCACCATAATGAATCGATTACCATGTTTATATAATTGATTCCCGAGCTGAGTGGTCTCCAGCAACGTACCATTCCTGAGTACGGCAGCGGCTAATTCTTTGTTATTCTTAGACACGCCAAATCCCATGTCCGGATCTACCGTAACAATGTTCCTTGGCATCTCAGTCATAACAAACTTTTTAGTCATGATTACCAGTTCTCTTCATCAGTGACCACAATCTTAACAGTGGCTTCGCGTCCGTTTAATTCAGTCACATACTCTAAGTCGAGTGAGTATCCAATACCACTGCTGTTCTCAAAGTTAATCCAGAAGTTCTGTCTAATATCATTCTCTTTGATAATCTGCGCAATGACGGCAATGTCGGCAGCGTTCATCATAATTCTACTCATTTTAATTCTCCAGTATATGCGCTGTTTAGCCATTTGCCGAAGTGAGTTGCTTGTTCACCAATTTTTGCCAAGTTGTGTTTACCAGCAAATTTTAAGAAGTGGAACCCGACATTCTGCACAGGCTCAGTTTTTAGACCTTCACGTATACTAGCATCAACTGCGGCTTTAACATCGTCTGGTTGGGCTTTTAAATCGATTAGGGTGACGTTTCTGTTGTAGTCGTCTAGTACACGGTGTTCAACGCCATTGTGATCAGTCCAACGATTCATCATCATTGAGTTCCAGTTGAATCCCTTTTCGAATCGATCGGCAAACGCATCTAACAAACCAATAGTCTTTTTGGTAGCCTTGGTGCGAACACCAGGGTACGCACTAAACACGTTGTCAGATGAATCACCTCTAATGCATTTTTCAAACAGAATCCATGCTGGGTCACCAAGAGTCTTTGGCTCTTTAGTCTTGCTGTCTTTAATGGGACGATCACGACTGTCAAAGTAACCCTCTAGTGTAATGAACTGGTCATTGACGCCGTTGAATTGTTTAACATTTGGTGCAATAAGTTGTAGGAAGTCGGTATCACTGCTGATAATGTAGTGTTCGTCTTCTGGGTGTAGGTGAATGAATCGTGCGATCAAGTCGTCTGCTTCAGCCGTAGGACAGCGTAGGACAGATACGTTTGTTTTTTCACGTAGATATGTGATCAACTCTTCGTAAGTTTCCCAGAAGAGAGCATCAAGTGCCAATTCCTCGTCAGTTAAACTAGCACGATTAACTGCGCGATTGGCTTTGTATGGTGTGTAGAAGTCTTTGCGCCATGAGCGGCCTTCAGTACAAAACACGATGTGACATTCATCACTACCACCAAAGCGACGAATCACGCTTTGAATTGAACTGAAGGTAAGGTGTAAGCTCATGCCAAGCTTTTCCTCGTCAGTGGACATGCGTGATGCCACGTAACGACTTTTGAAGTACAGGTTAGCCGTATCAATAAGAATATATTTTTTCATACGCCAAGTGTAACATATCTTGGCGTATTTGTCAACAGTTTTTAACTGATTTCGGATCTACCGCCACCAAGTGGCTTTCTATTAAGAGGTGGGCGAATATCGTCATCACTTCGATTAGCTGGGTCAGCTATCTTTTGCTCATAGACTTCAAGGGCAACATTCCGACATACACTTTGGAACCATCGATCAATCACCACGTCATCAGTGTCATTTTCATTCTGATGATATCCGGCACGAATCAGCTTGCGTAGGAATGCCGCATTCCAATCCAATTCGAACGCACCGCTATTAATATTTTCAGGGTCGATATCAACTGAGATAATGGACACCCATGGCTCGTCCTTGGCAGTAGCGGCTTCTTTAGCTGCTTGGCGCGCTTTAGCTTCCAAGTCTTCTTTTGGCTTGCTAACGCGAGTCTTTTTCTGCTTTTGCGCAACGGCTGGCTTTGGGGCGAATAGGTTTTTTAATTTATTAAACATAGTGGTCTTTCAGTGCAGAAGGGACCCGAAGGTCCCTATATCAGAATTCAAACAAATCTGGGTCGTCTGTAATTTCTTTTAACGGACGTGGTAATTTATATACTTTTGTCTTTGTAGGGTCACGCTTATTTAGCAATGGTAACAAGCCCTTAAAGTCATTTTTGTGTTGTTGGCACAATTCACCTTCAATCCATTCTGCTTGTTCTTCTAGTGTAGCTTCTACTAGACACTTTCTAAAGTTAGGATTAACAGTCCAGATGCCTACAACGTAGTTGTTACGATTGAGTGCGTCTTCTGGTAATACACCAGCAGCAACTAAACGACGAACACCTTTAATAAAGTCGGTACCATGATCACTTGCCATGAACTCTGACCAACCTTCTAAGTTTGATACTTGACGAACAATACGCTCACATTGTTGCAATTGGTTGATTCGATCATCACTTGGTGCGGTCATGCCTGCTTTGAGGAAGACCATGCGCATTTGATCTCGTGGAACAAAACAAATACCATAAGCGCAGGCTTTGGTGTTCATCTTCTTTACGATGCTGTAGATTTCATTAGCTTTCTTTAGTTCATTCAAGCGAATTAACTTGTCTGGTTTATATAAATTAATGTTGTTAAACATAGGTTTCCTTCTTTGTTAGTGAGCTGGTAATGTTAGCTCGGTTGGTAAATCTTGTCAAGAGTGGAGACTTCCAATCTCTTTATTTTGTCCACTCATCATAGAGTTTAAATGACGCTAAGTTTTTTGCTTTGGATTCCACCATGCAATCTGCCCATGACCAATGTGCACGTGCTAAGTCGTTACTAGCTTTGTTCCACATGAAGTCAGAGTGTGCGCGGAGCTTTTGTTTTTTGTGACCAGATTCCATTAGTGCAGCCATTTGGGGCAATACATGGCAGTCATGCCCAACCAAGACATCTTCTCTAGACAGGGAGTAATGCATTGTAGGACGAATAGACTTCCAGCTGTCAATGATCCGTGTAATTCTGGCATCTTGAGGATCCATGTAAGACCCTTCTCGAACCCAATAATGGTGCAGGTCAAGAACAGTAGGTATAATATCGCTAAGACTGAGACAATCATCTAACCCCCATGTGTTTTCTTCATTCTCCACTGTGATTACATTCCGTGCTTCTGGTGAGAGTCGTGCGTATGCTTCGCGCATACCTACTGGACCGCGTTTACCAGACACGTGAATGTTGCATTTTGCATCCTGGAATGTTTTACCATAACCCATGTACCGCAAAACATCAACGTGATACTCGAATTCAGCAATTGAATTGTTTACGATGTTTGGGTTGTCAGAAGCCAGCACGACGAATTGCCCCGGATGCATTGATAAGCGAACATCACGTTCACGAGCAATACTACCAACATCTGCCAAGTGGCGCTCAAGATATTGACGAACATCTGGTAACTGCCAATAGTGGCTCCAAGCGTCATGAGTATATGCCGGAAGTACATCGCTTCCGATACGCACCATACGGAGACCTTCATCTAATTCTCCTACTCGCGTTACTAGATTTTTGATAGCGGCGATATTAGCTACCATCAAGTCCCATAGTTTCTCTTCAGCTACCGAGCGTGTCTGTCGATTGAGCCATGATATGGTAGTAGTACCGATTCTAGTTTCTGGAATCGACACGATGCCTTTTGTTGGATGTGACTCCGACAAGATACAGGCAAAACCAACACGTTTAATGGTCATAGTAAACTCCAAATAAAAGGGATAGTATACTGTATCCCTTTGTAGTTGTCAATTCTTTTTTGTATTTTCAGCTTCTGCCACACGCTTGCGTAGAGAGGATGAACTGAATGAATGGTCACGACTGTTGAAGACACATTTGATTCCGCGATCACTGCCTTCCTTGCGACCGGTAAAGTCTTGGTTCTGGTATTCTACACCAAGGATTCGCACATCAAGTGGCAAGATTAGCATTAAGTCGCGCAGGTCTTGTTCAGTTTGGTATACTACAATTTCATCTACGAATCTACAGGCGCTCAGTTGAATCTGGCGCTCAACAATACTCTGAATTGGTTTGTTCTTGGTGTCTGGTCGATCAATTGTTGGATCTGTTTGTAAGCCAGCAATTAGGTAATCACAGTGATTCTTTGCTTCGGCTAACATTGCCATGTGTCCAGCGTGTGGTCCTAAATCAAAGGTACTGAAGGTAATACCGATGACTTTGCCTTCATCTTTTAATTGTTTAATTTTATTAAATATCATTTTGTGAATTTATTTGGATACTCCAAGTGGAACACTTCTACGTGATTCCCTTTAAGGAGTTGAACTGTTTGCTCATTTTGCGCATCAGTTTCTGTTAAGTACACACCGGTTCCAAGAATAAGCCCATTGACAGTTGCGCCTGTTCCCACAAGACTGAATGAACCAGTACTGCTTTGTTGAACTACGATGTACAAATCATGGTGATTTGGTCTGGCAATGGGCTTCATTTAGATCACCTTATAGCAAGATGCCAAATTTGTAAGCGTCAGCGCCCCATTGGTCTTTCGAGTTCTTACCAGACATATACTTTGTGAATTGCTGGAACACATAGTTCCGCATATCATAAAGAGTAGCCTCATCATATTTGAAGCCTGAATCCACACAGAATTCTTTATATAGTTCCAAATCGTTAAAGATTTGACGAACTTTAGGGTTTGGTGCGAATGTAGTTTTTGCCATTTTATTTCCTTTTAAATAGCGGTTGATAGGTTAGGTTTGTGAGTATGGTACTCTTTAGTAAATGCGACACCGGAGTTGTTGTTGATAACTTGAACTTCGATATCACGCTCTGAATAAAGTTTGATGACTTCACGGTAAATGCCGTCAGCTACTTCTTCAAAGTTCTTTGCGGACTGATCAACGGTACTGGCATATGCATTAACTGCCGCCAATACTTCTTCAAAGTTGATTTCAGTACCCGATTTATTCTCAATAGTGATTTGACTATCGATACTGTTGCCCATGTCTAGACGTAGTGTGTATAGACTACGCGCGGCAGCAATAATTCTGTCTTGTGTTGTTTGTGTCATAGTAGGCCATCTGGTAAATTTTGGTTGTACTGCTGGCATAATAATACCAGCAGTTCGAATTTCTCTTCCTCACTCTTTAGAGCATCGTGCGCTTCTTTGAGATTGGGATGCTCAGCTATTAGTTTAGCACGAAGTTGTTCTTCTGTGCGCTTCTGGCGAGTCCATTCAAGGAGAGATTTAGCATCATACGATAAATCAACACTGGCAAATGAGCCACCAATAGCTACCCATTGAGAGCCATCGTAGATTTTAAAGTCTTGTGAGTCAAAGTCATATCTAATTTGGCCCTGCATATGGGCAGACGATGAGTGATTTTTGCTAATGTGGGGGAAGGTATTACCTCCCGTCACTTCAACGTATCCACTACCGGTGTTGATTCCTCTAATCATATTAACGTGATTGTGCTGGGATTAAGTATTCGTAGTCTGCCATGCCAGAGTCTACGGTGATCTTCATAGCACCAGCATCACTGATGTATACTTTCTTGTCGCCTTGAAGATCCATGATTGCCAAGAATTGCTTTACTGGCCAGCTCCATGCTTTGCTCAATGTGCCAGTAACGCCGCCTTCAAACACGAAGTTACCAGAGTGACTAGACACGTCACCAAAGAAGATTTTTAAATCGCCACCGTCTGTCTTAGTAACGAACGTGGTTTCTTCGCTATTAGCAGAGGCTTGTTTCTTCATACGAGCAACGTTTGCGACTTTTGGTTCAAACTCAACGTTCCAAGTAGCACCAGCAAATTTAACTGGTTTAATCTTTTCTTCAACAATGGTTTGCGACATCAAGCGATAGTTGTTGATGAAGTCACCAGTTGATGTTTCAAAGTGAATGGAAGCTGGTACGTTCTCACCATCTTTGTCTTGGTGAGTCATCTTCACTGTAGCAGTGGCATCATACTCTTCAAAAGATAAGATAGTGCGAAGTTTGCCCAAATTAGGCATACCGAATGTGCCAGCAAATTGATCATTAGGAGTTTTAAATTTACCACTGATGATAACTGTACGATCTTCTGCGATACTAGCTAACGCGGTTTCTTTGTCAGTACCTGATACTTTGATCAAGTCGATAAAGCCAAGTTGGGCTGTGTGTGCGATTACGTCTTGTAAATGATTTTTCATTGTTAATGTTTCCTTCTATTTGTTAATGATATCAATTAGTGCCAACAGAGTCAACACTAATTGGATTACTAGTGTCCAATTTATTCAAAACTGAACAAGTCGTCGAATGTCGAATTGACATCTGTATTTTCACGGAGATCCCAATTCAGTACTGATAGCATATTCTCAACTTTTTCGTCGAGTAGCACACGCTCCATCTCAAGTTCATCAAATGGTAATTCAATGAACCATTGTGGTAAGCGCAATTGATCTACTGGATAAGCAATTGAGGTAATACCAAGTGGATTGTCTCGTAATTTGCAAACAACAATCTTCATGCCATCTACGATAGATTGACTGTAGTTGTCACCATTCATCTTCTTTAGGTAGTTCCAGTTAATGGAGGCACGCACATGTCCTGGCATATTTACCTTGCCGTTGCCTTTGCCTGAATTTGCCTTCTCCAACTGGGTGGCATAATCATTCAATCGCTTAACGCCTTTTGGTGAGCCCTTGGTCCATGCATCCATCTCGCGTAACTTTTTCTTAAATTCACGAATCTTACCAATGATGACTTCTTTATCATCACCGTTCAGCACGTTATCAAGAATTTCTGCCAAGAATACTTGAACATACTTTGGCGTATCACTACGCTTCAAATCAAGACCCATAGCTTTGATATCACCACGTTTGCCGTCTTTATCTTTGCGTTTGCCTTCTTTGTCGTAGATATTTACCGCGTACTTTTTCTTTTTAATGAACAGTCCACGGTCAGCTACAATCTCTCGACCAGCTTTAATAATCTCACCATTTTTACGAGGACAATGGAATGAACGTTCCATCATTTCTGGGAATGATTGGTTAGTTTGCTCAGCCAGCTCATCGTAGATTTGAACCGCAGTCTCTTTGTTCCAGTTCTCCATAAGGGCAGGGTTCTGCTTCAACATAGGTATCGCTGTGAAGTAACAGGAATTATGAACAAGGATATCGTTGCCAAAGAACCAGGGTTCGTTTTCATTACGCATACCGATGTCATATACGTATTGTTCTCCAGCATCTTCTAGCTTTCTAATACTCTTCACTGGCGCTCTGCTCAGTGCGATTACGTGCCCTGACACAATCTCTTTAGCAGATGCATCATAGGTATCCACCTCCTCGTTTAGCAATTCAGTTAGTGTTTGTTTTAATTCTGCTGGTGTTATTTTAGTAGCCATTCTTTTACTTCCGTTATTGTTTGTATTGGGTTAGCCAAATAATCAGCTTCCCATACAGTCTTTACCTCGAAGCCCCTGTCATTGGCAGTTTTGGTCTTCATCTCGTCTCTTAGCCAAATATCAGCAGCTGTCTTATTTGTAACAGTATTAACAAATGTCGCATCGTATTTCTTAGGATTACAGTGCCAGTAATCACCATTAAATTCAACTATTTTATTCCTAGTCGTGTCAGTTGCATCAAAGAATACTGGTGCGTCTAATAAGTTACTCCACATAGCGAACTGTCTAGTCTTGGCAGTATACTTAATCTGCTCACCTAAAGCAACCTCAAGGTTATCCAAAAACTCTAATTCCAACTTACTAGATGAGTTTATTGGTCTTCTTTTGGATATAATCTCTTCAGCTTCAGCTTGAGTGACGCCATATTTTTCTTGAATATAATCTATGCGATTAGAATTTCCCTTTTGATAGTTATACTCTTCCCACAATCGTTTACCATCATCGCCGTACTTCTCTTCATAGTACTCAAGTGTGTTTGTATATCGCTGCAACTCCAGATAGTTATTCCACATCTCGTTTCCTAGCTCATCACCATGACGCTCTATACATTTCTCCAGCGTCACTGCTCTTGATTTATTGAAGTCATCAAAGTCTTCGCGGGTGTATCCAAATTTCTTCTCTTTATATTCAAATGTATTGGTTTCGGATTGTAGTGATACGTATCGAGCCCATTTTTCTTTACCAATCGCTTCGCCGTACTTCAGAATCATACCATTTTCGGTAATACCAGTAGACTGTTTACAAGCATCTGATACTATTGGAGCATCTGGGAAGGCTTCAATATATTCTGATAACGTTCTAGGGACATTGCACCCATGCATAACATGTGATGATGTTATCCTATTGAACTTTTTGTGACATTCAGCACATTCAATCTTAGGCGCGCTATCAGAAACAGAACGTCTTGTAGACGCCCGTTCCCGTTCTCTTAATATGCGCTCAAATTCAATTTTGCCACGCTCTTCGCCATACTGCTCAATGCACTTGGCCAAGCTCTTCTTAATACCTGCCATATATTACGAATTCAACTTATGTCTTAATGATATCAGGATATCAGTAGGATTAATATCGGTTGGTTTAACCTCAATTAAATTACCATCACGCTCAACCATAATCGAGTGATCTTCTGTGACAGTTATGGTATTGCCATTAGCATCTTCAATCTCATAGAGGCTTTTAGACACTTGATGGCGATAGATATATTCAACGTGTCCGAAGTATGGTTCTTGCCGTTCAGAATGATAGCTCATCACCAGCAATCCGTCATCACCGGCATACTGCTTTGTTCCATCTTCCCAGAACTCAGAACATGAATCAAACAATTCGCCGATCTGAACATCGCCTTTGTTAGTTCTGATAATCGTCGAACCAACCACCGAGTCAGTATCCCCGTAAATTATTGCGTCACCAGTGTGATCATATTCACCACAGATAGCTTCGTTTAAATGAGCAGACATATGTTTCACAATCTGTCTACCTGATAGCGTGGTAGATTGACCAATACGCTTATCGTAGAATCTACAATGTTGATTTAATAATGCTCCGTCTCGATGTTCAGATATGTTAGCAAAACAAATCCCGTATGTCATCGACATACTGCTAATGCTTTCACATTAGAACAGACTATATCACAATCTGCAACTTAGTTACAGATTCCCGCCGTTTCGGCAATCATACGCTTATTGCCTACGTCCATATGGACTAGTCGTTGAACCTTCGATATCAAATATCGCTTGGCTGCTGATTGTCTTTGCCATTACGCAGTAAGAGTTCCCAGCAATTAGACGGGTTTTCAATACACATTACTGTGTAAGGGCGCTACACATTAACGCACTGTTGAGCAAAATCTTTCTTACCAATTGCCGAGAGTCAAAGTATTCTCGCGCATCTTCAATAATCTGCTTAGTAGCGACTATCTTATTGTCTACCATTGTTAATGAATGAACCTTCATATAACTGGCCAATGTTTTTAAATCATTTGATTTTATTAAACTTCGTATGTGTTCAATGTCTATCATGTTACTCCTTTAATTTATTCATAGTGAATCCTAATTCCCTAAATGTTTTACCAGTATATAATTTGCAAAAGGCGTGGCATTCAGGAGTCTGATTGAAGTGTGGATTAGGTACCACAAACTCTAATAAACTATCATCTCTTGGACCGCCATAGAATGGAAGTTCAGGAACACTATCCTCCACGTCTTGCTAACTATAATATAAGTTGTTTTTATATCCTATCACATAAATTTTATCGATACTAGCGCCGTGTTTTATATATCTGGGATCTGGTAACTTTTCTTCTTCGATCATAACGTAGCATTTATCTACGATGTCCAATCGTTTTACTAGGTTTGAATGATTCAACTTAATATATCCCGCATTGACATAATTTGGTCCTCTGCCCAAGACATATCCTTCTGGTATATCTTCAAGTTTACATCTTACGTTTTTGCCTGTCAATGGATCATGTGTCCATTTATACTCTTTAAGGGCGTCTGACCCATTGTTGAACCACGGTGGCGCACCCTTAGTGAACCCTTCCTGTATTTCGTGTTCGAATAATACTTCTTTGGTCTCCTCGTTATATTGCCATATTCTTCCACGATTTGAATCTCCTACTTTAGCACGGGAATCAACACTACGTTCTCTGCCCGTCTGGAATGGTTCCCACCCAGCAGGCTGCTCGTCAACTTTATAGCGTTTAAGTTCACCGGTAGATTGGTTACGGTAAATGTTCGTTCCGGAATGAACCCGAGATAGGTTCTCACGCTGAGTATCTGACCTCTTTTGACCAGTATTCAGCTTACTAAATTCGATTGCTACTGCAATTCGAACTTGTTCGTAATATCTAGTGCTGAAGAAGCCGTTGTCAGTCGGCACTCGACCACACATCATATTAAATGCGAATACACATGCGGAATGATCTATGGATTTGAACAGTAAATAGTGCGCAATCAAATGTGCTTTAACTGGTAGTTTAACCTTATTCCAGTATTCCTTACCGTATTCTGGCCAAATTGCCTCTGGTAGAATATGATGTGACTCTACTGCACCTGGAGCATCTTTGGACTTTTTCAGAGCCATACCCTTATAGGTCATCATTAATTTCAAGTAGCGTTCAAAGTGATGTGTGTTTTTTATTAACCCAGCAGCTTCAAAACATTTGCGGAACTCATCTATGTTCATGACTTTAATTATCTAAATATTTCTTCAATTCATCAGCAACACTTTTATCTAGCGTGATGCCAGTCTCAAGGTCACTGACCATTTTAAGTTGTTTCTGAATACTCTTTCGTTCACTGTACCACTTTGTTAATAGACCAGGAATAATTCCCTCATACTCGTAGGTAAAGATAGTGCCATTAGCGCTCAGCATCCATGGTTGATTACTATCAAAGATCATCTTCCAGACTTGCGCAGCCGATGCTTCGTCGCTGCCACCAGTTTCCCAGTCGATAGTCAACATGGTACCTCGCTCTTGGTTCATCACTGCGGCATATTCAAGTGAACCGAACAAGCCTTCCCATAAGATAGCACCAGTAACGCCATCAACTTCACCATCAACAAATTTGTTCTTCTTCTTTTCTTTTGCTAAACGTTGACCTTTTTCATGCATATACTGGTCAGTAAGCGTGGGACGGAGTTGGCCGATGATCGTCTCAGGTGCCATGTTAAGTGCACGGATGACTGATGGGTAGAGTGAGTTAATGTCAACTGCTCCGATCCATTCGTGAATACCTGTTTTGGGCGTAGCAACATAGGCACCTGCCGCTTGTGATTCGTCATCTGAATTACCTCTCTTTTTATCTGGGACAATTAAATCTCTTGAATGTGCTTCATTAATAACAGCTTGCTCTACCATGGCAACAGTACCCATTACTGTTTGTAGTAGTACTGTGTTTTGATGAGCCAGTTGATTCGCCAAGTCTAAGAATTTACGCTTAGCATGAATCTTATATACCAGCATAGTATCTTGACGGTTGTACTCTAGGAATTTCTTCCAGTCTTTATTATACAACTGATCAAGGGTGCCTTCGTATTGTGTTTTATTTTCACCAACTTCTAGTTCACCAATCACGTCTAGTTTATAAGAGTGACGTGGTTCAAACATATACTTGCGATATAGGTCAAGATAGTCAAAGTGAACACGACCAATCAGGTCATAAGTCTCTTGCTCGATGCCATACATCTCGTACTTGCGAGTCTTTGGTAATTGATTTAACAAACAGAATCGGCGAGTATCATCACGACTCATGATTCGCGTAACACGATTTACCATGTACGGAATGTCATAGCCTGATGAGTTCCAACCAGTTAAGATGTCTGCGTCTTCAATCAAGTCAAAGAATGTGGTAAACATCTCTGCTTCATCATAGAAGATGAATGTATTTTCAAATCCATCAGCAATCTCGGTCGCTGTTTCTTTTGACATGTGTGTTGGTGGAATACAAAGGGTGACCAGCGTATCGCTCCAATCTAAGTACAGCGAGATTGCTGTTACTTTGTTGAATGGATCTGTGGTGGGACTAAAGCCCTTTTCAGGGTCAAAATCCACTTCAATGTCAAAGAAGCATGTTTGTAACTTAGGCGCAGCTTTGCCTAGGTAGTTGTCAGCGAGACATCGCACTACTGGTGATACATCACTCTCAAAGATTCCCTTGTTCGAATGCAGTCTGACTTCTTTTTGGAATTCAGAGTACTTTCTTGTGGTAAATTTTGACAGGGATTCACCAGTAATACTGCGATACTTGCCTTTTTTATCGCCGAAGTAGAATGTGTAATTTGCTGGGTATGTCATGTACTGACGTTTACCAGCAGCGTCACGTTCTACGACGACGATTTCATCTCGCTCTTTGTTGTGTAAGGCATCAATGTAACTCATCGTGCGTCACAATCAGAGTGTATTACCAGTAGATTCCAAGATGGTAGTTAGGAGATCATGGTCCCGTTGTGCCTGGCCGAACTCTGCCTTATGGGCAATTTTTACTGCCTTCTTAAGGATAGATGGTTTGATATTGAGGTCAGTCGCAATAGCTTTAATAGTCTCGTTTAGACCTTCGTTTAGTGTGTCGATTTCACGAAGTACGCTGCCGCCTTCGTTAATGATTTGAATAAGTTTTTTCTTCTGGTCACCGCTGAAGATTACGTTTTCTTCTTGGTAATTGCCTTGTACGTCCATTGCATCCATTGTGATTCTCCTTGTGTTAATAGATAGTATCTATTTTACTAGGTGAATAGCGGAAGTCAACAGGTTTTGGAGTGACTCTTTTCAATCGAATAACCATGGCATGTCAGCACCTGATAGACTGATTCCACTAGCCCTATTCCTTGGTGATTGGGATGAGTGTATTCCGTTAATGATAGTAGTTTGGTCGCTGTTGGCTTGAAGCCTACCTCACAGCATACTAACTGTCGTTCTTTATCTACACTGGAATTAGGTCGATTCGCAATCGTTGTAACTTTGACTCTACTCGTACCATGTGTGGCCCAGAAGTTATACACTGCGTCTCCGATGGTCATCGTCCTAAGATGATTAAACTCTCGGATTAATCCTTCGGTTGATGGATACGAATGACTTGTCATATCCGTCTCTGGTGTGGTGCACGGTCTAACAGGAATCATATCAATCATGGATGTATTTATAGAGATGCTCACTTTAGTAAACGCCTGGCGTAGCGTGTCACTCAGGCAGCAGCCGCCTGTCTGACGCCGAGCTTGCGCTCTAACCGTTACGTCAACGGAACCTAAGGTAGGTGTTCTTATAATAAATTGTCTAGCTCTTTGGATTGGTGTGCCTGTTTTTGTGCGGCGATTGCTTTTGCTTGTACTGTTGGATGTTGAGTATTACCTGTCATTTTCTGAAACCATCCTCGGCGGTCGACTAACTCATCAGCATTGTAAGAAGCATAGTATTGCGTTGGTCGCATCCAAATTTCATGTTCTTTTTGATACTGAGCATTAGTAAGACCTAGACCTTTACACATGGCAGCAAAGTCTAATAAGAAATCTTGTGGACTAAATTGCTTTTGTATCACATGAAAGTTTTTGTTGTTTTTACTTTGATTTCTGAAGTAGTATTCTGCGCCAGCTAGATTTGTGGCATATGCTACTGCTACTCTGTTTCTGGCAGTATTTGTCTTATTGATGTCACCAATCGTGCGATAGATTGTTGTTATTCCCTTAGGAGGTATTCTGTATGGCTGAGAAGCAGGGTCTTTGAGGATAGTAACCGCTGCTTGCTCGACTGATGCTAAGTCGCTAGTGTTTGATTGCCAGGCGTGAAAAGCATCAATAAACGTCTGATTGAGTTTAGGTTTCTGTTGTCCAAATCCTAAGAACCCCTCATTAATAATTTCACTAATCTTCATATTACTCTCGTTCGGTTTTTAGGATACTACGGAGGAACCAGCCGTGTTTACCATGTGCGTCTAAGCGCTCTGCCAAGAAGTTGGCAATGCCTTGTTGATTCTCGTTTGTTGCTGCCATGAATGCGCCATTGAGGCATTCAATCATCATCCCATTATCACGGTACAATTCAGCAATCATTAACTCAGCCCGTGGAATGCGAGGTTGATCTTCGATGACTGATAGTTCACGGTATCTGATTAGGGATGCTGGAGCATAAGCATCTAAGGTTCTGATAAATTCTGCGCAACGGTCAAGGGAACCATATACTTCGGTATAAATTTCATCAAAGAGTTTATGGTATTGAGGGAAGTTACTGCCTTCGCAATTCCAATGAAAGCTCTGCGTCTTCAACGCAAAGACTGCGGTGGATGCTTGAACTACTTTTAGATTTTCTGCTAACATTTATTTCTTTGCTTTCTTCTTGGGGATACAATTAGGAACTGGTTTACCATTTTCACCATCTTTCATACCGATTTGAGTGAAGTTCTTCCAGCAGTCTTCTTTAGCAATGATGTCTTTATCGGCGGGCTTCTTACTTAGTTCAGTATCTTTCTTCTGTCCTTTTTTGAAGACATCTAAGTCGCGCTTCAAGCGTTGAGCAATCATTTCCTCTGATAGTTCACTCTCATCAACTTTATGCTTCTTGGTATCGTTGTCGAACTCTCGCTTAGTAGCCTTGACGATGCCCCGGAAGCGCTTGTTACCACGTTCGTAGTCTTTGTCCTTGTCAGCAGTGGATGCATCGGCGCCTGCTGCTTTTTTATAATCAGCTAATGTTTGAGGGCTTAGCTCATTGAGTTGACTTTCGTTAGTTTGGGGCTGCCACCAGCGGCCTTGACCAAACTCTCTGTCAGCACCTTGCTTTTGCATATCAAATGATCTGCCTGAGGTGGTATACTTTGCTTTAGCCCATTTACCGGACTTTGTTTGTTTGACGCCGTATTGAGCGGCAGTATCTTCTTGTCCAGCTGGTACATTGTAGAAATACATACCGACTAATACTGGACGGTCAGACGGCGCTTGGTATGGGCGCTGTGGTTCTTGACTGTGGCCTTCGTCATTGGCTCCACCGTCTTGACGATACGCTTCTGAATCATGCTTGCGCATACCATAAGTTGATGCGTACTGATCTCTACCGTAGGCCGCGCGGTTACCTGGCGAGCGATAGTGACCTTCTTTGATAAATTCATATGTTTTCATATATGTATTTATGCTGAGTGTATCGTGAGATCAAGAAGAGCCACTTGATTAGAGTGGCTCTTGTGTGCTCTGGACTAGAAGGTGATTAGACCCAAGCGCTGCCGTTAGTAGCGGCAGCAGGGAATCGTACCCAACTGTTAGTAGCAACACATACAAACAAGTTGGCGTTAGCGAATACGAATGTACCGGCAGTGCCTGTCGAGTCAGTATTTGCCGGTACAGTATTGCCGATACTAATAGTTCCCGCTAATGTAGCATTGGCAACAGTGCCAGTTACACTAGAGCCCTGAATGTTACCGATAAAGTTCTCGGCAGTAATATTACCGCCCACGATACTGTTACTGATATTAGCGCTAGACACAGTGATATCGCCGCCAGCAACAGCTAAGCTACCCAATGTACCAACTGTAGTCAAACTAGATGTCACTACCGCTGAGTTCAGAGTTGTGCCGCCTAATGTATTAGCGTCGATTGCTACTACTGTAGTAGATGCCGTGCCGTTAGCTACAGCTTTAATAGCACCAGTACTACTGATCGTAGCACCATCAAATTGGCCGTTGCCCTGTAATGTACCAATAACGATGCCGCCGCTACCATCGCTTCGAATAGCAGTGTCGCCCAAGCGAATAGTACTGTTGCTCAACCAGATGTCTTTGAATCGATTTGTAGATGAACCGATGTCTTTAGTAACGTTACCGGATGGCAAGATGTTGCCACCAACTGTTACGTCACCAGTGACATTTAATGTGCCAGTGATGTTAGCGCCAGTTTGAGTAATAGTTGTTACTGATGTGCTATTACCGTCGCTAGCAGTCATAGTAATGTTGCCATTAGCAGTAACGATGACGTTACTATTGCCATTAGTTAAGTTTACTGCTGAGTTAGCATTAGCTACGATACCAACAACGTTAATCGCAGTTAGATTAGTCAAGCCACTGCCATTGCCACTGAACACGCCGTTGGCATCAGCTAGAGTGATGTTACCAGCAGTAATGTTACCAGTGACCGCTAGTGATGTTAAGTTACCAACACTAGTGATGTTCGGTTGAGCATTAGTTGTTAGTGCGCCAGCAACAAAGTTAGCAGATACTAAGTTAGCACCAGTCAATTGTGAACCGGCGTTGCTCATAGTGATATTACCATTAGCAGCGATGGTCAATCCTGTTAGTGTGCCAACTGTAGTTAGATTACTTGTTACCACTGTTGCCGCTAGAGCAGTGCCAGATAGAGCATTCGCGTCAGCGACGACTGAGTTACCAGATGCCGTGCCACCTAGTGATACACTAGTGGTGTTAGCAACGTTACCGTCAGCAGTAGTAGCAGTAACGGTCAACGCACCATTACTAGCAACACCAAGACGAGTATTACCCAAGTGAATTGTACTAGTACTCAACCAGATATCTTTGAAGCGATTAGTTGAGCTACCTAAGTCATATGTGATGTTAGCTGCCGGTACAATATTGCCGATGACTGTTGTAGTGGCGCCGTTAGCATTACCATTACTTGTAATAGAGATGATGTTAGCTAGTCCGTTTGAACTTAGATTGATGTCGCCATTTTTTGTGATTAAGATATTACTATTGCCAGCATTCAACGACAAACTTGTACCGTTACCATTGATAGTACCAACATCTAAGTTGCCACCAATTACTGTCGCGCCTGTGACGTTTGCTGTACCAGTGATATTAGCACCAGTTTGTGTAACAGTTAGTGCTGATGTGCCATTTGAAGAGTTACCATCGTATGCTTTGATAACAATGTTGCCGTCAGTAGCAATCGCAACATTAGAGTTACCGTTAGCCAAAGTGCCGACGAAGTTAGCACCAGTTACGTTACCAGTAGCGGTCACGGCATTAGCTGATAGTAATGGTGAATTCACTGCGGTGGTACCCAGGGTGCCACCAATATTGATATTTGTAGTACCAAGAGTTGAGCCAGTACCCAAATTGACGGTCTTTGTGTTACCATTAGCAGTCACACCTGTTGCGACATTTATTGTCTGATCAACTGTACTAGTAGCGGCGATGTTGATGTTAGCCGTAGCAATGATGTCGCGACCGAGTGTAATGTCATTAGTTACGTTCAGACCATTCGATACTGATAGATTGTTACTGAATGTTGCTGCCGTATTAGAGATTGCGAGTGTTGATGTGACGGTGTCACCGCCGCCACCAGTCAATGTTACGTTACCACTTGTAGCGACATTCACACTACTGTTACCAGCTACTAAGTTACCAGCAACTGCGCCGGTGATTCCTGCTGCGGTGATCGTGCCGGTGATGACTACGTTGTTAGCAATCGTAGTTGTTGCTGTTGTACCGTTACTAGTGACAGTGATGATATTGCCATGAGCGTTAGCGCCGATTGATACTGTGTTGTTAGCAGCAGTCAGGAATAGATTACCAGTTGAACTAACATTGCCAGCTAATGTGCCAACAACAGTAGCAGTGGTCACCGTGTCTTTAGTGATTGTTGTATTACCAGCACTATTGCCAACCAACACTTGAGTTGTAGTATTAACATTGTTAGCAGATATATTAGCAGTTACTGCTAAATTCGCGCCAACTGTAGTATCACCCGAGATGTTTGCTGTACCGGCGATGTGGGTGTTGGTAGTGCCAAATGTAGCTACTGCCGCATTGTTCACTGATAGTACAACGCTGCTATTAGGGGCATTGGCGGTCACATCATTAAACACAACACTGCTGTTGATAGTACTGTCAGTACCAAATAAATTGCCACGATGTGTACCAGTTACATTACCACGTAATGTTTTAACACGTAGATTACCTAGATTGGCCAGTTTATCAGTATTGATGTCATCTAGGTCGGCGGTGGCAGCATCTGCTCCAAAAAAGAAGTTTCCACTGTTACTAGTTTCAACGCCTTTAGCTACCATAACGAATTCACCAGCAGAGTTGTCCCAGCCCATGAATGAATCTAAAGCAGCATTAGCAGTAGTATCAAAGCGATGTAGCATCAAACCTCGATCTTTACCGTCGTTAGTTGTTAATGGATTGCCGCCGACGTTACCGGCATTGGCATTGCCATCAGCACCAAGACCAAGCTCAATGATTGGGTCAGTAATAGATGTGCGAGTAGAATCAATATAAGTGATAGTGCCATCAACTTCTAAACTACCAGTAACTGTTAAGTCGCCGGCAATCCAGGCACTAGCAGTCACTAAACTAGCAACGTTGGCATTGCCAGCAATTAGATTACTAGTTACATTTAAGTTGCCACTACCGAATGTTACGTTGCTAGTGCCGTTACCAACAAAAAGATTACTGGTGATAGTGGCAGCATTGGCGCTCACGTTGTTAGTCACATTCACGTTATTGGCAGTCAAATTAGCAGTTACTGTAGCATTAGCGGCAACGTTCAATGTGGTAGCACCAACTACACTAGCTGTCACGGTTGTAGGGCTGATAGTTGTATTTGCGTTGCCTGTACCGGCTACACCAACAATAACATTGCCTGGTACTGTTAAATTACCACCAGCGAAGATGTACTCACTACTACTGCCACTACCGACGCCGGTCAATAGATGGGTGTCGCCAGTCGAGGTCACTGTTGATTTTGAACTCACAACAGGCAACTTCAAGTTACCAGCGGTGTCTAGTGTTAAATTAAATGATGCACTATTACCAGAAGATTGCAGAGACACCGCGGTATTATTAGTACTACCAGCAATAGTGACAGAGTTAGCAACGTTACCAATAATCTTGGCAGCACCAACAGTTAATACGTTTGCCACACTAGCGATGTTAGGTTGTGTCGCAGTTGCCAATGTACCAGTAAACAAACTAGCAGATACATTACCAGCAGATACATTACCAGAGATAATAGCCGTAGTAGCGTTCACATTAGCAGCAGTCACATCGGCAGTAGCAACTAAGTTACCAGCAGTTACGTTACCACTAGCAATAACATTACTAACATTAGTATAGCCACTAACAGTCAAGGTATTACCAGATAGCGCGCCAGTAGCCGTAACGGTACTACCAGTTAGATTACCATTAATAGTAGTAGCATTCAGATTGCCTTCCAACGTCAATTGTGGCGAACCATTAGGCTGTTCGAATCTAAACTGATAACTGGCAGCAAAGTCGAGATTAGCATCGGTAAACTGAACCAAACCAGCGCTATAGCCAGCAGGCTTGTTAGTAATGGTACTGATATTTTGAGTAACGTTACTGTACTCGGTAATCGCACGTTGATTTAATACCTGCTGATTAAATTCAGTAACATACAATTCTTTGTCTGTTTGATATACTGCGATACCACCGTTAGCTGTTGCCAGAGCAATTGATTTTGCGTCTTCTGACGGTGTTCCAGCTAAGTTTACTACTGTTGAGCTATTGATTGCGTTTGCCATTTTTATTCCTTATTCTTTGATTTCTTTACGCCAGCTAATGATGGGTTCTTCCAGTCACCCCAATTGCGAGGTGTATCAACCTTTGGAGCCGCTTCTGGAGACTCTTTAACACGTTTTTGGGTATCGCCAATAGGCATTGCGACGGATGCGACACAACCTGCCGTCATTTCGTCTAGTTTTTGCATTAGTTTTTTTATATCGGACATTACTGGTACCTTGATAGATACTAGTATTTATCACTTCCTGAATTTACCGTCAGTCCTGCTCACTTGGGGGCGACCATCACGAGCGATATTGCCAAGGCCCAGCGCAATTGCCGACTTTTTCATGGTATCTGGACGCACATCTACCGATAGGGCACGTTCCCATCGTGGATCAGACTTCTCCGACTCACTTGGGATGTAGCCAGAGCATTCGGCCAGTTGACTTTCATTGAACCGGCGACTAAAGCGCGTAGCAAAACTTTCACCGGGGAAGTCGATTGTCCACCCATCATAAGTGTGATTACCCTTAGCATCATCAACACACTTCAACATGATATAAGTTAAACCCTCAGAGGCTACTCCGGGCTCCGTTACAAGTTTAAGAATAACTTTTTGGGACTCATACTGGGTGTTGTAAATTTCACCAGCAGTTGACATAAACATGGCATGGCCGTCCTTTGTATGTCGAACTTCAGCTATTTCAATTGATTCAATCAGATTGATACCAGCAAGATGAACCGCCCTCTGCTGTACCTCTACTATGTCAACAGTCATACCAGCTTTGATCTCTGCTGCAGGTAGCCCTTCACCAAATGCAGCCTCCAGTAATTCATTAAGCGTGTTTACCTCAGCAGACTCACAAAACTCGAACTTCCTTTTCCAGATGTTTTCATACAATTCTGCGTACAATGGTCCGGACGACATCTCAAGATCCCAGCAGTGACGCAGAATCTTCTGCCCGTAATCGTGCTGTATTTGTTGGTTATTGTGGTAATCGTCGTAACTAGGCACATCACTGAAGTCAAATTCAGTTTTTTTTAGATAGCGCTCAAAACTTTCAAAGATGTCACTCACATCCGGTGACACCAGGGGTGCAGTTCCACTCTCTTCATCAATACTGAGTGATTTACCACGTAAACGGTCTCGCTTGCGGTATAACTGGTCAACTAGTCCACTTGAACGCAAGGATTTATAAGAAATATTCTCGCTGCTGAATTCACCACCTTTTTCAAGACCAGCAGCACGATATCGCTTAACCGTATCAATCACCGAGTTAATAGCCTCGAGATTATTGCTTCGTAGAGCCAATCTAGCCACCGCCGCCAGCTTTTCAAACTTTTGAGCGACATCTGGAGTATCAATTTTAGCAGTCCGCTTTACTGGGAATTTAATCCACTTATCGTCTTTGACACTGTACTCACCAAGGCTGCGAACCACATCGGAGGCATCCTGAATATACAATTCTACGTCTAGACCGCGTACGGTAATCTTGTGCTGCATATTGTAAATTGTCTTTTTGCTGGTAAATAACTCTCTATAAACATCACTGTCAGAGATAGCGCTCATGTCCACTAATAAGTGTAGGTCAATGTCACTGTGTGACGTGTAAGTATAGGCAGCATTCGAACCATAAAGTCTGACATCAACTACTTTAAGGTGACTTAATCCCATGAATTCTTCAAAGTCGGCCGCAATCTCCATCAACTGTGAACGAACGTCCGCCTGTAGTTTGGAGTCTTTAAACAAGGCCCCATTCAGTTCATCATGGAACTGGACAGCGCTGTCTAGATTGTAGGATTCAATGTCTGATATCTTCATACTGTATTTAACCCATCACATCCTTAACGACCCAAAAGTCTCCTGACATAGCACCATTTTGGATAACTCTGTAGTCCATATAGAAGTAACCTCGATCACCCCAGGAGGCACCCCAACTATTCTTAACAATGAATCTTCTTGTGGCATCGTCGTATCCAACCAGACAAACAGCGTGACCACCTAGCGGTCTCTCTTTAGCTCCAGGATATGGCATTACACCAGTCTTGGCTACCGAGGCACTCAAAAAACTAGGATAGACAAGGAAGCCTACCACAACTGGGAATCCAGCTGATAGCGCAGCTTTTACTGCGTCAAAGTTAGTGCAGCGCTCATAGCGAGTAATTTTACGTGTTAGGGCGTCGGCATAAGCGGCAGGAGTCGGTTTAACTGACCAGAAGCGTGTGTTGTATGCCCAGAGTTTTTCCTGCGGTGTCCCCCACTGGTAGCATGCCTTGATGCCATCTCTGATATAAGCACCTGCATCGATTGATACGGTGCCTTCCAGTAGTCGTTCTTGGTAATAAACAAAAAGTCTACTTAGTTCTGTAGACGCGCCTCGACGTTTTAATAAGACTTCAATCGCACTAGTGATGGCGTGACCAGTGCAGCTGCCGATGTTGCCCTGATTCTCTACCGGTGTGCAGTATGGACGTAGGTCAATAGAAGCTGGCTTTGGTGCCAGCAGCGGAACACTATAGAGATAGTCTCGGTGATCAGTTTTATCTGGTGTCCAGTTTAATGAGTAATCGTCTTCCGTGGTATCTGACTCTACCTTAACACGGATGGTCGGAAGCGTCCTAACATTAACTTGAGTTAAAGCTGGGTCTGAGTGGAGGTCGATGATTTGTTCTGGACGGATGCTCGGCATCTAGTATTTATCGATCCAAAAAGCAAAAAAGAGAGCACGAAGCTCTCTTTTATAGTCAACTATAGTCGAATATAGTCATTTGACTAGACGCCAGCCTTTGTCTTATGTTTACATCTGTCACCATGCCATCTGCCATAATTTCCAGTACCAATTCCAATAGCCCCACAATGTTCACACGTCCATTGTTGATGCGATGGGTGAGTGCCATTAGCTAGCTGTCTCTTTACTGATTGAGTAAAGACATGCGTTCCGGCGACTGATCTAGCAAGTTGATAATTTCGCTGAATACCTCCATCTAATAAATGATGTGTGCCATCATCTATTTTCGCTTGCTGAACAGATCGTTGATATGAACCATCACCGACCCAAAGATGCTCACCGCTTTTGACTAATCGAGTTTGTGTCTCTGATTGTAATTGGCCGCCAACCCATGGATGTCTACCCTCATCGAGCAATCTTTGACTTCCTTTTTTGCCGTTTCTACTCTGAACGTCTTTGTTCTGCCAAGGGTGGGTTCCCGCCGCCAGATGTTTTGCTGCTGAAGCTTTGGCCAGCCTAGACTTCTCTTCTGGACTAATAGCCATTCGCACTGACATAACTAAGCAAGCATCGAAGTCTCCTTGACTATGATGGATATCGTAATGTTGCTGGATTGATACTGCCATCAAATTGGATGGGTCATTGTTTGAATGGTCACCATCAATATGATGGATTTCGTATGTCCGGCCATCTTCATCTTTGGGAATAAGGCCATAGTGTTGTTCATAAATTTTTCTGTAATTTGCCATATTCCTGACGATATTCCTTAATTTCCCTGTAACTATTCATATTATACACCAAAACAAAAGGGAAGTCAAATAATATTTGACTTCCCTTTTTACTCATTCAATTTACTTGATGATTAAACGATTACTTTTCCGTTCTCATCTAGCATCTGAATCTTTCCTTGTGCTTTCATTTGCTCCAAGTACATTGGACCGAATGAGTTCAACAAGTGATCGTGAGATTCTTGTGCGAAGTTGAAATGTCCAGCGTGGCGGAGGAGGACCCGACGGTCTACCCAAATTCTGCCTCCCAAGTCGCGCCAATTAGAACACATCGTCCAATCTTCACTCAGATAGCGGTTCTCGCGTACGGCAGTGTCGAAGTAGGTAGCTAGATACTGATCGTAGATCGGGTCCAGTCCAATGTCATTTTTATATGGCTTAACAGCTGGATGACTACGCATTTTCTCAAATACATGTCTCTTTACCAACAAAAAGCCAGTACCTGCTTTGGATACTTCCTGTAGACCATTCTCACCTTGTTCTGCGCCTTCAAAGCCGTTGACTACCCACTTTAGTGGCATAGTCTTCATTGGGTACAAGCCAGCGATAACGTCTTTATCGTGATTTAACAGCGCCAAAACCTGCCAGGGTTCCCATCCAATATCGGCGTCCACCTGCATTAAGTGGGTACTTTCTTTCTGGTGCAAGAATTTAGCTGTTAATGTGTTACGAGCGCGGGAAATGAGTGATTCATTTACCATGGTCTCCAAGGTCCAATCAACGCCGAGTTGACGGGCTTGATTTGCAAATTTGATGTATGACATGAATGTAGATTCTGTCAACATACCGCCATAACATGGCATCGCAAAGTGCGCTTTAGTGGTACGTAGATAGTCCACATTTACTTGAATCTGATTTGGATTTGGCGCTTCTTCAGCTTTAACTTCAGTTTCGCCTTCTGTTGCGATTACACCAGTCTCTGCTGCTTCACTGGTACCGCCAATTGATGCAGCCTGTGCTGCTTTGTCTGCTAATTCTTGAACTGCGTCAACTGGGATTAATTTATCTTTTTTTGCCATTTAAGTGCTTCCTTGTTAATGATGACAATATTTAGAGTAAATGTACTCACTCAAAATATTTTTCATCTACCACTAGTGTATCATGATGCGGCGATTTGTCAATAAAAAAGCGCTAGGATTAGTAGCGCCTTAGGAGTCAGTATGTCCAATTTGTCGGTGGTCTATCTATCCTTGGACTGATACTCTAGATTAGTATCGTCACGAGTGTCGATAACTTTAGCTGACTGAGATTGAGTTGATAGTGCCGCCTGTCCACCCAGTGATGTTGACTCGTACCCACGTGTAGTTGCCGTGTAATGTAGCGTTACCGTGTTGAGCAGTAACTGGTTGAGAAGATACCGGAGCATAGATGCCGATAACATAGATATCACTCCAGTCACTAGCAGTTGGCGTAGCAGCATGAGTTGCTTGGATCTTTACGGTTGCCTGAATACCTTGACCGAAGTCCCAACTGACTTGATTGAGTGTACCAGTAGGAGCAACTGCCGCACCAATGAGAATGGGCTGGTGTTCGGTAGATGATAGTAGAGTAACAGACATTAGTAACTCGCTGCGATTTGGGCGATTGAACCAGCAGTCCAGCCAGTGATGTTCACACGTAGCCAGACATAGTTGCCCTGTAAGTTGTAGTAGCCGCTTTGTGCTGGGCCAACGTTTGATGGTGTAGCAGTGATTGTGTACACATCGAACCAGTCCAGTACACCTGGCACGGTAGCTAGACTTGCTTGAATCTTGACACGGGCATTGAACGAGTTCTGCATGCTCCATGTGATTGTATTTGTATCACGGCCAGCGATATAGTAGCCAGCAGCCTGAACTTTGTCGCCGACTTTAGATACAGCGGCTGCTCCAGGTGCCCCCGTTGATGGCATGAGAATGACTGTAGTAGTCTGTGCCATGATTACGCTCTTGTCACTTCAACAATTACACCAGAACCTGCTAGTTCTGCCGCTACCTGCTCTAAGGCATCACATACATCATTACTGGCAATTACACCAGTGATGTCTTCTGACTCTTTAACCAATTTACTGAGTTTGATTACTACTACTTCTTCTACGATTTTTGCCATGATTGTTCTCCAATATAGTATTTATGCCCTCTTATTGAGCAAAAGATATTAATCCTGCGATGAACATTCTGTACTGGGGGCAGCACAAACCGATTCGTCTCTATTTGAGAATCAAATTAGTACCGACGGAGCGTCGGGAATTAACGCCTGTGGAGATAGAAGTACTCGACGTACCGACTCGCTTGAGTCAGTATTAGAGCTATCGGTGAAGCAGGAAGCCGCGTGGTCTTTAGATTGGCGGTAGTTCATGCTCGTTTTTGCAATCGATAATGCTTCCTGATATAGGAATCACCAAGATACAAGATGAGCAGCGTAAACATCTCTTCACTATCAAAGTCGATAAAGTGGTTATTGTGAGACCTGACATAATACCAACCGGTACTGTTGCTGTTTGTCCACAATTTTAAGGCAGCGCAAGGATAGTAATCAGGGTACTGGGCAAAGAATGACTTTAGGCTAGCTTTAAACTCAGGAGGAGACGACTTATCTTTGAGATACACTCTGTACTGGTGCGCCGGAGTATTTTTGAACTCCATGACATCTGGTGTATTTGGTGCAAAGGCTTCCGCTGCTTCAAAGTCCGTGAACTCCATCTTAGCGGCGCGACCTATAAACTTCTCATCATTGGTATAAACTCTGACTTTTGAGCCAGCATACCAACCATTGTAGGAGATCGAGTGTTCCTTCTTTAGATACTTGTTCTTTAGGTCAATGAGTTTTTTAACTTCACTGTAGTCTATAGCCAGTAGCGATTCGATATAAGGAGTCGAGCCCTTGTTGTAGAAGTACTGCTGATTAAGCGCCTCTTGAACTCGCAGAACGTATTCGTCTATGGTGGCTGACTCCCTAATTAGATGCGCGCCTGACATTTCAAACGACACACGGTACTTGTACTTGTTATAGTACAAGGACTGTCGGTGCTCAGATTTTAATTCATAAACTGATGATGCCATCTTCGCCTACCTTCTTTTTACGGACAGTAGACTTTACTGTAAATTCAATTTGATTATCGACCAACTTTGTGTTGATGGTTGCTGATTGCAGGCGTTCAAATAAGATGCGCTTAGACAGTGGCACACGAATTAATTCATCGATTTTACGTGCTAGTGGTCTGGCGCCCATCTTGTCATCGTAGCCTTCTTTTGCTAGATGTTCAATCACATCTTCGCTTAAATTAAGAACGAGATTGTGCTTTGTTTTGAGACTGTCTTTGAGTTCATTGGTGAACTTGAGGACTACCTTTTTGATGGCAATAGTGTCTAGCTTATTAAACTTGACAATCTGGTCAATACGGTTACGCAACTCAGGCTTGAAAAACTCTTTGAGTGCTCGGTCATCTTCACCGTCTTTTGATTGCTTGCCGAATCCAATGTTGTTGCGTTCACCATCAGCACTGCCTAAGTTAGAGGTCATGATAATGATGGTGTTCTTGGCATTCACAGACTTGCCGTTAGTGCCAGTGATTTTGCCTTCATCTAGTAACTGTAGGAACAAGTTGTAAACATCAGGGTGAGCTTTTTCAACTTCGTCAAACAACATGATGGCATATGGGTTCTTAGAGAGGTCGTTGATGATTTTGCCACCGCCTAAGTTACCATCTTCATAGCCTACATAGCCAGGAGGCGCACCAATGAGTGCGGCAACGGAGTGCTTCTCTTGGTACTCGGACATATCGTAGCGTAATAGAGGCATATCTAGATACTCTGACAGTGCTTTTGCACACTCTGTTTTACCAGTACCTGTTGGACCAGTGAACAAGAATGAAGCAATTGGTTTGTTCTCGTTACCAATGCCCGCTTGACTCACATAGATTCGATCTAGTACAGTATCTACTGCACTGTCTTGACCATACAAGCGAGACTTAACGTTGGCTTCAAGGTCGATCATGCGTGACGAATTGTCAGTGCTCATCTTATCAACTGGAATACCAGTAGTCTTGCATACTTGTTCATTGACAAGAGCTTCGGTGATATGCACACCAGAATTACCAGCTACTCGTTGAACTGCACAAGCACCGTCTAGCAAGTCGATTGATTTATCAGGATTCTTACGTTCATGTAAGTAACGTGAACTCAATTCAACCGCAGCTTTAATTGCGTCTGCGTCAATAGTAACGTTGTGGAACTCATTCAAACGTGGAGCTAAGCCAGTTAAGATTTTAACAGTGGTCTCGTCATCTGGTTCATTGATATCAACACGGTAGAAGCGGCGCATTAACGCACGGTCCTTCTCAAATGACTCGTAGTACTCTTCCCATGTAGTAGATGCGATAATCTTTAGATTGCCCTTAGTAATAGCAGGCTTGATCATATTGGCAAAGTCCATTGATGAGTTAGTGCCGCTACCAGCACCGCGCATAGTGTGTGCTTCGTCGATAAAGAGGATTGCTTTTTCTTTAGCGGCAAGGGCAGCAAATACGTCTTTTACTTTTTCTTCAAAGTCGCCACGATATTTACTACCAGCAAGTAGAGAGCCAATCTCCAAGGAATATACTTCATGGCCTTTTAGGAATTCTGGAGCAGTGCCATCAAAGATGCGTTGTGCAATGCCCTCAGCAATTTGGGTTTTGCCGACGCCCGCATCGCCCACCATTAAAACGTTGGCTTTAAACTTCTTAGCAAGAATGGTAACAATCTTGTTTACTTCATCGTCGCGGCCAATCATAGGCTCTAACTTCTTCTGTTGAGCACGTTCAGTTAGATTAATCGTGTGTTCTGCAAGGAGCTCCGATGCACGACCAGCTGACATTTTACCAGAAGTGGTACCTGACTTGGCACCAAATACAAATTCCTTCTTTGTAACACCCCACTTTAATAAGAAGTAACTGGCGTGTGAATTGGTCTCACTCATGATACTGATATACAAGTCTTCAATATCCATTTGAGTTCTACCAGTAAAGATAACTCGTGCTAGCGCTGTGTTGATTACTCGCTCTAAGGTAGCAGTGCGCTTTGGATTTACTGGCTTGCCTGGTTGTGGTTCAACAACAATGTGAGTTAATGTTTGCACGTAATTGTCTACATCAGCTGCTAGTGCAGGGACATCAATGTTGAGATTGTTTAAACGTGATTTAAATGTCTCGTTTGCCAACATACCAAATAAGATATGCTCTAGTGTGACGTACCCATGATTGTAGCGCTGGGCATACACAATAGATGAATCTACGATTTGTTGAATGTCAGGATTGTTAGTCATTTATTAAATTCCCTTTGATTTATTAACTTCTACTTTGATTGCTTCAAGTAGCTCGTCGCTGATTGTATCAGGTGCTACTCCCTGTAACAAAACAAATTGGTTACCTTTGAAGCCATTTGCTTCTAAGCCGCGGCCTGCTAATCTTAGGGAAGCGCCACTGTTTGTCCTTGGCGGCACTGTTGCTTCTAGTTCGTCACCCCAGATTGTGGTAACTTTGATGGTAGTACCAAGGAGGAGTTCAAACACCGATAGCTTGCGAGTGCAGTATAAGTCTAGTCCACGGCGTTCTAATTCTGGATGTGGACGCACTCTGAATTCAACTTGCAAGATGCCATCTGGCATAATACCATCGTAGCGAACATTCTGTCCAGTCTCTACGTTCTTTGGTACATTGATTTGAATTGTTTTTGGTCCTGTTGGGCCTTGAATCTGAACAGTAACCGAATCACCAGTTGCAACTTGTTTGAGTGTGACTTCTACCGCAACAGTATAGATCCGTTGGCGCTGCTGGTTGAATTGCCGGAAGATATCATCGAATGGATTGCCGCCACCAAAATTGAAATGAAAGTCCCCAAATGGATTTTGACCACCTTGACCGAATGGGCTCGGGTTATCATGTTGTTGCTTTAATTGTGGGTCGCTTAGATTGCGATATGCTTCCTCAACCTCTTGGAACTTGGCGGTATCTCCTCCTTCGCGATCAGGGTGATACTTAGCTGCCATCTTGCGATATGCTTTTTTGATTTCTTCTGGAGTGGCGTTGCGCTCTACTCCTAGTGTTTTGTAATAGTCCATAGTCATTCTTGTTTGTGTTTACAGTATTTACGGTGATGCTGAACTTCATTGCTCACGCCGATACCCTCTTTGCCACAATCAACACACTTCCATTTGCGCTGATTCATGTGGGTCCCTGCCTCTAACTGTGCTTGTTGAACGTCTTTAGACATTGACGTGCCGTCGTCACGCTTGAGGAAGTTATGTTTACCAGCGACCACTGTATCACTCGATACTGAGGTACCGTCTGGTCGTTTTAATAAATGGTGTGTCTTATTAGCAAGTCGGCGCTGATTACTTGCGGATTGTATCTTGCCTCCAACGAGATTAGCAGTCCCTGCTTCCACTCTCTTATTGTGAGCCAGTTTTGCTAAGCGTCTTATCTCTTCTGGTGATTTACCCATTCGTTGAGCCATGATAAGACAAGCTCTCACATCACCCTGAGATTCGTGTATGGCGTAGTGTTCAGCCAATGGTACTGCTTTTAGATTCGAAGGTTCATTATTCGAATGATTGCCATCGATATGATGGACATCATAAGTCCTACCGTTCTCTTCTCTCGGTATTGGTCCATAATGTTGTTCGTAGATTTGTCTATGTTTAGCACCCATATTCTCAAGTGTATCATAGTTTGACTCTAACAGTCAACATAAATGGATGAGCTTATGCTTTCTCAGCGATCTTCTCTTGTGTTCTGCCGTATGCTGCGATACCTAGAACTGCTCCACATGCAATGTGGAATAATCCTCCACCTTGAATCGTAAGTGGTTGCCACTGTGAACTGATCTGACCATGAGTTAATGCTTGGAGTATACTCCAGAGTACAGGGAATACGACGAAGTCGCAACTACACGCAACTAGATACATCATAGCAAATAATGGTCTCCACCTCTTATTGATGAAATCTCCAAACCAATCATCTGCTTTGATCAATGATTGTGCGCCCTCGTGCATTGCTCCACCACTACTCTTGATTATGTCTGCCTGAACTTCAGCTTGGAGCATACCGCGCTGTACTGCTGGTGCAGCACCAAAAGATGCGCCTGCTGGAATAGCATCAACTGTTTTGTCGGCTGCTAATTGACCCCATGCAGTATCAGTAGTTGCGACTGGAGATAGTGAATCAGATTTTTGTGGTAGTAATGTTGCCATTTTAGTTCCTTAAATAGTCTAGTATTTATCAAAATGGAACGGTTAGAGTAGACCAGCTTGGCGCTTTAGAGCCTTGATATCTGGTGAATCATTACACTGAGTTGTAGTCATTGCTACACCAGCAATCTCACGCCACTCATTCAATTGTGCGTTAGGATCATTTGGATAAGCCTCGCGGTATTTCTTAGGACTTAGTTCAACACGAGCACGAATGTATTCCGCGGTGTTCTCGATCACTTCATCATCAAGACGGATCTCCCAGTCTCGTAGATTTAGTTCAGTGAGTGGTTCTAAGTCGGAGATCATCTCAATGATGTTCTCTGGTGAATTACTACGGCGTTTAATCTCGACGAACACCAAGAATTTATCCTTGGTAACTTCACCTGGTGACGTAGATGCGTCCATGACACATTCATATCCGCGCTCGAACCAACCTGCCAAGTCAAGAGCAGCTTCTTTGGACTTTACGGAAAAGTCAAGGGTAATACTGGCATCATCTGGGCCAATGTTGGAAGCATATCGGTCGATGCCAACGATTGGATAAATTTGACGCTTTAGGTCACCTGCTCGGAAGCCTTCGTTTAATAGTTTCTTTGTCATAGTGTCTTCCATTAGAGTGGTGGTAAGCCGCCCATAGCGCCGTTCATGCCGCCTCCCATGCCTCCCATTGGGTCAGCGCCCATGCCTCCCATGGCATCTGCTGTGTCTGAGGTGTCTTCAGTACCAGATGCGTCGGCATCATCATAGTCTTTTTCATAGGCAGAATCTAAGTCTTCTAGTTCGATAGACTTATCAGCAAGGTCAACGGTACCTTCTCTAATATCATTCAACAAGGTCTTTGGCACAGTGATGTTGACTAACCAAACATCTCGGTCAATCATCTTTGGGTACTTAGTACCAGCTAGGAAGTCATCTGGTGTTTTAATTTGAATTGGTGATTTAACTGTGGTCTTTTTAAACTCAACTGTGCAGCCAAGAGTAACTAGGCGTTTGCCACCACGTGGGTCTGGCATAAGAGACTTTGGCCACATAAACGTAGCTGATACGTCATAGCGATTGACTTCTGGGCCATGAACTAGTTCGCCTAGTCCCCAGTTTTTAAACGTATATAGATCCGCCTCGTCTAGTACGCGCTCCACGTCAAACAAGACAGCCATAATGCCATCACTAATCATGACGTTATCGATGTTTTTAACGATGTCTAGCCAACCTGGCGCATCTAATGCAGTGTATTTTTTGCTCATGTAGTATTTATCTAGGATTAATAGAGTACACGAATATGTGTTTGTTCCCAGTGGAGCTCAGTATTTATCACTTTTTTACACTCCATTAGTAGCATTGTTTAGCTCTCTCCACCTCTTTAAATAGTTTGAGTTCACCAGGAGGTCTGAATGAACGATACAACTAACATCAGGGAGTTAAAGTTGAGTAGAAAAACAAGTAGCGCTAAGCGCAAAGAGCAAGAGTATTACCCATCACGCAGTCAACGATCAAAGTATGCCGAGCACGAATCAAACACGATCAACTTCAATCCACAGAAGCAACGTAAGGCAGTCACCCTGGTACCAAAAACAATCAATCAAGAAGACTATATCATGGCCCTTCAGGACCGGTCAGTTGATGTGGTAATTGCTGGCGGCCCAGCTGGTACTGGCAAGACATATTTGGCTACTCTAGCAGCTATTCAAGCCTATCGTAATAAAGAGGTAAGTCGCATTGTGATTCTTCGACCAGCTGTCTCTATTGAAGGTGAAGAGCATGGCTTCCTACCAGGTGATTTAACTGCTAAGTTAGCTCCTTGGTGCCGCCCAGTACTCGATGTCCTACGCGAGTTTTACAACATCAAAGAGATTGAACATATGCTCTCAGAGGAGATTATCGAGTTCGCATCTCTTGGTATGGTTCGGGGAAGGACTTTTAAGAATACATGGCTCCTACTTGATGAGTCCCAGAATTCATCACCAACACAGTTAAAGTCTCTCTTAACACGTATTGGTGAAGGCAGTAAGTTTGTATTGAATGGTGATATTGACCAGTCAGACAGAATCGACCGTGAGTGCGGACTAGCTGATTTACTAGAGCGAATGGACGAAGCTAACATAAGAGGCGTACAGGTGTGCCACTTTGATAATCGTGATATTCAGCGTCATAGACTAGTTGGTGAATTCATCAAACTGTATAAATGACAAAAGGGGCACCTGCCCCTTTATTGTCCACTGTGATATACCATCATCTGCGCAATTTCTGCTGGATCAATTTTAAACAGTGGCGCAACTGCGTCTTGTTTAATATCAATTATCAGCATTTTGTTGCCAGCACGTGTGATAATCTCACGGTATTTAAACGTCTTTGGGTCTACCACGTATACCCAACCTTGATCCGGATTAATGAATCGCGCATGTGGACTTGGTAGCGACACGAAGTAAAGCACGTCAACGTTTCTACACTTGTTGATTTGATTGGCGCGTATGGTAAACCCATTCTCCAAGATATATGGAGTTTGAGTTTTAACTTCTACAGTAGCGCCGTCGATTATCAGATCCTTCTTACTATCATACGGGTCAATAGCATGAGTAACTACACTGCCATTCATGCTGGCCCAGTTACCCACACATATCTCACCCATTTTACCAAGGCGGAGCTTCTTTTCTTCTGAATCGAGTACTCTCATACGCCAACAATCATTTCATAAATTTGCTTCCAGTTTTTAACAACTGGGATGCTGCCATCGTAGTCGAGATTGTGGCCGTGCTCCATGATCACTGATGTTAATCCGAGATTTTTACCAGTAACCGCATTGTCAACTAGATCCTCTAGCCAGAATAGACCACTGTCTTTATATTGAGCCAGCGCTGAATCTTTTGGTGCACCAGTATCCAAGAATACAATCTCTTCAAATACAGTTTCACCAAACAACTTCTCTAAGTTCATTTTACGAAGACGCTGAGCGTTTTTATTTTTACTCAGTGACGTGATTGCATGGAAGACATAGCCGTGCTCCTCGTGTAAACGACGAACATAGTGAATGGCATCCCGTAATGGTGGCAAGAAGGCAATGGCAGAACTCTCATTAAATGTCTTAATGAGCTTTAAGCCTTCTTCTTTGCTAATGTCGTATTGTTTATCGATGCCGTATTTGAATTGGGCGCCTTCTTTACGGACGTGACCTTGTTCTTCCATCCAGCAGTGGAATGGGTAGTCCCACTGAAGCAAGATTCCGTCAACGTCTGTAAGAATGATGTTACTGTCCATCTGAACTCTCATTTAAGTTAGTTGCTGGTGATTCACTCTCTTGAACTTTTTCTAGTTGCTCAATTAAGCTAGGGTAAACTTCTTTGTAATACTCATTGAGTGATTCAAAAGTAGTTGGTACGACTTTGCCCTCGATAACACACTTGTTTACTTTGCGTGTTTTGTAGTCAATGATTACGTTGACCGATTGCAAGTCGCGTGGCTTAAGGCTCTTGGTAAAGCCAACTTGCTCGGTGATTTCTCCGCCAGGTTGACGGAGATAGGTGATGAGCAAAAATCTCATTTGCAATTCTCCAAATATTGATCAAATTTTGTACAGGCTTCATCAAAAGAGATAGCCCATACTTTAGCGCACATTACGCCGCCGTCGATAGTCATATCAAACGGAACTAGGCCATTGAATCTGAAGTCCTCCGGCACAGGCGTAGTTACCAAGAACTCATTAAGCATCTTGGCACGATTGATAAAGTGGTCACAGATTTCTTTGGCCGTTTCCATGATTAGGCTGCCTTCTTAGCTTCAGCGCGGGCTGCTTTTTCTACTGTGATTTCAGTGCGTCGAGCTTTGATCGCTTTAGCCATTTCACCAAGTGCCTTACGAGCGCGAGTGCCAGCAGCCGCATTGCCCTTTTCGAACTTCTCGTGCTCTGCTAAGTATGCTTCTAAATGTGTGTTGATTTCAGTGTGTGCTTGTGACATAGTGTTCTCCTTAATTGTCAATTTCCATAGTGTTCCATTCTTTGATGATTGCAATAACATCATCTTCAGTTGGACACATTACCTTAGATGTCTTCCAATCGCTTTCACGATCTCGGCCACCTACCTCCACCATCCAACCATTGTCATAACGGTTTATGGTGATAGATTCATTTACTTTTGCAAGTTTTGTTAATTTTTTAACCATAATAGTCTCCTTTATTGATTAAGCTCAATGAGAGTAGCGGCAAGCGCAATCTCTGGTATACCTACTAATGGTAGGTTAGCTAGTCCATTGCGAATAGTCACAATAGCAGCGTCTTTTTGTTCTTGAGTTTTACCCCACAGGTCTAAGTTATTGTAACACCATGTGTAGATGTTGTCTAGCTGACCTGGATTCATACTCAAGTATTGTAATAAGATTTTACGACCTTCTAATACTTTGCCAGATTTGAATAGTGTGGTTGCTTCTACCAAGGTCGAATCTTCATCTGATGTGCCAGATTGAACTGATAAGAGAGTACCAGTAGAGCTATTGTTTTGGACCTGATTTAAACATTTACGCAAGTCAGGATAAGTAGCGCCAACGTAGCTGTCTAGGGTATCAAGATCAAATTCGATGTTCTCAGTGACCAAGACTGTTGCTACACGAGCAGTGAATTCAGTGCGCTCTGGTTTGCTGATGGTAAATGTCTCACAGCGTGATTTAAGTGCAGGAATAATCTTGTGTGGGTAGTTACAAGTAATCATAAAGCGGGCAACGTTAGCATATTGTTCAATCATGCCACGCAGAATTGCCTGCCCTGGTTGGCTCACGTAGTCACCTTCGTCTAGCAACACTACTTTGAATTTACCAAATGGCATTGTTTGACAGAATGCTTCTACACGTTCGCGAATAAAGTCTACCCCGTTGTCCCTGGACGCATTGATCTCTAATACGTCATATTCTTCGATGCCTAATTCATTGACGAGCACTTTAGCTAAGGTTGTTTTACCAGTACCTGGTGCACCAGCAAAGATTACATTAGGACAACTGCCTTCATCGACCCAGCCTTGAACTTGTTTTTGCTGTCGCTCATCTACGAACACATAGTCCGCGACTAGACGTGGCCGATATTTTTCAGTCCATAATTTATTTTTAAAGCTCATTTACGTAACAACTCCAAAGTTAAGATTTTTGAGATAGCTTCGCCCATGTTATCACTGTCATTAATGATGTGTAGGCGTTGAGTATAACGGTCAGTATTTTGGTCATAGTGATTGTATTCCAAGATGTAACCGCCTTCTGCTGGGTGCAGAGTAAAGTTAAGCGAACTTTCTCTGTTGAAGTCAGCACGTTGTGATTTACTAATACCGAGTTGACCTGGTGAATTGAATTTAATACCGGCCTGTTGTGATAAGCTAAATGCGGATTGGCCCATTGCTACCATAGTTTTTTCTTCCTGTTCTTTATATTGACGATGCTCAGTTCTGAGTCGAGCTGGATACGAGTATTTTACGATTAAGTCATCAAGCCATTTCATGGTGTACTGCCTTATATTGTGAGTGTGGATATTGTTCTTGGAGCCAGGCTAATAGTTCTGGCTCATATGGTAATTTAACTGAGTGATATTTGTTGGTGATGTACATTAGCCACTCACCTTGTCTGAGATAGTCTCATCTTGTGGTAAATGATCAGAGACCATCATGAGACCAGCTGGATCTACACGACGAAGCATATGTCGACCAGTCTCGTCTTCTACTTCGAGTCCGCGGGTCCAACGTCCATGCTCGACCAGAACATAGTCGTCTACTCGAATGTGGTGTTGGTCAGGACCTACGGCATATACTTGTGCCCAGCGTGGGCGAATGCCAGATGATTTGCCGTCATCGTTCGGCAAGATGATGTTACCAACAATGCGCTCTCTGAAGTTCATGTCCGCGACGATAACATGGTCACGTAATGGCTTTAACTGCGCTTTGTTGATACGATGTGGTTCAAAAGCTAATTTAATCATAGTGCTATTGTATCGTGTGGTAGCCGGTGATACAATAGCATTTGGATAAACTGCTTATTTTTTGCCTACTGGCTCTTCGCTGTCGAATTCACTCAGTGCTTCTAATTCAGAATTGGATACGTCTGGTTGAATGGTAGGTGCACCGCGATTAGGACGGGATACTGCACCAGGATTAACTGTGGTGCGACCATAGGCTTCATTTACACGGCGAGTACTGTCTTGTACTACACGATTCTCTGAATCTAGGGTATTACCAGCAGCATCTACGTTCATGTTACCAACTGCGCGAACATGTTTGTTCTTTGCCAAGAGTGCTGCCATGTCTACTGATTGACCCATTGCTGTTCTGTGATGTGTGCTCATTTTAATTTCCTTTAAGTTAACGGAGGAAGTCTCGGATATCTAAGTCATAATAAAGACTGTCGATTTTGTGGACTCCGATGAGGAACAAGACATAGGAAGCAACTGAGCTACCACGTCCTACACCCCATACTATGTTATTTACTCTGGCAGTATCAACAAAGAATTTTAAATACTGAAGTAATGGCAGGAGGTCTCTATCTACATAAAGGAGGAGCTCTTCGCCAACGCGCTGGAGCTGTGCTTCTGTCGTACATTGTTCTAGTAAGAATTGGACAATGTCTAGATTTTTATATTCTTCTGGCATCCAGATAGCTGCTTGGTTTTTGTTGTCAAATTCTTCGATGGTCTCTGGTAAATTGAGAGATTCGTAGTGGACGAATTCTGCTGTTGACTCTAGCTCTAAGTGGGGGTCTACGGTGATTGGAATTTCGGTGACTACTGGTGCGACAAACTCGCGCCCGGACAGCAGAACATCGGTGATGTCTGCTTCACTATAAATGTGGTGTCCGAATTTGTCTATTTGCATCGTGCTATTCTATCAGGGCGGGTGGTAGGATGCAACGTATTTTGGATTAAGAGATGTCGATTTTGCCTTGAATCATATCAGAAGAGCTTCTGAACATTTCTTCTTGCTTTTTGCCTAATTCTGTACGGTAAGATTGGAGGACCATTTGAATTTGATTTGCCATGGCGTAACGGCCTGTTGAACTGGCAAACGCTAGCTTCTTTGTGAGGGAAGCTATGGTATCTGCTAGTTCATCTACGGATTTATCGGCGAGTGAGCCTACTAGTGGGTGGTTGATCATAGTATTACCAGCTAGCTAATGATGAGCGTTTCCATGTATTTGTAGCAACGCATACGTAGACATAGTTAGTGTCATATGCGATTTGTCCTGCTACACCCGTTGAGGTCGCGGTTGGAGGCACTGTGCTGGTTGTGATTAGCTTACCAGTAACATATGTTCCGGTTGCTGTAATATTACCATAGGTGGTAATTACACCGTTCGCGATAGTCACATTTGATGTACTATTACCTGAGAATAGATTAGCAACACTCATGTTGCCAGTTGCGGTAATGTTACCAGTGACTACGATACTGTTAGCATTCACCAAATTAGCAGTAGCTGTGCCCTTTGCGAAGATTTTAGCAGTGGCTGACGATGATATAGTAGTATTAGCCGAAGTTGTAGTACCATTAACAAACGTGATGAAGCTAGACCCGCACGTGGCAATGGTCTTGATACCGTCAGCAATTCCAGGTATACCATTTATATTCACGATGTCGTTGATGTTGAATGGCGCATAACCGATATCAGTAAAGTTAATTGTATATGTGCCAGATGTTGCAAACCAACTAGTAGGAACAATACTTGTACCGATATCAATATTACCACCAATATGCACGTTGCCGCGCTGAGTTTTTATATTAGCATTACCAGAAGCGATCACATTCGCCGCACTAGTGATATTGGCAGACGTAATAGTAACGTTTGTGGTGGCATTGCCAATCATCAGGGATGTGCTAACTGTTGCACTAGGCGAAGACAACAGAGTTGATGCAGTTATGTTTTTACCACTTATGTCTCCACTCGCAACTACTGTAGTGGCATTTAATGCTGCCATAGTGGCAGTGCCTACTAAGTTGGTGGTACCATTAACTTTGAAGTTAGTTTTAACTTCTACATCACCGGTAGCAGTTATGTTCTTCGCACTGATGTTGCCAGTTGACAACGTGATGTTACCATTAGTCAGAGTAATATTGCCATTAGTCGATGTAATATTACCATTCACATCAAATGTACTAGTTCCAGATGTCCATGTTAGCCCAGAAGCGCTACCCACAGTGGTGCCGGCAGTGTATACAGCGAGTGCGGCCACAGTTCCGGAAGCAACTGTTCCGCTGCCGCCACTTCCATTAGTGACTGTTGCCCAGGTGAGCGTGCCGTTGCCATTAGTTTGTAAATATTGCCCCGATGTACCACCATCGATATGCACCGTGGACACCGCTAATTGAACATTTGCGTTTTTGAGATCGGCTTTACCACTAGCGACAACATCTGCAATTGATAGGGTATTTACAATTTTAATATTATCCGCAGTAATGTTACCAGATACACTAAGACCGTTACTTGTCCACGACATCTCGGTTAATCCAGATACCGACGCACCAGTGTTAGAGTAATAGGCTATCTTTCCAATGCCCGCAGATACAACAGTTCCGCTACCTGTGCTACCATTACCTGGCGCGTCTGCCCATGTTAGATTACCAGTACCATCAGTTCGTAGATACTGACCTGAATTGCCCCCCGGTATACTGATGTTACTGACTGAACCAAGTGACATTTTACCAGTAACTGTCAATGCCCCAGAAGCATTAATGTTACCAGTAATATTCGCAACGCCTGTTATTGATGCTTTGCCAGATACAATAATATTACCACCGACAGTGATATTTGTGTTGGCGATGATATTCTCGGCGGTAACATCTCTAATAGTTGCAATAGGATAATCATACTTGTTAAACATCGATACGATTTCTGGCGCAGTGATGCCGTATGCTTCAGGAGTAGTTTGCCAAATATTTGCAGAACCATCAACATATGATGTATGGCATACCCAGATGTTGCCGCCATAATACGCAACGTCACCTTCCATGTCACCAGATTCACCATGTAACACATTGGCGTTAGCAATAACGTCAAATGTTCGCGCGGCAACCTGCGTAGATTGTCTTGGGCGATTCAATACTGATACCGTAATGTTAGTACCGCAATCACTAGTAATGAACACGAAGTGCAAGTCAGATACACCATATGGTACCAGCACGGCATGGTTAACACTGTCATAACCCTCTAGCGTATCAATACCAATCTTCACGTTAGATGGCAAATAGATTTTTTGACCTTTACTAACTTGTAGCTTAACATCAACTTGCTGTTGCTCTGTAGTTGCCCATTTTGTGAACATTAGAGAGATGTTACTCACGACAATACCATGATGAACTTCGCCTAAGCTAACGTCAATACCAACAGTCCCGCTTAAATTACTTCCCAAGCTGTATGTTAGGCGTCTGGTACCAGTTTGAAGAACATTACTGATAATCCCACCGTTCATGTCATTGGCCATTGTAGTGCCAGATAGCGCGCCTTTTACCAGCACATTCTTTTGCAAGTCTGCTAATTCAGTTTTTGCAATCTCAATATTGTTTTTGATACCGGCGAAGTTATCTCTGAAGCCCTGACTCGAATTGTTGACGCCAGGCGATGGATAACTCACGTCGATACTGTTAGTGTTGATACTACTCATTGTTGTGTTCCTATATCTAGTATTTATACGGTCGTATTAGCAGTGCCATCAATGTTTTTACCAAACATATCTTTGTAGAAGTAAACATAGCTGTCTCTGCTGGTATCACTCAATGACGTGCTGATACTAGATGTAATTAGATTGGCAGTGCCATTAGCCGTAGCAACTGTTGCGACATTACCAACGACCATAGTACCATACTCAACACCATAGAGATTCTGAGTACTGTTACCAGTTAATGTTAGGCGATGCGGGTCTTTAGGTGGTGGAGTTGTCGATGAATCTATATCGTTCACACGCAAGACAGTGCCAATATAGACATTACTACTATTAACAATGTCTACACCAGCGTATAGCTGTGTGTGGAATGCAGTATTGACACCAGTTATTTGGTCACTGATAACGTTAGCGGATATGGTACCGTCTAACTTCTTATAAGTATCCGGAGCAAGTTTAATACCAGAAGATGTACCATTGACTAGTCTAGGTGACATCTCGATAATAGTGTATGGAGTATCCGTTTTGAAGGCTCCTACATCCGCATCTAATTTAACACGTTGACCAATGTACAGTCCGTCTGTGCTGTTGATACCAATAGCATCACTAGCAGGCGTGAATGACGCAACGTACTTAACCCAAGAATCCGATTGCGCTTGAATGACACCATAAGCGCTGCTCAAACTGCGATCAACCACTAGTCTGTCCATGGTAAAGTTGATTGAATTTAATTCCAGTGATGAAGCTGCGTTTATCTTCTCTAAGATTGCAGCAGCAGTACCAGGTTTAAGATAGCAAACTACCCAAGCAGCAGTGTAACCAAGGACTTCACCAGATGCTTGTTGAGATACCATCCAACGTGGCAAGATGTCACTGTTGTCAGCGATTACGCCAAATGCATCTTTGAATCTGTCACGCATATTTTGAAGAGCGTTTGGATAAACAATACCATCGCTACTAAGTACAGTTTTGTTAATACTATCACCAGCACTATTCACATACGAGTCAATCACCGGTGAGTAAATTACATCATAGATGTGAGAACCAGAGGTATCGCGACCGATTGCCCATGTGAGTTCACCAAGGGTTAATTGTTTACCATAGTGATTCTGTGCTAGGGCAGCAACATAAGCGTCATAGAAGGTGTTGGCATATGCCGACTTTACCTTAACACCATAGAGATGCGCGTAACTAATGTGCTTAGAGATTCCAAAGAATCGATCACGCGGACGATAGACGTTCGTACCAGCTGCTGTGGCTACCGAGTCTAGGAACGTTTTAATCGTGGCTCTTTGTGCCAGTGATGGCAACGCTTCAACATATAGATTATCATAGATTGATGTATAGGCAGAGTCTGCTGTAGGCGCAGTGACATATCGCTGATAGGTTGTTAATGTACAAACTCGTCTTGTGCGTAATTCAGCATACTTATTGTCGTACTGCTCAATGGTAAAGCTCCACTTTTTATATTCACCATCAGCGAGTGCTTGTTCTGAACTTTGGAATGCCACACGACCAATGATTTCGCCAGTGCTGATTAATTCTAAGCCTGCTGGTAATGAGCCTGCTACAATTCTGTAACGGGTGGTGGATGCGGTGTCAGCAGGAATTGTAAACTGAGTTGATGCATCTAAGTAACTGATTGCGCCATTGTCAATTGTTCCAAAGTCTCCAATTACACTATTAACAGCAGCACTAGTTGTTAGTGCGCCGCCGACAATGAATGACCAGCCAGAGTTACCAGTGGTTAGGTCTGCATTAATTCTGGCTGAGCCTTCGTGGAGCGTGAGTGTTAGATTCTTTGTAGACATCAATGCGTTGACTCTGTTGCTGGTAGAGTCAACTGAGATAATATCTACCATGCGACCGGTAGTGTCGTTGATGTCACCAAGTAACAGATTACCGATATTACCAATATAGAATTGTGTATTCGCAGCATTACTTGTTAGAGATGCTAGATTACCAGTTAAGGTTATTGGTGTGCCCATAACATTAGCAGTGTAAAAGGATAAAGTAGCAGTGGTGTTCACCGTATAATATCCATTGGCATCCGCAACGTTACCAACATCAACCACAGTAGTTGTCTTGCCGCCATCGGTTGTATATGTTGTGATATTACTCGATTGATAGCCAGCAGCTGTAGGATTCTTCAACAGTAGAGACTCAGTCAGTACGGGCGTGAGGCTGGCGACTTCATTAAATGTAGTCGCCTTCAAAAACGGGGTGGTAATTCTGTCATCGGCGCCAAACTTGCCACCAAGAGTAATAATAGGGCTATTCTTTTTAAACGTGGCGCTTGTACTAAACGTACTAAACAAGTTTGGTGTACTGATGTCAGTGTTGAATCTGTATGTGGCGATACCAGTGTTAGCATTGGCAAGAGTACCATTGATCCAACCACCAGCTGCTATGTCATTGATAGGAGTGTCTAGTTCATCAGTGCTGTAGGTAGTTGAACTACCACTAGCATTAGGCGTAGCGCTACCGTCTTTAATAGTAATTGTTTTACCATTAATACTTGCAATCTTATAGTTGACGCCAGCTATGATGACGTTGGCATTAGCGCTACCGATATTACCAGTGACGTTACTGGTAAAAGAGATGTTACCATCAACGGCCAAGCCAGTCGCTGATGAGAGTGTGACATACGCGGAAGTATTTGCAGTAGCAGGAGTAAAGCTAGCAGTGGCATTAGAAGCAAACGCATCTTTAATGCCATATACTTTATAAGTTAAACCGTATTCACTGCCTTGCAACTCACTGGCATTAAAGTTGTGACCTACCAATTTATGCACCAGACGATCAGCACTCTTAAACTCACCAATTGAATTGCCAGATGTATAGTAACTATAGTAGGGGTCGTCTACACTCAAGTTAGCTAATGGTCGATTGTTCAACAAAGCAGGACGGCGTCCAGGGAATGTGATATCACCACGACCGCGCACAACACTCCATTCCCACTCTTGGTTATAAACAGCGATGCAGTAATTGGAGGTAGTGACGTTAGCAGCACTCACATTAGCGGTTGAAGATGAATTAGAAGTAAGCGCAACTGTAAAGTGCTTTAATGATGCAGTTGGTGTGCCAGAAGAGTCAATCAGTCCACTTGCTGTTGGATATCCTGCAATTAATCCGTTAGCGTATAACTTTAAGCCATCTGGTAAATTACCACTAGCTATGCTGAAGTTAGCAGTGGTGCCAGGATCTGTTGTTACATTCGCAGTTAATTGAGTGGCAAAGTACTCACTATCAGGTTGCGCCACTGCGATTGTAGTATTACCACTAATAGACTGAGTGTTGGAGATACCAATAGAGGTTGGTGTGACACCAGTACTCAGCATAAAGTCACCACTCAATTTAGCAGTGCCGTTGGCTAAGTTAACTTCACTCAAATAGAATCGGTTATTGTTTAGCCCAGTGACATTACTACCAGTGATGTACACAAGCGATTTGTTGTACAGACCATAGTCATATGGATGCGCTACGCCAAATTGGACATAGACGTTGCTGGTGGTAACATTGTTACCATTACCGGTAACAGTGACCGTATCTTTAACAATCAACTTGTCAATCGTAGCAGCTGGTTTACTCGCGTTTTGATATCTACTCATGTCACCTAACAATCCAGGAATAGTGTCAATTGCCTGACGAACAGTGTTAAGCACAGTGAGAGTAAATGTTCGGTCACTGCGCCCAATCACCACAGTTCCCTGCATCTGGGTAGCTCTGATTGTGAATTCATAAGTGGTATCTGCTGCTACAGCGCCTGGTTTACCAGATAGGACGTAATTACCAGAGACGTTGTTAAACAGCATACCAGACGGAATCTCTCCATTTAATAGCGAGTACTGTACCGTATGGAATCCAATCGCTGGACGGGCTCCTAATGCGTAGGAAGTGGTGTTTAACTCGTTACAAGATGGTAGCGCTGATGGAGTCGACCATTGAGGAGTTGCGCTTGCTAATACAGTGTAGCTAAAAGTTTTACTAATTGTAATTGTTTGTGGTAGCTTATTATCAATGAGATGTGCTTCATTTGGTTTAACCACGCTTATGGTAAATGAGCCAGCCGCATCAGTCACTAGTGTACCAGGGTTACCAGTTAACTTTAAGCTAGGGAATACGTGACCATTTTGTGTGAAGGTAGATGGTACTAATTTTAGTGTGCCAATTTGTTTGAAGTCTGTTACCGTATACTGAACTGGTGGCGCAAAAGCCTCTGTTGGTGATACTGTAAACTCGATAGCTGGTATATCAACTGCATCCGCGAATAGACCTAAGTTCAGTGGTGGTGGCGCAATCCAACTATCAACATGCAGGGTGAACTCTTTAGTAACACTCGACTTCAAGTCTGAACCTGAACTAGTCACCGCTTTTGCAGTTACCATAAACGTCTTCTTGTCTACTGCGTAATTGGCATAGATGTCACCTATCAAAAGACCAGAAGGACTTAAAGTTAACCCTGGTGGCACATCGGCGCTCTCATATCTTATACCCCTGGCACCATCAGTAGGAGTGGCGCTAAATTGATAATTGATATGCGAGTTGAATGTGCCTAAATCAGACGGCGAGTTCCAAATTGGTTCGTACATGTTTATTGTGCTCTTAGGATAGCCAGCGCTTGTTCGTAGTGGTGTTGTCTGTCGGCTAAGCCAATATGGCCCCCATTAATGCGTTTTGTGAGCATAGCAAAGTCACCGCTATCACAGTATTGATTTAAATTGTTTTGGTCCCAAAACCATCCGGCAGAACTTACCGCACCTGCTGGTGTCTCCATATATGCTACACACTCGTCGAGTGTTACGTCCAAGTCAGCAGCAAAGCGAGTGTAGTTACTCTTACCAGTTAATTGAATTAAACCACGACCACAGAATTTGTATCCGTCTCCCGACTCTTCTGGGCCATTACCCATGCGATTAGCATACACGCGATTAGCAATCTTCTCTGGCTTGCGCTCATATTGTTTTGCCAAGTCTTCAGTAGGGAAATACTTTTTGAATGTAGTCATCAAACCCTTTGCACCGTAGGAAAGGTTCTCTTTTGTGAAGTTGAACGCCCCACTTTCGTGTGCAGTCTGTGCCAAGAAGGCAGCTAAACGTTCTGCTGACGTGTCTAACTCGTAATAAGCAGCGACTTCATTGAGTGGTTCAACATACTGTGCCAAGACAGCTTCTTTTGTTTTTGGGCATAATGCCTTTAAGATTTCTAGTGTTACTTGCATTTTAATTTCCTTAATCTTTAATATTTACCGTGCTGAAGTTCCAAGTTGTTGGTGCTTTGAGCGCTGCCAATACAACAGCATCACTTGCCTCTCTTTTAGTTGAGTAGAATAGTGTGGTCAGACCTTCATATTCTCCACCCATACCTTTTGATACAAACTCAGCATCAGGGAACATGGTGTTATCAGTGAACACAACGTAATCAATTACGCCATCTGCCTTATGCTCAATGTGTGCGATTTCTTTTGGCGTCTCGTGACCACGAACTTCGATTACCGCGGGCGAGGTATGTGGTTCAAATTGAATCACCGACACTTTCGAACCAACTGTCATTTGCACTCTGCTACGACCGTCGATAGTTTTTAAATAACGCTGAAACTCAATCAAGTCGGCAATGGCGGTATGTTGGGATTCAAGTAATGTGTGTTCTGCTAACTGACGAAGAGTACTGCCCAATATATTGCCATCTCTGAATGGAATTCCAGGAGTATCTTTGCGCTCACGTTTGAATCTGGCGTAATACGCCGCACCAAAGTCTAAGATTTGATCACCAGTTACCATAAACTGGGCAAACTTCCAGTTACTCTCGTATATCGTTGCGTCACGTTTACCATAAGCCCGCATCATTCGTCCAGCCACCGCATTTGCTTCGTCTTCCACTGCGAGACGCTCTTCATCGTCCATGTCGTTGTGTGCGATTCCCTGTTCGAATTGCGAATGATGGACCAATTCGTGGGCCAGTGTACGACAGATATCAGCTACATTGCGATTGCCAACGTGTGTCCAGATTTCACCACGTGAGTTAGTGCTGCCAAATGTTCTGTTGGCTAACACAGGACCCATGTCATTACCGTACTCGATTTTTGGTGGATTCTCTATGCCCAATTGTCCAATGGCCCAAGCTGCAAACTTCTTTACTTGCTGGACTTTATCGTTTAGGGTTTTAACTTCGTTGATGCGCATCTAGTATTTATCTGCGACTAAATATGTGTTAAGGAACTTTAAAGATGAAAAAACTACTATTAACGCTGCTCTTAGCAGTATCTACCGCAGCATTTGGTTGGACTCAACGACCACCATTAGCTGTTGAACAATGCCGTGTTCACGCACCATGGGGATTCCCAGTAACCTCTGGTGTTCAACCACTGTGCCAGCAAGCATATCTAGTTGGTTATGACGCACCAGCTAAATTGCCAAAGTTTGTCTCGTATGAGTTGCTGCCTAAGAATGCACTTGGTTGTGTACCACGAACCAATGCGTTTGCTACTAATCAATACATTCCTGGTGGCGCTACACCAGATGACTATGCTGCTACTGGATATGATCGAGGTCATATGGTACCAGATGGTGACCTATCATGGGATGTACAAGTTGAATTCGAGAGCTTCCTTATGAGTAACATGGCACCACAAGCTGGTTCACTCAATCGCGGTATCTGGAAATTACTGGAGACTAGTGTACGTGGCTGGGTAGTTCAGACTGGTCAACCTTATGTGATTTATGCAGGTTCGGTATATGGACCTGGTGACAAAAAGATTGGTTCTGGAGTTGTAGTACCACATGCTTTCTATAAAGTGGTTGTTAATGCCGCTACTGGTGAAGTTGCTGGCTGGTGGTTCCCGCATGTTGCACCATATCCGAACTTAGGTAACGACTTGACTAAGTTCCGTAAACCAGTTGCTATGATTCAAAGTGAAGCTGGCGTGTCATTCTCATTCCCAGCAGGTGCTACTGAGTTACGTCCTGGCGCTGAATGGAAGGTAGACTACGGTAAGTTGACTAACCAAAAACGTGCGCGTTGTAAGAATCCAGCAGCCGACGCTAATGAGTAAGATGGTAATTACCATGTAAAAAGGACCCAGTGGGTCCTTTTTATTTCTTTGCTTGTTGTTTGATTCGTTCTTCAAGCACAGCTATGTGTTGCTTGTTCTCTTGAATCTGATCTCTGTTGACTTGAATTTCTTTTTCTAACTCTTGTCTAAGTTTTTCTCGTGCTAACTCACTACCTGTATTAGTAGCTTGCTTGTTGTCCGCGGTTACTACTAGACTTGCTTTTTGATTTAGTATTGTTACTTCGTGTTCTAGTCTACTTACTGCTGATAGTAGATAGCCTACGCCAGCAATTAGTAGTGGTAATAGAGCAAAGATTAACTTCTCAATAAACTGTCCCTTTTCGCTTTGATCACTCATAGTAATCACCACTTACGACATGACCAGTAACGTGCTTTGGTACGTGGTCCGGGATTATCACAGTTGTGACGAGCGCGAAAGTTCTTACGACGACCTGGGTTAGATTTCTTAATCTTTGCTCCCTTTTGACCGAAGTTAACTTTCTTTACATTGCCTGTTGATGGGTCTTTGACGTATACTTTAAATTTAGCAACATCGCCCTGCATAGGTTTGCCCAGTTGAACTTTGCGGCCTTGATACTCAGCTTCGTTTAGCATCTCTTCGTCGTACCATAGGTCGCCGTATGCTTCGTAGAACTCGTCATCGTCGTGATATGTTTCTTCTAGCATACCTTCATTTGTTGGCTTCTTTTCTTTTTCTGCTTGAGCAATGTGTTGTTGAAGCATATCCCACAATCTGTCGCTCTCAGATTTTTGCTGTTCTTTTTCTTTATCACTTAACTCCGCACGAGGGCGCTTACCGAATTCTGCTCTAGCAGTTTTAGTGTTTGCTTTTTTGGCTTCTGTTACCTTTTGATCTACATCTTGTTTGGCACGAGGGTCTTGCCAGTGATACACTAATCCATCTTTACCTAACACTTCACTCTTACTCATTATGCCATCTGGTCTAGGTTTTCTTGGTTCAGGGAACTTACCATCATGTGCGCCAATACCGTGTTGTTGTAAGAATGCGTTACCTTCATCAACTTCATCCTTGTATTTGATGTTGGAAATCTTTTCTAGTTGTTCAGGATCAACATCACGCTGTGTTTTATATTGATAGCGATTCATACGGTCAATGAACATATTCATTGCTTTATCAATCACTGGATCACTTCCTGTACCTGGCAAACCACCGTGTACTGGTCCTTGTTTGTACTGATCTGCTTTTGCATTCCAATAAGCAACTTGTGAGTCGGTATATGCATCATCACTTCTTTGATGTCTATCTTGTTGATGCATTCTGGACTGATGAAGTCTATCCATATACTCACGGTGTTTTTGACGCTCGTTTTTCCTATCATCTTGTGTACCAAGGTAACCTTGATCGCCTAATTCATCTCTAACTCTGTTGAGTACTGAGCCTTCTGCTATACCTTCAGATAACTCTTGAGGTGTGAAGCCGATATAAGTATCACCATCTTCGTCACCGGCTTGAACTACAAAGCAGCCACCTTCTTCGCTTTCAAGAGGTCCAATTTCCCAACCAATGCTATCTAATGCCTGTTCAACTTTCTGTTTTACATTATCATCGCCTTGATACCACATACGAGCGAATTTAAGGAATTTATCATCGCTACCGCCATCTGCGGCGTATTCATTCAATGCTCCCTCGTTAGCAGCCGCCTTAAAGTTTGCTGCCGTCGGAGCTCCTTTACTACCTGGCTTACGCATTTTTTCTCCACTGCCGGACTTGATACGCTCCTGCTTAGCGTGAATGTTTGCCCACAAGCCTGGGCCTGTTTTGCCCTCGCCTAAAATTTCACTAATCTTCATTTACCTGCTCCTTTGAATATTTGTTTTTGTATTTCATACCACTCGTTCCACGAATCGTTCTTAACTGCGCAGTCGTAGTGCGTACCGTAGTTGATAGTTACTGTATAAAAGTTGGTAACGCTGTGTTAAAGCGTAACGACATCATTGTCTGGAACTCACTATAGGTATCTTTACTCGCAAAGGTGAATACGTAATATGTTGCTCTGGTAGTAATTACATCATGCGGATATGTTTGTATCTTTGTTCCATCACTGAATTCTAATTGATCATTATTTTTACGAATGAACATCATAGTGCGTGGTGGGTCCAAAACCATAATCTTGTTATTCAATAAACACACCGGGACGACCATATATTTACCATTTGGTTCAGGAATGGCAGACATTTCGGTCAGACTCCTAAATTGACTTTCCGTCTCAATGTCATTGGTTTCAAATAAATTAGACCCGTCATGTAGACTCTCAAAGAGCTCCATCCTATCAATGATACTAATTGATTCGGACAGCTCGGACCATCTCATAACTGTTTTTTTAATGATTACTTCACTAATATTCATTTACCTGCTCCTTCGAATATTTGTTTCTGTATTTCATACCATTCAATCCATGCGTCAGTCTTTACTGCGCATTCATAGTACGCACCGTAGTTGAGCGTGACTGTATTAGCAACATCACTTAATTTAGCATCTTCGTTCAACTTCTGAAGCTGAGGACACGCCACTTTAATTCGTGGCGGTGCTTCTGGGAATTTAGCGGTAACTGGCACAGCGGTAGTGCAGCCAGTTAAGATGATTGTTGCTAAGATTAATGCAATTCTCATTTACTTTCCCTTGCGCATTACCGGATAGTTTTGTTTATCAGGGCGACCTTCATTGCCATCACTACGATGAGTGCCTTCCTCGACACTCTGCTCATCATCCTGGAGCGACTGCTTAACCGCACGTGCAACATCTTGTGCCAAGGCAGTTGGATAGTTGTCGCCACCGTAGTTCAACACGTCCATGATGGCAGCATGTACCGTACGTTCGTCAGCACGACGAGCCAAGTTAGGATAAATGCGTTCGAATTCACTGTAGATTTCGTTAGCTAGGTCCTCGTTGTCGTTTGATTCTTTAAGGATTTCGTTGATTCTCATATTAAACTTTCTGTTGGGATAATTGGTCGATGCCGATGATGTCTGCCTGTTTAACCACTCGCAGATCATATTTTAATACCATCATAGTGGTAAAGGCATCATATTTGTCTATTGATTCAAAAAACATTAGTAATGTCGCAACACGGGTGCTGAAGTGATTGTCCGGGAATGTTGAATGTGTACCATTAGCACGTTGAACACTCCAGCCATCTGGTGTTTTATCTAGTACAGTCATCACTTCTGGATGCTGGAATGACTGCACAGCATTGTTCATCATGCCGTACATGGCAACTATATATTTTTTATTGGTTACTGGCATGTCACCCGATTGTTGAATGTCTCTAAATTCTGCCAACTTATCGCTGTCATTTGATTCAAATAACGTGTTGTCAAATAGCAGAGCTTCCGCCAGCGTGATACGCTCCTGAGTAGTTAGACCTGGGAAGTCTGTCCACTGGAATGGCGTCTCATACTTCTTATCTAGCTCGTGCAACTTCATTTAGTGGGCTCCGCTGCACTGTTGTGTGCCTTAATAAATGGTTGTGGGATGACGCATTGACTGTCATATTTGACGACTTCACGGTCAATGTATTGTTTGACCACGATTGTTTTTTGTTGTACTTGTGCCTGTTTGCCAGCAACTCGGTCTGTAATCGCCGTATTTGCCTTAGCTGATTGCGCTTCTGCTCTAGCTAACTTGGCTTCAACTTCGAGGACACGCTCCTGCCATATCTTATTGTCTATGAGTGCACCTTCTAGCAGTATGGAGAGTGCTAGGATGAGCGCACCGCCGACTTTAAGTAGGAGAGCATACTGTTTGATAGCTTTTACTCCGCCGAGCGTGGTGCCTACTATAAGTGCCAAGGCACTGGTAATGAGTAGTAGGTGAATGAACCAGTCTGGAGTGATAGAGAGAATGAACATCTCTTATTTATCAGCGGAATCGTCCTCGGCAATATCTGGCTGACGGGCGGCTTGTCGTTCGGATAATTCCCGTGCAATTTTAACGCTGTGATATTTTTCAGTCATGTATATTTCAACAGGTAATAGGTGTAGTCAACTTCTTTGAGCCTGGCAGTGATTGCGTATTTGATGCCATAAGTTGAGTAGTCGTTGTTGCGATGCCACATGGGTGTCTCTACTGCGTGTTCCATAACCCATGCACCAGCTTCACTTTTTTCCCATTCCCACATCGGACCACTTGCATACATATCAGGGTCGTCAAGGTCAGATACCGTGAATTGATGCACGACTGAGTTAACCACCCGATGTGCTACATTATCAATTACCAAGACACTAGGAGTGATCTCATTAGGGATCATTCCTAGATATCCTCGTTCTGGTGGGAATGAAGCTGCCATTAGACTGCCATAGGAGCTTTAATTGGTGGATGACATTCGTAATTGACTAGTTGAATGTCGTCCATGGTGAACTTGTCGATGTCTTTAATCTCTGGGTTTAACCATAAGACTGGTGCCTTCTTTGGTTCACGAGTCAGTTGTTCTTTAACTTGCTCGATATGATTTTCATAGATGTGAGTATCACCAGTAGATACGATTAATTCACCTACAGCTAGACCACATACTTGTGCAATCATGTGTGTTAGTAAGGCGTAGCTGGCATAATTGAAGGGGCTCCCAAGGAATGTATCCGCCGAACGCTGGTACATATGGCAACTCAGTCGGTGATCTCTGCTAACATGGAATTGACTCATTACATGACATGGAACAAGGCACATCTGATTCAATTCACCTACATTCCAAGCAGAGATAATATGTCTGCGACCGTATGGGTCCGCTTTGATACCATCAATTAAGTTCTTTACTTGGTCAATCTCTTGTAGCGCAAGACCAGGGCCGCTATGATAGCTATTACCAAAATCGTCATAGTATGTTCCTTCATTTTGTTGTGTTGTAGTGCGCCATTTGCGCCATTGTACGCCATAGACTCGTCCTAAGTCTCCTTCGAATTGTGCTCGAGGTTTCCAATAAGGTGCAAGCGCATTTGGTGTCCAGATTGTGACTTTACCTTCGCTGGTACCATGTGTGATTTCTGCTAGACGGCGCTCATCTCCGGAGCCTTCCAAAAACCAAAGCAACTCTGCTTTACACGCATTGAATGCTAGTTTCTTTGTGGTAACTGCTGGGAATGAGTCTGCTAAGTTGAATCGGATTTGTTTGCCGAATAAGGCGCGTGTGCCTACACCAGTGCGGTCATCTCGTGTTTCACCAGTCTCTAGGACTTCTGTTAATAAATTTAAATAGTTTTGCATACTTAAATTTTAACACCAAATAATTAACCGTCAATGCATTTTGGACACATTGACGGTTATGGTATCACAGACCTCTGAGTAATTCGTCAGTCTCTGGTTGAATAATCTCTGAGATACCTTCGATATCTAAGATAAACTCTACTGATACTGTCTGACCGTGATATTGCTCTAGCTTATCACTAATTACTGTCTCAACTTCTTCTGAGTCTAGACCTTGTTCAAATAAGAGTTGAACATTCACAGTTCGCTGGCGTCTGCCTTCCAGTTTCAAGATTAATTTCTTAATCACTTCCACTGGGATACGTTCTTTGGGAACATCCTGAATGATATTTTCCCACTTGGTGAACTCGTCTTTATCGAACATGTTAACTCCATTCTTCTTGTTGCGGAGTATCATCATGATGTTACTCTGCTACAGTATTTAGCTTGGAGCTCGTTCTTTTTGCACGGGTCTTCTTTACTGGTTGTGCTGCTGGTGCTGCTGGTAATAACGCCTGAGCTTCGCCACGGAGACGTTCACTTTCTGCCAATAAACCTTTTGCTTCATTTGCCATACGTTCAGCTTGAGCTAGTAATCCATTAGCGATTGAGTTATCATCTAGCGCACCCATTGACATATCGGTTGATGGTTGTTCGCCGCGCATACGACGAGCAACGTCAGCAGGGTCTTGGAGACCTCTGGAAGCGTCCATCTCTGCCATCTTGCGAACTGCTGCTTCGCCCTTTTCCATCTCGTCCAAGATGGTGTTTAACTCACTGAGCTTGATTTTAGTATTAGGTGTTGGTGTCATCATGACCAGGTCAGTGTTGACCTTCTTCATCATGCCTTCATGATGCAGGACCTGAAGAATGATTTTGCCGTCCATGGTATACGAACGATTGAGTTGGTCACCTAAGTCTTTAGCTGATTGACCACTTGGACTCTCAATAGCGGTCATCATTGGGTCGTGAATATTTCTGTTGATCAGGTCGGTGTATACTACGATACACATATGTGGTTCGCCTGGTACCTCACGGAAGATTACTGCGACTTTGCGGTCGCCCATTTTACCAATGTGTCTGAGGAAGTTTGCCATTTTATCTGTCTCCTTGTGTTAGATAATTAAGAGTATTTAACACATGGAGATACGAGCAAAACTTTTTTATTCAGCAAGTCGGCGCAGCGTTTGGTAATTTTCCCATGCCTGCATCACACTCTCATTCGCGGAGTCGGGTGTAGGCACAACTTCCATCCAAATAGAGTAGTGCATGTCCTCGTGACCATACAATCCGTTGTCTCGGAAGTTCCGTGGTTGATGAATTTTGCCTTCAGCCCATAACCATGTTGCCAATTTTTCCACATCTTCCCATTCGAATCCAGTGAAGTCGTAACCACTCCATTGCGCTGCACCTACATTACCATTGTCATAGTAGGAGCGTACCACAGAGATATAGCGGTCAATGGTAGCTGCGCGAGTGCGTGTGATAATGAGTGCCACGTCTTCAAGGTCGACCTCTTCTTTGAGGATACTTCGAAGACATCGTCCAAGACTTGTTCCAATTAACATATTAAACCTTTATGCAGAATCGTAGATGAGGATACCAGATTCCCTGATCTCCTCTTTTGTTTTTGTGTCATCTTCATTGAATGCTTCCCAAATTTGATCAGCGCTCAACTCGGAATTCACCTGCCATATCTCATGGCTCCTTGAACCAGAAGATGCTGCCGTTACAATCATACCGCGTACTGGGTCACCAAGATAATCAATACCGTTTTCCGATTGAAGTAACCGCAGTACCAGTTCTTGATCCCATACGGTGTAATCAAGCACTTGATATACTGCGGAGTTACTCCACCAGACTATAAATGTGTGACTAGACATTATTCCTCGTAATGAGCAGCAACACCAAACTCTTCTTTGAAGCTAGGGTTACCAAAGATTACCCAGGTCGTGTCACAATAATCCCGATCACCATGACCGCCAAAAAAGTAACCATCAGTAAACACAATCAATCGATTAGGCACAACGCCCTGTTCTTTAAGATAGTCAAAGATACAGTTTGGATCAGTGCCACCACCGCCACCTGGTACATACTCAGTGATACTCTCAAGGTTCTCAGATGTGAATTCTTGTTCAGCACTCACACCAGTATCCCATGAGAACACTCGGATTTTATAACCGGCAAATGAATCCATGATACCTTGAATCTCACCAAGGAAGATTTTTAATTCACGAGTGCCAATTGAACCAGAAGTATCAATCGCAATAGTAACTTCAACTTCTTCACCAGGAGTTTGTCCAGGCATAATAGCATCCATGTGCCAAGAGCGACGAGACGGGCGCATGAATGAGTAGTCTGTTTTAATGGTAGATGTCAAGTTAGCTTGAATAAGTTCACGCCATGGCATTTTAGGCTGTTCAATATCATCAACCATACGAGCGACTTCACCAGGTAGAGAGTGTCCAGCATTCTTAGCAGCTTTAGCAGCGTTAATGATGTTCTCCTTCATCTCCTGACGAAGTTTATCACGCTCTTCTTGGGACATTTTACCAGGCTTCTTGCCATCAGTGCCATCACCTTCACCATCGTCGTCACCGCCATCTTCCATGTGTTCATCTAACAGCTGGTCAATCAAGCTATCAAGTGACATCTTAGTGGCATTTTGCATCAAGTCATCATAGATCCAGTCAGCAGCTTTACCATCATACTTGGTCTCGTATAAGCAAGGAACCGATGTGATAAACGTGCCAACACGGTGACGCTTCAAATCAGCATTAACTGCATAGTCACAGGCGATGTTCCAGATTTGTGCATCACGATCACCGCGACGATCCATGTGTGCAAAACACACGTGAAGAATCTCATGACCGACTAGGAATTCAACTTCACCAGCAGACAGGGAGGTGATGAATTTAGCATTGTAATAAAAGTTGCGACCATCAGTAGCAGCTGTGCTTAACCATTCACTGGCATTGATTAATTTAAGACGAGTGGCTAAGTTGCCAAAGAATGAATGACGGAACAAGAGTCCTGTTCGCGCAATGATAAGTGCATCACGCGCGGCGTTGTCTTCGGCAGAGGTACTCTTGCCAAGAACATCTGGCATCATCTTATCTTTGTTGGCAGTTGTTTTTGATTTTGCTTTTGCTTCGATTGTGGTCATCTGATTCTCCAAAATATGGTATTGTACTCTCACCCGGGTACCTTGTCAAGTGAGAGTACCTTTTATTAACGCAAGGAGGCTGCTTTAATAAATTTGCCGTACTTTTCATTAAACTCCGTGAAGTTCTTCATCTTCATTGGATTCATGTTGATGCCATAAGATGTGAGTGCAGTCTTAGAGCCCATGATAACCAATTCAGTCTCAAAGTTCTTCATCATATAACCAAGGAAGTTATCTACCATCTTCATGAGGTCGTCCGGTTTGACTTCTGGATTCTTAGACGCATCGCGCAACTCATAGCACATAGCTACAGTGAGTGAGTACATGGCAGAGATTTCTTTAACATCAAGGTCAGTTACTTTACCAGAGAGGATATCTTCAGCTTTAGGCATACGATCAACGAACTTGCGGTGTGCCATAAACTTGGCAGCAAGACCTTCACCAACAGAGCCGGCGATAAGTGTGAAGAGTGTGTCGTAGTCAGTGTTGTCTTCATTCTTCAAGAGGTCAGACACAAAGCTCCATGAGCGTGGTGTAGCAAATGCTTTTGAAGATGACTTAGCGTCAAATTCATACATATCAGATTTGGCATAAGATAGGTAACCAACAACGTCACGGTGCACATCGTTGTTGAGTGCCCATGATTGCCATGCGGCGAAGTCAGGCTTCATTTCGATGTGAACAAAACGGTTAGCTAGTGGCATTGGCATACGGTAAGTAACACCTTTATCAGTGTCACGGTTACCAGCAGCAACGATCACTACGTTGTCTGGCAATTTGTATTTGCCGATGCGACGGTTAAGGATAAGTTGATAGCCAGCAGCTTGAACTGAGGGAGGTGCGCTGTTCATTTCGTCTAGGAACAGGACGACGATTGGGTACTGGGAGGCGAATTCTTCGTCAGGGAGCTCCGCTGGGGCAGCCCAACTCATTTTGTTCTGCTCTTTATCGTAATATGGAATGCCTCGAATATCGGTAGGCTCCATTTGTGCCATACGTACATCAAGTACGGCACCGCCTAGTTCCTCGGCGGTTTGTGCCACGATATCAGACTTGCCCACGCCTGGGGGTCCCCAAATAAAAACTGGTCGTTTTGCTGAGAATGCTGTGAATAGGGCTTTGCGTACTTGAGGGATAGTTACGCTGTGTTGATCTGATACTTTAGAGGTCATGTTAAATTCCTTTAGTTTGGTTAAGAATGTTTAAGTGATGGTAGTGTATTACAGGTTTTATGGTTTGTCAAGCGTTTTCAAAAACATACATGGTAACTGATGGATCCAAACGCTTCAATTCATTAGCGGCAGCTGTCAATGCGCGATAACGTTTTTGAACTTCGGCACGTGGCAATTCACCATCACATGTGAGATTTTCTGGTGACAGCGCAGCATCGATGCTATCTGCCACACGTTGACGACCTGCGTGTGTGTCGAGCTGGAAGACTTCGCCACCAAAGAGGGCATTCCATTGATTCTTTTGAGTGATGTGGGCCGTGAGAGATTTCATGTGGTACTCCAGTTTTGTTGCAATAGTGGTATTGTAACAGTAAATCGGAATGTTGTCAAATCCTAGGACATTAGGGTTGCGAGTGTGATCCACTCTTGGAGATTGGCGATTGCTTCGTTGATTTGGCGGGCTCCATCTTTGCAGGCTATCTGGTAGCTGCCGCGATTACCATGTTGACGTGCTAGTACTTCTGCTGATGACAGTTTATTTACCATGTGGGTGATATTGTACACCATTTTTCGCAGGTCGGCGTTGTATGGTAGTCTGTTCAGGTCTAGCATGATACGGTCGTGAAGGTCGGCCCAATCTAAACTAGTGGTAAGTGGCGTCATCTTGGTGTGTTTCGTTGTCGTGGTTGCGGCTTATTGTACTCGTATCCGTAGGTTTTGTAAAGATATTCCACGAATTTTAACACTTCATCTTCCTGGAAGTCAGTGTGTAATCTATCTTCGTTATAGACTGTTGCTGCCTGTTGTACTCGTTCTAACCATTCTTTATCGTTCATTGTAATTCTCCATGAGATTATTTAGACACAAACAAATAAGCCCACCGTAAAGTGGGCCCTATTGTAGTTGAGTAATTGTGATGTTACTCGTCCGCTGGTAGAGGGTAGTTGCCTTCTGCTAGCCACTTGAGGTACTCTTGGTAGTCCGTGTTGGCTGGGTCGAATGGGATGAAGGCGTTGTCCGATAGTCGCTTAACTTGATCAGACTGTTCACCTGAATATTTCTTAATCTCTTGATACATAATTATAGCTCCGCTGCTGAATAGAATGATGCTGAACCAGAAACGCCTGTCCAACCAGTACGAAGGGCATTAGGAGTTGGACTAAATGAGGCAGTTGATAAATTGACACCAAAGGCATCAACAGTTGCGCCAAAACCTATACCAACTGTTCCAGTTTTACCCGACGTTGTAAAACCGGCCTGGGCTAGTCCCCATTGCGCGGTGTAATTAGCATCAGTAATATTTGTAGTTACTGTCGGGGTTGCGCGTTTTGTGACTTTATATGAGAATCCAATCATAATGTAATTACCACTAACAGATACTGGCGTCATTTCGGATGATGGATTGGTCACTTCGTAATACCGCTGACATAATGCCAACTCCAGACCATACGGACGGCACTCGAACGGTGTTGCTGTTGAACCTGCTTCTATTTGTACACCGGTGATATAGAATTTAGCGCCGTTAGTCGCTGATACTGACACTGCGCCTGTAACGAACAAGGTACTACCCCATGTGTTAGCAGTACCTTGTTGATTGGTTCCGGAACCTAAGTTAAATGCTAAGCATAACCCACGCTCGTCGGTCCAAGTGCCGCCGGTGTCACCAGGAACAGTTACAGAAACATACTGCCATGTGTTAGCGGTCGGCACTGAATAAGTGAATCCATAATTTCTACCGAATCCGCCTGCGCCAAGTGCTGCTGAGTGTGTTCCAGTAACACTAGTGTATACCCAGAATGACACAGTGACAGTTTTAGCATATGCGGTTGCCCATGCTAAGTCAGTCATATTAGTGCGTTCGATAATTTGTGTTAGGAATTGAAGGTCACCTGCAGCTGGCGTAGTAGCAGCTAGTGATGTTAGTCCTAGATAATTAGTGAATCCAGTTGGTGGCGTAACGCTGCCTGCATTTTGCTGATAGCTGAACTGGCTAGCCTTTGCGTAAACTGCCCAACGATCAAGAGTATAATAGTAAGTTGACCCACTAGCGATGGTTTTACTAGCAGCACTAGTACGCTGGTCAATGCGCATATCGCCGTTGATAATCTTATTTCGGAATGATGTTCCGCCCACTGATCCTAGTTGGGCTACCGATACTGCACGTGTTGTCATTATTGTTGTTCCTTAGTTGGCCATTGGAAATTAACCTGAGCTAATTCTTCTACTGTAGTAGTTTCTGCGATTGCTGCTTCATTAGTCGCACAAGCAGTTCTAATAGCTAGACGTTCTGCTACTATCTCTGATGGTACGTCGGTACCAAATTCAGAGGCGCGAGTAACGTACCAGTCAGATTGTTGGAGTAGAGTGAACGCGGTTTGTTTGACTTGTGCGGTGAATTGGACTTTAAGCTCATCTAAGTCTCGTGGTAAATTAAGGTCACCGTTCCAGTAGAATCGGTCATCTGCTCTAACTGGGTCAGCTTCTTCTGTGATGCCGATTGCTAGTTTGTCTTGTGGTGATGCTAGACGTAACCAGTTAGCTGGATACTGGATTTCGTTGTGGGTAAACGGTTGGTCTAGCGGTATTGTTCTATTGTCGAGTTTAAACATTTGTTTGTCCTTGATGTATTTATGCTATTAACGAGCTAGACTGTACTTGAATGGGTGCTCTGCGAAGGCGGCGTAGATGTAGACATTGCTGCTGTCGTTACTGTCTGTGCCAGTTCCACGAATCTTAAATCCACTTGCTGTGAGGTCTATATCAAAGCCGCTTGTGTTTTCGGCGGGTAAATCATTAGCCCTAAGAGAGTTTACAGATAAGTTGTATGGGCTTCTTGCTGTATCAACCAATCGCCATTGAGAAGCAGCACTGGAGTTCTTAATCATCACATACCGAGGCCTAAACCCAAGATACACAAACGGCCCATCAGTCAACCCGTTACCAGTGTATGAGCCGAACTTGGAGAAGCCAGCGACTTCTGCGAAGCAGTAGGCTACATAAGTGCCACCACTTTCGTTTGTATAAATGCTATTTCCGACTGTAAATACAGATGATGTTGGAGATGTGTTATTCCAAATTCCAGAATCAACAGAAGCCGCATCTGTCTGGTTGAGAACAAGCCACTTTGTATTACCAAGCGATTGGTGATAAACAGCCCAAGCTCTAGCTGTGCCGCCTGTGCGCTTCTTGACGATCATCATTGCTGGAGCAACACCAAGAGAATGAGCAAATGTCGTTGCGCTACCAGTAGCCGTATAGGTCACGATATCAAAGCCTGGAGTGGCGCCTTTCTTCCATTGCCAGGCAGCATAGGCATCAGTGCTTCCCACGTTGCCTGTAAAGCCGTTCGATACAAAGCCGTTTACACCGCCAGACCCAAACTCTGCGTTTGTCAGATTAGATGCCAATGCTGTGCCAGCACCGACTATACTGTTGAACAACTGGTGATTTCCAGATGCTGTTCTATCTTTAATCCAAACTAAGTCTGGCTGAAAACTTCCACCGTTTGTCACCGTTTGATTTGAGTTAGTTCCTGTGAAGGCAGTAGCATCAAAATACTTGTTGCCCTGTTTGATAGTAGGTTCAGGCAAGTTCTGCGTGTTCAGCGCCTTGAAGCCTGTGGGTGGGGTGTATGCGAAGGGGCGTTGACCGAAGTTGACATGAGCAGACATCCAGTAGCCAGCGTAAGCATAGAAGCTCAACGTGGTGTCGATGCCAGTGAACGCTGTGCCTTGTGAGGTGTTGTCCTTGTAGAACGTCAGTGTCCCGCTATCCATGTCCAGCGCCACGCCAATGACAACACCGTTGCCATAGGTTGCTCCGTAGGCTGTGAACACAGCAGAAGTACCAAGGCCACCAAGCACCTTGTTGCCGTTGGCAAGATAGCCATACACCTTGCCCGTGGTTGAGTAGTGTCCATCTCCACCAGACGGGCCGTGTGCTGATACTGTGTCCATGATGCCGAAGCCGCCGCGAGACGCTGCTGCTGTTGGCACAGTGACAGTCGTCCACTCCCAGTACCACTTGCCTGAGTTTGGCACTGTCATTGTGCTGAGAACGGTGGAGTTGTTTACGCCTTCCGAGCCTTGAGCAGTAGTTGTCAGGTTGCCATTCGACACCGAGATGTTTGCAGTAGCGCCAGACTGAGATGTACCTAGCTTCCCGTTCAGCGGGTTGATGACGGGGTAATTCCCACGCCCATTCCCGCCATCAGCGTAAGGCGTAGGTGTATCCAGCATGGAGTCGTATGTATTGCCGTTAGTTAGAGAAATATTATTAACGACCCAATTGTTATAACCTGTACCGGTATCTGTGCCAATTTGTAGCGTAGATGATATAGCAGTGCCGTTAGTAGAGTAATAAGGACCAACCGAGCTATTTACTTCCATCTGAGTGCCCCATAAGTACACACCAGAAGCACCGTCGCCAGTATACGATGTAGCACCAGCAGTAGCACTTGACATCATATACACGCTACCACCGCAACCTGCATTGCCTACACCACTGAGTGTTACTGAGCAGCGATACCAACCATTTCCAACTGAAGTCACAATAGCAGTAGCATCAGAACCCGTGATCACTGTGCCAGTTGATAAATCAGCGTAGCAGTACTTAGCAGTAGTACCGTTCCATATTTCAAGGGCTACTGCCGAGCGGCCAGCAGCCTTTACGTAGATAGAGTATGTGTATGCGGAGCCGTTCGTGAATGTTAAGTTATTGAAGTACCAACGATGTGTGTTACTAGCTGTAGTATCTTCTGTTAGTTTACTTGCCGTAGTACTACCGTTGGGAGCAGTGGTAGTATTTGCCGTGATTGTAGCGCGTTCTTTGTTATACATCGCATTAGTGTAATCTTGGCTATATAATACTAAGTTACCACTAGTTTGCGTGGTGTTATTTTTGAACGGTAGGAAGAAACCGTTATTACCGTATGTGCCGGTATATTTCTTTGCTTTCCATACTCCAGTGATGCTATCGGTTTCGCCGAATGAACTTGCGGTTAATGCTTGACCGTCGATGAAGTTGACTTCTGTGAGGTAGCCGTCGAAATAACTGTAACTCGCAGTCAAGTTACCGCTGATGATGTGAGCGTATGCTTGATTGATCGCATAGTCCGTGTTCAACGTTGGATCATTACTTGTTGAAAATGACGTAAGCTGAACACCGTTCACAAAGAGTTTTACTCGGTTTGCTCCCGTTGCTTGAGTGCTGTCAAATGCGAGAACGATGTGATACCAAGCAGATGGGTCACGGAAAACTGCCGACGACATACGCCAAACCGTGTTGTACCCCGTAAACAGCAGTGCGTCAGTTGTCTGAAAACAAAGCGTATTCCATGTGGTATCAGCCGTTCCGTTCCCGCAAGAAAAAAGAAGTTGATTGGTAGATCCTCCAAGTGATCCTCGCTTAACCCAACCGCTCCATGTCCAAGTTTTACGATTACCCGCAACAGCGGGTGTTCGGTTTAAATACGCAGACGCACTTGAGCGCAGACGCACAGAACGCTCGATCTGGTAATCTCCACCAGCTGCCGCCATCAATGGAATTAAGTTATTAAAGCTCATCTTATTTTGTGTCCGAGATCATTCTTGCGGTGATTCGTGTAGCGCTCTCTACATAGTAAGCTAGTACATCAACTGCGCCAGCGGTTGTTGTTAATGATGGAGCAGTACCGCTGGCAAACTTCCAGTTACCGCCATATGCTAATGTTCTACTACCTGTACCGTCTTGAGTAATGACAATAGCACCACTTTGACCAGCAGTCAAGTTAGTTGGGTTAGCTAATGTAGCATTAGTATCTAAAGTCAAGTTAAAGTAGTTACCCAAACTAAAGTCTGGAGTAATTGTACTAGCACTAGTTAGAGTTACTGGAGTGCCAACCGCTGCTCGATTGAATACAGCACTACCATTAAAGGTAGCATTTGCTGCGCTGTTATAAGTAACCGGTCCAGTGAATGTTCCGCCGGCTAATGGCATATCGCTACTATCAGTCACAGTAGTAATCTTGTATGATTCTACCATGATACTATCACCGGCAGCTGCCGCATCTGTTAACACAATAGTGCTACCACTAGTAGCAGTATAGTCACTAGAAGTTAATCTGACACCGTTGCGATACACGTCTACGTAACCTACTGTATATGATAGTCCAGTAAATGTAGTCTGACCACTAGTAGCAGTGAAGTTAGTAGTAGTTCTGTAGTTGTATGGTTGAGTAGTTACTGCTGACCATTTGTCACTAGCAGAGTTGTACGTATACGTAATACTGCCTACTGTTGCGGTAGCGCCGTTTGCGGCATTTGTTGGAAATAAAGCTGATAATGACATTTGATTCCTTATTTAGTTGGCCAATTTTGATTGGAGACCGCGGTGATTAGTTGTTCTACCGTATCTGCTCCTAAGATCAGTGCTTCTAGTTTGGCCGCCTCTTTGATAACAGCGTCACGATAAACTTTAGTCTCGATTGGCACTTCGATATCTCGTTCTACTTGTCTGATAATCATCCAATCAGATTGTTGGAGTAACTTGTTAGTAGTGTCTTTGATTTGAGAGGTGAATTGAACTTGAAGTTGGAGCAAGTCCTTTGGATGATTGGGTCCCCAGTAGAAACGGTCATCGTAGTGTTCTGGGTCTGCTACTTCAACGATGCCAGCAGCCGCGCGTTGTTCTGGCGTAGCGTGTCTGATCCAGCCGGCTGGGCGCTGAATACCATTGATGTCAGTGAACTGAGCGTCTGGTTGTATTGGTAATGATTTGATAGTGAACATTGTTTAGTCTCTGTAGTATT